TCTGAAAGTTTTGCTAAAGATGGACCAATTTCAGGAACTTTTTTCCAGTTCTCTACTAATAGTCTACCACGAGCTGTTTTCTCGTTAGTTGCTTCAACAATCTTCTTAGTATTAGGGGCTGATTTACCAGCCATTCTTTTTCTAACCATTATAGTAATTTCCTTTAATTCTTATTTAAGTTATTATACAAGTTGTTCTTAATTTGTACAAGGCCTATTATTTATATTATTTGCCTTTGTTTAGGTTTATAAATAATAACCTAAAACATGAGAAGCTTATATATACTAGCTTCTCAAAATTTGAACATATAAAAGTTAATAAGATAACTTCATATAACCACTCTATTATAATTAGTGCATCTAGCTTTTTTAACCTAAGCTACTATGCTATACTAATATTTAATTAGTCCTTTTGCTTTTTATGCTCGATTTAGAAAATATAAGCCTAGCTAAACGCGTTGAATATATCATCAATATCAAATTCGGCATCATCATCCAAAACAATACTATCATCAGTAATATTTTCAATGTCATCCGTCTTGTCCACATAGTCTACTTCTTCGTCCTTAGCATAAAGGCCTGTATCAAACTCATCATAAAAATCATCAAAATCAAATTCCATGTCTTCTTTTTCTGCTTTATCTTCTACATCATCAGAACTTTCATCATCCTTTAACAATGGCTCAATTACTGGCTCCAAATCTTCAGTATCACTTGAAAAATCTGAATATTCAATCTCTTCCGATTCTGGGTTGTTAATATCAAGTACCCAACCTCTGTCATCATCTTCTATAGTAACCTCAAAATCTGAATCATCTATATCTAAGCTGTCCCAGTCAATATTAAACCTATCATCTTCTGGGTCTTCATTTATATCTTTTTCTTCTGCATCAGTATTATATTCAGGGGTAAACTCAACCTCACCTGGAAATCCATCAATATTGTAAGGGTTATCATAAACATCATCATTTATGTTTATCTCTTCTCCTGCAGCTATACTTGAAGCATAAGAGTTATAATCATTGAACATCAGCATCATAGGCTTGTAGAAAAATTCAATACTATCTATTAAGCCCTGCATAAACTTAGATAAGAAGTTGTCATTATTATGGAATCTTCTCCAATCTTTAGGTGGTATATTTGTGGGATTCAATGAGCCATCTAACTGGCTTATGTTATAATTCATACCTTGAAATTGAAAGCTCGGGTCATTATCATCTATCTGAATATTACAGGACATAGCTATACTATGAAAGTCTTCCAAATCCTCAATTCTTAAGTTATTCGTTTTTTGTACAAAGTCTATAAACTTTATTTTTAGGATATACTCACGTTCGGGATTATCAACAATCTCGTGGTTATCATTAACTTTTTTTGGGTCACGGCTTCCTACTGGAGTTGTCCATATAAAAGTAATATCATTACCATTTTGTTCCATATCTTCAAGCCGAGCTAAGTTTTTCTCTGGGCCAAACTCTAAAGTCCTTTCATCTTTAAACTTTTTAGTAAAATCAGATATACCCATTTCTGGCCTGAGGTCTTGTAGCTGAATCCATTCATAAAATTTTTTATAGAAGACTTTGCTTCCTGTTTCTGATAATAGCATATATAATTAGTCCAAATAAAAAGCCTGCTTAATATTAAATTAAACAGGCTTAGTTATACAATTATTAAATAATTTTTAGTTATCCAAGAATTCCCTCAGATAGTAATTTCTTATAGTCCAGTTTACCTGATTTTTCTTCAACTCTTTCCACAGGAGCTACAGCTCGTTTTCTTTGAATGGAATCTCTAAAGTTTTTAGGCGCTCCAGTTCTTTTAGGATTGTATTTAGAAGGAGTTCTCTTTTTACTTGAAAAATCATTTCCAGGTAATCCCTTAGGAGCTTCTCTTTTTGGTTGTTTATCACTAACAATCCAAGATTTTCCAATTCTAGGTGTATACTCTTTCTTTCGTCCTGCAGTCTTACCAACTCCTCTAGAAACTAAGTCAGTTCTATCACCATACTTAATAAAATCTTGAGTTATAACTTTACCTGCTGTCTGATACTTTGATACATCAGCTGCCTCTTTATGTCTCGCAATTGCTTCTCTTCTTCTAAGCACCTTGCTTTTTTGCCTAGCTGCTTCACTTCGTCTTGCTAATTCACCCGTTCTTTTTCTTCTGTCTTCTAATACTCTCATAGGTTGTTCGTAATCTCCTTCTAAATTATAATCTTCTAACTCTCCATGCTCCTCTTCTGTATCTAACATGCCATCATTATCTAAATCCTCATCATCGTCTGCTGTAAACCTAGCTGTTAGCTCTGTACCCGGTGGAATTTCAACACCAGCTGGTAGTTCTATTTCAATAGAAGTTGACTCAGGAGTATGTTCATTATCAAAATCTTGTACTTGGTTATCATCAAAGTCATAGTCTTCAATTGCTCCAAAGTCATCAGTATCAATATCCATAAACTCCTCTTCTCTAAAAGCTAATTGCCTTTTTTTAAACTTAGCCCTACGAGACTCTTGCTGAGGTTGTGCTAAATTTTCATTTCCTTGCAAAACTTCATCACCAACTTGACCGCCTCCAGTAATACCAGTGTTTGTTGGTACTGTTACAGTTTGGCCAGCTTGTAAATTAGCCACGGGTACCAGCATGTACTGAACACCATCAGCACCTGCTATTGGGGCTTGTGGTACTGGAGCTGCCGCTTCAGGAGCTGGTTCAGGGGCTGGTTCAGTCTGAGGGTCTTCACCTTGTTCAAAGTCCAAGTCTTGTGACAAGTCAAGCTCATCATCATTAAATTGTTCATTAGGGCTTATGCCCTGCTCATCTTCTTTATAAAGAAATCTCATTAGTTCCATCCTTCAGGCATATTTGCTAGCTTGGAATCCCTGTCTACTAGCTTAATACCTTTACTTTCTAGCATTTTTGTTCTGCTCTTGTTTCCAATTAAAGAAGACTCTGGAATTCTATCAACATTTGTTAGTCCGTCTCTAATCTTAAAATATACACTCATTGCACCTTTAACTGTGTTTTCAGACAAAATCTTTCTTCTAAAAGGTGCTATAGCAGAACCGTGCTTTAGCACTAGGTCTGCATAGTAAGACTCAACTTGTGCTTCTTCGGAAAACTCACTCTCATAAAACTTTTTAATAGGGTCTTGAGCAGCTTTCTTTTTATCAATTGCCTCTCTAATTTCCTGTTTCTTAGCTTCTCTTAGATTATTAACTCTTGATTTTTCAGCATTAACTAGTTTATAATTCTCTTTGATTAAATGCTTATTTTTTCTTTTTTCTATTTCAAGATTTTCATCTAGTACAACAAGTTTTGCACCTTGCTCTTTATAAGCTTTCATTAACTTTGAATTTGCTTTTATTGCTTCTTTTTCAAAAGCTCTAAACTTTTTAACTGTGTTTCTTTTCTCAGACTCAAGTTTCTTGATAGTTGCTAATAAACTTTTTTGTTCTCTCATAGTTGGAGATGCAGTAAGTTTATCCTTTAGCTTTTTGTTTCTTTGTGCCAATGTTTCTGAAATCTTTTCCCAGTCTTTAACATTAGCTTTAAGAGTTTTAGAATCTTCATGAATCATCTCTAGTTTTTGCTTTAAATCCTCAGAATTATCCACTCCAAGATTTACCTTTAAATCAATTGAACTTTCAATAAACTCTTTTAGCTCAGACTCAGTACTTTCAACAAGCTTGTTGATTTCTTCCATAAAAGTACTTGAGCTATCAAAACTTTTATTATCTTCAAGATAAACTTTAATATCATTTAGCTCTCCAATTTTTTGTCGTGGGTCATTATGCTTTTTTGCATCTTCTATAAAAACCTGCACGTCTTTTTTAAACTTTTTTTCCTCAATTTTTGAGATTTTTGTTCCCGGCATTGATGCACTCTCCTTTTTAATAGAGCTTTCTTTAATACCGTTAAAGCTCTTAGATTCGTTTTGTTTATGTGTTGCATCACCAAATACTCCCTGAGAAGGATTTAGTACAACGTCTGCGACTCTCTCTATTTCGTAAGTGTCAGGGTCTACAGTTGACTCATCCATCAACTCTCCAAAACCAGATGAACTAAAGCCAACACGTCCACCAGTGTCTATAATCTCTTCGCACATTTTTCCATAAGGTCCAACAAAGGCGCCAGTAGCATATACAAGATTATCAGATTCTGATATTCTCATGTCAGTCCATACAATTACTGAATCTTTAAAAAAGCCTTCATTTTCTGGATGGTCAGCTAGTCCAACACCGCCTTTCCAAATAGCTTTTTGATTTTTTATTACATTCTCCCAAAGCTTTTTAGGATAATCCCTATTATTTGCATTGACAAAATCATATTTAGAAATTGGAAATTCATAGAAATTCTTTGATTTCCCCTCATCTATAATCTTTTTCTCTTTCAAAACTTTTTTAATATGAGACTCAGCTAAAGCTGAACCTCTTACCTTTTTAATCTTGCTAAAAGTATTTTTGTCATATATAAACGTTTCAGTAAATCGTTGCTTCATAAACCCGTCCTTTTATTATATAATAAGTTACTTGTAAAATTTAGGTTAAATCTCCAAATTTTCGAAGTTTAACTCTATAGAAGTTTGTGCATCTGCCTTCATATCTGCCATATCAGCCATAATATCATTAGTAGCTTCCTTTAAAGTTTTTAGAGTTTTTGCCTTTGGTTTTGTGTCAAAGTTGTTTTCAACCCACCCAAGCTGTATTGCCTCTAAATAGCTAGGTTTTGCTTTGCTTAAAACATAGTGCCTATTATTATTTTTAAAGTCTCTAAATTGACATTCGTCTAATGTTTTGAAATAAGTATCTTCTTTTATAAGATTATACCTAGTTTTTAGCTCTTTATATCTTCTGGCTTCTCGTATTCTTTTTTGTCTTTTTCTATAACTATCCTGCATTTCAGTGGGCTCGTCTTCTAAAGCACTATCATCAAAATCATCATCTGAGTAGCTTTCTCCATCAAAATCGCCTCCATCAAAATCATCTCCACCACTAAAGCCACCAAAATCGTCCTCGTTTTCTGATTTATCTCCTGAGTCTTCTTTAGACTCTGGCTTATTCTTGGAAAAAGTTCTAAAAGTTGATGTCCATTTCTCAACATCTTTTGGGTCTAAAAAACTATATTTTAACAGTATATCTTTAGCAATTTCTCGTGGAAATTCAGAATCATCTGTTCCAATAGTATCTTTAAAAATCTCAAGAACTGAGCTCGCAAGTTCCATCGACCTCTTTTTAGCATCAACTCGGTCTGAACCAGACTCCGCACCTGGGAAGTTCATACTTAGCATAAATACTTCTTCATCTAAATCAAACTCACCAGATATAGAAAAATGTATTTTTAGTAGCTCATCAATTCCATTTAAAAATGATGATTGTAAACCAAAGACTTTACGAGCAAAAGGCTTGTGTTGTTCTATTAAAGATATAGCTGATACATTACCTAGTGCAAAGTCAGGGTCAAATATTGATGATGGAATACCCATTGCTATAGCAACTCTTTCTTGATATATTTTTAAATCCTCAATAAAGTCTGCATTTATTTCTGATTTGTGAATAGACGTACTAACTAACCCTTTGGGAATCCATATTTTATGGTTTATTCCATAAGTCTCTGACTGTCCAACACCAGCAACAGCACCAACATTTTCATAAGCTTCTCGTACCATATTAACAGCTTCAAACTTAGCGGCTAAGTCCATTGATGGAACTACCTCAACTTCATTTATTGTCAAAGGAAAGCTAAGGGACCTAGCCATCGATTGCAACGTCATAGTACTAGCTGCTTGTTTAAATGGTGCCAGAGCACTAATAACATTAGAACGGCCAAACGGAAAAAATTCTGAGGCATCTGCATCGTTTCTAAAATGTGTAACACTCCAAGGAGGTAGTACTATATCATCTTGAAGTATATATCCAAAAAGCCTCGACTCAAAAACATCAACGTAGCTCTCATTAAAAGAATACTCTTTTTTTAAGTAGTTAAACAACTCTTCAAGAGCTGCTTTTTTATTTATTGACTGGGTCAAATTACCTTTTTTTAGAGCTTCCCTCTCTGCAATTTCAATGGGATTGTATTCCAGCCTCTCTTTTATTTGAGTTTGCTTTAAAGGCATAATTTTCTCGACACCTCTTTCTGAAATTTTGTTAGTCCAGAAAGCATCTCCAAAAAGTTCTATGTCTCGGATTGCACCTCTGACTCTTGACTGAGTAATACCCCACTGGTCAAATAGTTCATAAATCCTAGCTTTTAACTTTGGATTAGGACTTTTTACGTCTATTAAAATATCTTGTACATCTGTTTGAGTTGCCTCATTAGCCGCGAGGTTAACTCCCCTAGAAATATAAGGGTCGTTGTAGTAAGCAAAAGATAACTCACTTATACGGCGAGTTCGCATGTTCAAATCTGTTTGTGAATTAGTTGTTTCAGACAACCACGAGTCAAATAAATCTTCCATCTTTTGAGAAAATTTAGATGCATCTGGCCCAAAAGCAGAATTGTCCTTTTTAAGGTTATTTATTTCTTTCTGTACAAACTTAATATTGGATAGCTCTTGACTTGAGCTAGTTCTATTTTCATCAGGCCTTGAAAATTTAAACCCAAATCTAGAAGCAAGTCTATTTATCAATGAAATCTTTTTTATCTCAGACTGGGCATCCATTCCTGATATATATACGTTTTTGGCCATATCTTTAGTATCTCCTACTATAATTAGTTATTAATAATATTTCTTGTGTATTTTGTTACCTGAAAGCTTAGCTGTTGCATAATCTATAACTCTCTTGTCTTCAGCTTCATCAAGCTTAGCTATATCTTTATCTGATATTGAATAGCTACTAGATGAAGGTACTGCTTTCATATGCTCTTTAATTTTAATAGTACCACCAAACGAAAACTTATATCTGGCAGTAGAACCACATTTTTCACATTTAGCATCTTCTTTAAGATTGTTCGAATTACGAACTTCAGTTGTGATTTCACCACAGTTTGTGCATTTATAATCATAGATAGGCATTAGTAAACTCTCCTATAATAATTAGTACATTTTAGAAAAGACCAAAAAAAATAGGGTACCGGATACTAGTATCCAGCCCCTTTTTCCTTATAGATAGATGGGTAGTATTACTATTTACCTGCTCTTGCAACAGACATTCTTCTCCCACCCTCACCATCATCATTACTATCACCTAGTGCAGCTTTTAAAATATTATGAGCGGTTTGTTTTCCTGGTTCTAACAAGTTGTCACAATCATCAAGAACTACCATCTCATCTTTTCTATGGTCGTATAATAGCTTCATAAGTCCAGTATAACCAGAAATACCTCCAGTTTGTAAATAATAGTCAGGTCTATACTTATCCAGTATCTCTTTAACTGTAAAAGTTTTTCCAACTCCAGATGTACCAAAAACAAAGGCATTATTAAATCCAGGAAATTTCTTTGCAATCTGTTCAATGATAAACTCAAAACTAGAAAACTTATAATAAACTTCATTATCTAATATTTCCTGCTCAAACTCATCATATTCTACAGGTTGTATTAATTCAACGTTTCCACCACCTTGTACGAGTCCGGGTATCCCACCACCACTCTTATAGTTTTTAATGATATTTGCAAATGTTTTATAGCCATAAGGCTTTAGACCTTGTGCTTCAGCCCAAGCTTGGTGAGCTGCATAATGCTTAGTCATTGGCCCATTGTCTAAATCAGGCTGCTCTTCCCCAAGCCATTGCTGAATAAGGCCTGCAGATTCTCTTAGTAAAAAGCCTCTCCGGCCTCTTGTTGCTTCATGTAAAACATCATCAGTTATAAACTCAATAACCTCATCAGCACTAAAGTCTTCAACATCAAACAATGCTTCGGCTTGGTCCATCATCTCATCATACTCATTAGCATATACACCAATCAATTTAATTTCACCATCTTTTTCAAAAGTTTGGTATGCTTTATTGGTACCTTGATTTATAACTAGGTAAGCTGAGTATTCAACCCCATCAACTTTCTTTTTCATTTCCACTCTGGAAAACATAAAACCTGCTCTTTCAAGTTTACTTTTTAAGCCCTTGTCTTCTCTATAACCTTTTCTCATTATTAAACTCCTCTTTGTATCTGTTCAACTAATATTTCAATATTCAAACTAATATTTTTAAAAGTTATTTGTAGGTTTTGTAATGCTACAGAAGCACTAGAAATACCTTCAATCACTTCACTATTTGTCCTAGCTTTATTTAATAAGTCCTGTTTTTTATTTTGAAGCTGATTTATATAATCTCTGTTTAAACCACCATTTGAACGGGTTAACTCAGTATAATCAAGCTCAAAATCCTGTAAATCCTCATCACTATAACTAGCAATGAGCTCAGCTAAAGCATCTGATGTGTTTTGTATATCAGCAGCTACCATGTTTAGCTTATCAATCTCATCATAAAGCTGTGCTGTTACTTCTTTGCTCATAAGTACTTATCCCCTATATAACTAAATACTTCCATTGCTAATTGCTTATTACCTGGAAATCCAGAATAAAAAGTATCAAAATCTCTGTCTTTAACAGCTTGTCTCATTTTAGTAGCACTCCAGTTTGAGACATCATCTCCTTCAGCGTTCCTATCTAGCTTAATACTAGAAATATATTCAAAGAAATAGTCCCTATAGTTATATTTTTCTAGTCGTGCTGTTAATGATGAAGCCCTATCTGACCCCAGTATTAAAATAACTTTATTGTACTTGCTATCTACAGTTCCGTACTTTTTGAACAAATCAAAAATATTTCTTACATTTGGGTCATCTTCAAATATGATATTAGGAAACAATTCATTTAACAAATCAAGTTTATAGCTGAAATCTAATGGATTATTAACATCAACTTTTTTTGTAGGAAGAACTAATAAATCCGCATTTTTATTATCTGCTGTTTTCTTAACCCAGTCCAATAGCCTCTTGTGACCTAGTGTTGGAGGATTAAACCTACCTGTAGACACAACTAATGTTTTCTTAGTACTCTCGCTTAAACGAGTTTTTGCTGTTCTTGTACGGGACTCAAATAGTGAGTGGTCAATTGCATAGCCTAAATAAATACCAGTAGGTGTTGTTGTTTTACCATCACTGGAACGGAAATTGAAATTAAACTTAGCACCATCAGAAATGAACTTAAAGTTTAATGTTCCTCTTCCACGTTCTCCAGCTACATAAGGAGTATTGACCTCAACTAGCTCCAAGTTATTAACTAATTTTTTATTTGTCTCACTATTGACCCACAAGTAGTCTTCTTTTCCATTTTTTCTTTTGTGTGACAAAATGTAATTCTCACCAATAGCTCTTGAAAAAAAGTCTTTTAAAACATCAAGGTTCAAATTATAGTCTTCTATGTTTATTTTAACTTTTAACCGCTTAGAACTCATGTCTTTACCTGGATTTTTAGAGGTAACTCTTGTCCTGAAATCACTATATAAATAATAGTTTTTCATTATTTCAGTAATTTGGTCTTTTGTAACTCCAATTGCTTTCAGAATAGCAGACAAGTTAACTTCCCAAGCTGGTACATCATTATACTTTTTTGGATTACTATCTTTTATAATTTTACTTCTTAAGCCTAAGTTTATAAAGCTAACAGTTCCACCATACTTAGCACTTATGTTTATATAGTCCTTTTTTAGTTTTCCAAATTTACTTTTAAGGTAAACTCTTAAATCAGCAAGGTCATCTCCAACCTCTGATAATGGCCTTGTTGGATTCAAGAACTGAAGTTTTTCTTTAGAGCCTAAAGCAGCCCAATCAATTGGCCTTCTTACATTTAGTGAGCCCAAAGCTTTAACTTCTGTTATCTCATCTGCAGCACCTTGTATACCCAAAGTACTTTCCATAAAATTATAAAAATCAGGATATAAGTTTTTTTCAAAATTTTCTAATAACTCGTCTTCATACTTATGACCTTTACTTTTTAAATTACTCTTGAGATGAAATCTTACTGAGTAGGGCTTACCATTATACTTAAACTTAACTTTATTACTACTAACTATATTCTCAAAATAGCTATAATAGCCTTTTAGCTCATCATAATTATTATCAAGATACTCTTTTTTATTTTCAAGATACTCTTGATAGGCCTCTTCAGGATTTTTGATAGTCTGTTCTAATACATAGTGCACACGCCAGTCAGTAAAAGCTTCTTTTAAAGTATTTCTTTCGTCTTTAGTTACATCACAATCTAAATAAATAAAACTACCACTAGGGGTTGTTTTACTTTTTATTGAGAATTGGTCTCGGCTAAAGCCAAGACCCTTTAAAACTTCATCATAAATATAGTCTATAACTTTTTCTTTTTCAGTTATAGACTCATTAAGTTTAATTCTCACCATGACTATAGAACTCCTTTTTGTCCTTGTGGCATAGCTCTAATTAACATGTAAACTTTGTGCTGCCAATCTTCTCGGTCCCCAAGTGGAATTGAACGGCGAGCATCATAAGTTGCGCAAGCTGTTTCAAATAGTCTAAAATCAACCTTAGAAATCCTAGCTTTATACTTCATTAAAAAGTCCAAGACTTCAATCTTTTCAGCAACATTTAATGCTTTTCCAGCTAGTGGCTCAATCTTTTCTCGAATCAAGTTAAGAATCTCATCTTTAGTTAGGTCTAGTTTTACAGGTGAACATCTAGAGCCTACTGCAGCAGGTATTGAAGTCTTGTTGGAAATAAAGATTGTCTGAGAATTGAAATAAAACTCATCTTCATAACCATACTGATTTAACTCAGTCTCATCTCCAAACATTTCATCTTCAAAGCTATCTTCGTTTAACTTCTGGGTACCATACAAGGCTTCGGTCATTGTAGATAAACCGTTTTCTCTTCGTGCTGATACATCTTCAATAATTTTATATGAACCATCTTCTTTTGTAATTTTTGTTAGAACTGTCCCGTCTTCTTTAATTTTTGTATTTACTTTAAACATTATATCATATCCTCATAAGAAACATCAGAGTTTTGTCCATATACTTGTCCATCAAATGAACGACCTGCAGACAATGGTTGTTGTGGTGTAACCAGCTCACTTTGAGATGGTACTACTTGTCTAATATTACCTGCAATTAAGTCAGATACAGGTACCGTCAAAATAAAGTTTTTAAGTGCATATAAATTACCAGCACTTTGTCCATTTTCTCCATAAATACCTTTTAATACTTGTTGTGCAGCTTGTACTTGGTTGTTTACTGTTTGTTCCACAGTACCACCAATTGCTGAAGCACTTTCTAGAATTGTTCCTAGGTCTTCACTAATTGCAGACAATTTTTCAATTGCCTTTTCAATCTTGTCAAAAAGTGGGTTTATATCCCCAACCTTTTTATTTACTTCTTTTAGAACTCTCATTATATCCCCTTTTTATTTAAAGTATATTATTCCATTTTTGGCTATCAAGCCTAGAACTATACTTTTTACTAAGCATTAGCTCCTCAATAGCTTCATCTATTTCAAAGTCATTTACAAAGATGTCAATCAAATCATTTCCATCTAAATTTTGCAAAGTTTCAAATAACTCAGTAATAGTTGAAATACTATACTCATCGTTCAAAACTAAACTAAGTTGAGATAACCAAGCCTTAAACTTCTTAGAATCCAAACCCGGATAATCATCTACATCAATTTCAAAAGTATCACTTAGCTTAATAGTCATTGTTATCTCCTATAATAATTAGTTACGTTTTAGATATTAGCTGGTAATAGCCACTATGGAATTATTTAGTTTTCTTTCAAATATCTTGTCAAGGGAAATTGTTTCATTAGTCATACCCTCAGTAATTAAAGTTCTTAAGAAAGAGGATAGCTCAATAGTTGATTTGAATTGGGTCTCAGTATAACTACCTTTGTCTATATCATTAACTTTATAAGTAGTAATCTTTCCAATTTTAGGAATGTAGCTCTCAATAGTACCAGAAATAGTGCCATCATTTATAGCTTCTAAATAACTCTCCAAAACTCTAAGGGCAGTATACTCCCAAACTTCTGCTATTTGAACTTTTGAATAACCAGAAATTGCTGAGATTTCATTGAGTAGATTTTGGTCTTGTAAATTATTCTCCATCTTTTACCTCTTTTAGGTCTGCGCCTTTTTCGTGAATTTCATAAAACTTTACAGGTACATCTCGCAAGATTGCGTTTACTAGGGCTGCACCATTGTACAAGCCTAAATCGTAAATACTAGGATTATCAGAATCTGCATCTATTCGGGACTGTAAATCTGCTAAAACCTTATCAACTTCTATAAAAGAGTCCTGTGCTCTCTTAATGCTAGCCTCTAATGCTGAATCTTTTTTGTCCAGCTTAATTTTCTTTGTGTTGCTCATAAATTACCACCTAAAATTTTATTATTTATCTCATGTCTCATAATTTTTTGTTGTGCTAGTGTATGTAATATACCGTGCATCACTAATCTTTCAGATTTATTTTTTCCAAATAGCTTAAACTTATCATTTATTTCGGCAGCCATTTTCCAAGCCTCAAACTGTACTCCAGATAATGGAATAATATTTATTTTTAATTCTTGGTAAATGTAATACCAACCATCAAAATAGCTACTTTTAGTGGTTTTAATATCCACTGCGTCTAATGCTTGTTTTAATATTGAAGCAGACCCTGTTTCAAGTACAATATCTAAATCACTCTCTTGTGTCTCAACCCCAAACCTACGAGAGCCAGTAACAAAATATTTGTCTTTTTCAAACCTACTTGAAATCATAGTAGGTATTAATTCATTAAAGTCCATTTTACATCGATCTAATGTTTCATTCATGTTTTAATCTCCTTATATTATTATAATAAGGAGATTTATCGGATTTTTAATTTAAATTTTCTAATAGATATTCTTTTGTGTAATTTTTCTTCAGCTTGTTAGCTTTCTTATCAATGCTTAAGAATGGCAAACCTGATTTTCCAGTTAATTTTGTACATTTGTCTATGAGTGCTTTTACTTCGTTAATATCATAGTTTTCTTGGTCTGCTTGAGTAAATAAAAACTCACCTTCTTTTAATCTCAAGCGATTACTATAAATTAAGTCTACTATTTCATGAGTTAGATGTTTCTTAATAGTCCTTTTTTTGATTTCTTTACTTTCAATTGTTTTTTCTGTTACCAAGCTTTGCTGTGGTTTAACTGTTTCTACAAGTTTTATAGCCTTAGCCTTTGGTACCATCTTTCTGATAGGTATCTTTTTTTCTTTATCTTTAATTTTTATTAGCTTTTTCTTAGGACTTGAAATTAAAATACCAAACTCAATCATAAAAGCAATTACTATTAAAAACTTAAATTTAATACTGTTTTCAGTCATACCAAAAGCATTTCCTAGCAGTAGAAACATTCTATTTTTACCAGCTTTTAACGCATCATCTTCAAAAGATTTTTTCTTTAATTTTGAAAACTCTGCCCGTAGGCCTTTAATTTCAGATTGCTTTCTATTTTTCATAGTACTATAGTAGGTTCTAATTTTTGACCTCTTTCTAGAAAAATAGTCTAAAGAGAAATCTTTATCATTTTTATGCTCCAGTCTCCAAGCGTCTAACTCATTAAGTTCTAGCTTTTCGTCAGTAGTCAGCCTAACAAACTCAATGTTTAAATTATTAATATCTTCTTGCATTACTTTTTCAGTTTCAATCTGAAGTAATACTACTGGGTCTGTTTCAGCTTTGTTTACGGATTCTAAAATATATCCATAATTTGCTAGAATAGCAATTGAAGCAAAAGAGATGTATAGCCCTATAAATAAAGTAGCTTTAAAATATTTATGTGTTGTAATAGCTATCATAGCAGTAAGTAGAGATACTATTTTTAGGATTTCATAAACCAATGCAACTATACCCATTGTTATCTTTTCAAATGGTGATGCAACTAACTGAACCATTATGTTAGTTACTAATAATGCTGAAACTCCAGACAAAAATATAAAAGAAAAAGACTTGAGCCAGTCCAACCATCTTGGTGTGATAATTATTTTTCCAGCAAACTCTTTATTTCTTTTTGCTTTTCTTTTTCCTAAGTCTTTAAAATAGTTTTTAAACATATAAAATATTCTCCTTTACCTTATCTTTATATAATAAGGGAAAATCCTGGATTTCTTGCGGTTGTGTCATAGCTAAAACCCAAACTTTGTATTATCAAAAAACTTATCCGCCAGGCCATTATTTAGTAAGCTATTAGCTTTCCTAGAATTATTTATTCTCTCTTTTGTTAGATACTCATCTTTAGTAATGCTTCGCTTTTCGATAACAGATTCTTTTTTTAAGTCTTTAATTTTTAGTTGCTTTAAACTTTTAGCTGTTATATCAAAAAAATAACTTGATGTATCTTTTTTATATATATTATAAAAGTAGTTTAAACCAGCAAGCTTAATCATTATACTTATAAAGTCTTCTTCCTTAACAAGTATATAATTTGGGGAACCATCAAAATAAACTTTAAAGAAGTTTCTTTGAGTTTGTAGGTTGAGAACTTTGTTAAATATAATAAACTTTACACTGTTAAATATTTCTGAGTTTAGCATGGTTAATTAGTCCATTTAAGTTTCTCCCTCACTCTTAAAAAAAAACGCGAACGTTAATATTTAGCTAATTCTTAAGTGGTACCATCTACCAAAACTCCTAAAAATATAATTTCTAAATTTTCCTAAATTCCTAAAAATATAATTTTTAAAATTTCTAAAATTCCTAAAAATATAATTTTTAAAATTTCCTAAATTTCCTAAATTCCTTAATATATAAATTTTAATATTATAATAATAAATATTATATATATAATATATTTTAATAATAGTATATAGCTTTGAGGTTTTTCAATAGCAGCTGCTTTGAGGTTTTTCAAAAGCAGGGAGGGTTATTAAAGAGACTAATTAACTAGGAGAAAAACACATGAAATTTACAGATGAAATATTAATAGATAGTATTGATGCTTATTATGATACAGACTATTACAATGATAATGAGACAGACCTTTTAGATTCAACTGAAGTAGTTCTTCAAGAGGACACTCTGATTGGTAATATGATAGTAAAAGCTGGGACAAAACTTTTTATAAAAAATTAAATATATTTCGCAAGAAATTCCATTTTCTCCCTTATTATAAATATAGGAGAAATGATGAAAAAAAAGAAAAAAAGATGGTCTGCATCAAAGGTTAAAATGTACAAGTCATGTGAATTAGCTTACAACTTGAAGTACAACAAACATTTACGAAATACTAATGATGTCCCACAACCAGACATTGAAAAAGGATTAGCAATTCATCTATTTGCTGAGCTTGTAGCAAAAGCTATTGTGAAAGGTGAAAGAATTGTTAAAGATGTAATTCAGAAAAAAGTAGCTGACAAGTATGATTTATCTATTATTGATAAAACTGCATATTTTAATGCAGTCAATGCAGTTTTAGTCTTCTTTAAAACATTCAAAGGCGGAATAACTTTAGAACGCTTTGAGGTTATTCCAGAAAAATGGGAAAATTGGACTATTGGTAATGAAGACTTTGTTGGAATCATAGATTTACTATTGATTGACAAAAAAACCAAAGAAATATACATTATTGATTATAAGTCTAGCAAGTCTAAAGATATGAAGAGGCATGATTTCCAGCTTAAGATTTATACTTATTATCTATTCCAAAATTATGGTTATGATTTGGAGAAAGACCTGGACAAGATACATGTTGGGATTTTTTATCCTTATGTTGATGAGGCCAAAGGTAACCTGGACTTTATGAAATTCAAAGGCCCAGCAGAGTTTTATGAGTTCCAAACTGAAATGACCAGTATACTTGATGAGATTAAAACAAAAACTTCTAATAAAGAAAAGTTTTATCCAAAAACTAGCTTTATGTGCAAATATTGTGACTTTGAAGGAATTCATGAATATTGTCCTGTATCTGCTATCATGGGTAAACGCCCAAAAGCAGGGGCTAATATAGGAGTTGTACAATGGTAAGTTTTATTATTGAGGGTACTGAGCAGCAAGGAAAAACAACTCTAGCACAAAAGCTAGTAAAAGAATTTGGTTATAGCTACAAACATTTTGGTGTACCTGTAGAGGGGTTTGACCCAATAAAAGAATATACATCTTTTATTGATGGGACTAATAGAATTATAGACCGTGGGTATTTATCTGAAATTGTTTATGGTAATTTATTTCGAGGCAAATCATCTATTGATACAATCATCCAAGAAAAAATTGAAAGTACTTTGCAAGAAAATAACTATATCCTCTTATTATGTAATAGGAATAAGTTTACAGACAATGATATTCTTGATAGAGATGAGGCCTATGGTCTTGATAAAATTATTAAGATTAAAGATGAGTTTTTAAAAGAATATAAAAAAGTTAGCTGCCCCAAAATTATTATAGACCCTTTTGATGATAAGCAAGTCAAAAGGTTATTCAAAGAAATTCGCGGAGGAAATTTATGAGAATAGAAAATGTTGTTGTGTCTGGCTGGAAAAATGCTGTAATTGGTATGCGGTACCCAAAAAACTCAGAACATCTTTATGACAGTAAAGGTACTGGTTTAAAGTTTAAACTTGGAAAGAAAGACGCTAGCCTATTATTTAGACTTACAAAAGCTGGTCGAGACCATAGAAAAGTTTTAAGAATGATACATGTTCAGGCTTCTGTTGATATGCCAATTTCTTGGTGGATTCAATATGATACCTATAAAGTTGCAACAGTTGCAAACTCAAGAAGTCGTATGCACAAAATGGGAGTTCGTGAGCTAGTAAAAGAGGATTTTCATGTTGATAACTGGGACGAGTCTTTTGACTATGTTTTAGATGTGCTTAATAAAAATATCAGGATTTATCAAGATAACCTCAAAAAAGATCCTAAGAAAGCAAAAGAGGCCTGGAAAAAAGTGATTGATTTATTACCAATGGCTTACCAACAAGAGCGTATGATTGACCTGAATTATGAGACATTAATTGCTATTTGTGAGGCAAGATATACAGAAAAACTTAGTGGAGAATGGCTATTTTTCATTGATAACTTTCTAAAAACTTGTCCGTATCTAGAGTATTTATGGGAAGTATCTACTAAAAAAATAGGCTTTATTGATGTAAAAAACATCATAAATACTAATATTTCAGAGCTAAGATTCAAGAAATAAAGGAGAAAAAATGGAATTAAATCTAACAAAAGACAAGTTAATTGAGCTAAAAAAGGCCCTTGCAATTCATGTTATTGCAGGAAATAAAGCAGAAGACAAGATTATTTTTAAGCTAACAGAGAAGAAATTAGGACTTTTTAACCAACAAAACAATGTGTTTTGCTCTTATCAAATTAAAGGACTATCAAACAAAGGCTTCAAAGAAGGAGAGGAAAAGTACTTTTCTTTTATAAATATTGATGAGTTTTTGTATGCTATTAACAACAATACTAGTGAAACTCTAGACCTAAAAATCCTACCCAACTCTATAAAAGTTGAGGTAAATAGTTTAAACCTGCAGTTTTCTTTAATCAGCTATGACACAGAATTTGATGATTTGTCAATGACTGAAGATAAAACTATTAAAAAGTTCAAGGACAATCTGAGTAAAGTATCTCTAGACCTAAATGGCGCTGGATTTAAAAAGCACTTAGAAGCCCTTGGTCCACTGCTAAACACTAGCTATTCTAATTCTGGTGTATATTTTGCAAAGGATAAATTAATTTATAATGACCCAACTATTGTCTATACAACAAAAGATGTTAGCTTACCAACATTAGCAAAAGATGAGGTCGCTTATCTAAACTCCGATGTTTTAAAACTTTTAACAGCAATTAGCTCAAAGACAATAGCACAAGATGATTCTCCAATTCTAGTTGATTTTTCTGATAATTTTAATTATGTTGGCCTAACAGCTGGCTCAATGTTTGTTCAGTTCTTGAACTCAAAACTAACAATTGAGAATCCAGAAGAGGTAGATATAACAGGAATAAACCCTTGCAAAGCTGATGAAAACCCTTCAACTTTAGAGTTTAATAAGGAAATAATGCTAAAATCTCTTAAGTTTTTATCAGGTTTTTGCTCAGGAAGTGATTGGAAAGTTATGAATTTTGCTGCTGAAAAAGCAGATGAATTAGTAATAAATATAAAGAAAGATGCAGTATTTGACGCTAAAGAAACACTAAAAGCTAGTAATATTTTGGAAGAAAAGTCTGTTAGTTTCAACCTTTTACTAGATTGTTTTAATGTAATTTTGTCAAGTTTTGAGACAAAAAAAGATGATGTTTGCTTATACTGGCAAGATGGAGTTGTTGGTATTAAGCTAGATGATGGTACCGTTGGAAATACTGAAATTATATTTGCAGGAGTACAACAATAAAGCTATGGCAACAATTATAAAGAAACAAAGAAAAAAACCAAAGTACCAAGATACGGAGCTTTCGCTCCGGTCTTTGCAGGATAAGTACCTTGCAACAAGAGACCGAAAATATTACGATGAAATGTTTGTTATTTTGAAGGATTACGCTCGGTCCATAGTTCTTAAGAAGGTGACAGGAAAAGTATTTTTGTCAGCTGAGCGAGTGGAAGGCGTTGCTGTTGACGCAACCCTTAAGATTATGAGTGGCTACTTAAAAGACCCTAACTACAAATGCAACTCATCATTTGGTGGCTGGGTTAACTTCCCAATTCTTGCATATCTATATGGGCCTAAAGTGAAGAAAAATGATAGGACTATTTCGTTAAATATAAAAATCAATGATAATGATGGGGAGTTATTAGACACTCAGGAAAATCTTCATATTAAAAATTATTATGATGAAAATGTTCAAGCTAGTCCAGAGGAAACTTTTCTAGAAAAAGTAAATGTTTTAGAGGAGGAAATTCACCAGATATTTGTTGAGCTCAAATCTTCAGTAAGCCCTATTACTTATTTAAAGGTAAATGAGGGAGTATTACTATTTTTTAGAAAGCCTAAACTAAAAAACTTCACGGAAAACTTTGAGGCTACTTTGACTCCAGCTCAGAAAAAAGCTTATCAATTTACGATTAGCGAAATTTATGAAAGAATCAAAGCATCTCAAATTCTTACTTAAAGCTAGAAACTACTGCGGTAGCTTTAGTAAAGTTTTCCCATTTTTCTATAACTTCTTTTTCTAGTTCTTTACCAGAAGAAATCATTTCACTAGAGTCCAAGGTTCCGGGTATTTCAGACTTAGCTTGGGCTCTTAATTTTCCAAAAGCTAATAAAACTTTTGCCTTAGCTAATTTAATAACTTCATCAACTCTAGCAAAATCAATATCCATAAAATCATCAGACTTCTTTGCATAGTATATCTCTACCATACCTTTCTTATTGGTCCAGAACTCTGCATATCTTTCACCATCTATAGTTTTTAATTTAAAATGTACCCTTGAGTACTTATTGATAATGCTTTGTCTTGCTAGAGTATCAAGCTCCATAGAAGCATAGCCTTGTAAATTAGCAAAGGATTTCCCCCTCCCAGACCTATGAGAATTCAATCCTCCATATCCAGTTCCAGCAAACATATACTCATCTTGAAACCTCAATAGTGGATTAGTGATTTCATTGTTATGTTGATAGCCTAGATTAACTGTAATTCTATGAACTCCATAAGCATCAGGTGGCAATTTTTTGAGGTACTTTTTAGAATAACCATTAAAAATACCCTCTGTCTCTATGATAGGAAACCACTTAAAATAAATATCAAAAGCCGGTGCAATCATTAAATCTAGGATTTCTTGTCTTGTATATTCTAGCTCATCTTCTGTTATAAACGGCACTCCAATTTCATTGAGTATCTGCTCATAAATATCATCGGGTATTTTTATTTTTGATGTTTTTAATTCTTGATACGGTAAAAAGTCAGGGTCCAATGGCTCAACAATATTATCTATTTCATCTTTGCTTGCAACAATCCTAAAATAAGGAGTTATTATTTGATTTTCAAAAGAGAAATATCCCTTGTCTAAATCTTCAACAACACAATTTGTCCAATCTAGCTCTTTATCATAAAACTCATTACTATAAATTAGATAACCATCAAAAGATGAAGTAGCATCGTTGATTAAATAAATAGAATCAGCATTTAAAACCTTGGTACTTAGTACTATTTCCAAAGCACCTAGATTATTCCAAGAATCTCGCTTCCTATTTGCAGGATATGATTTTAGTAATTTATATTTTGTCATAATTTTTTAGCCTCTCTTCTAATAAGTTAATAATCAGAAGAGAGTGCCAATTTTTAATTACTTTGCTGGACCAAAGCTTTTCTTTGTGAAATAGGAACTTTTGTACCTTCAAACCCTAATAACATCACAGATTCTACTATAATGTTGGTACCCGGAATCCCAAATCTTAACTTTTTTTGTCATAAATCACCTCTTTGTATAACTAGCTTATATAAATACTATTAAATAAAATATAACTAATTATAATAGTTACACGGATATATAAACTTCCGTTATATTATTTATATAGGAGATTACACAATGACAGACGGAATTTCAGAACTTTTTGACAGTCCAGACCAATCAGCATCAATGGCTAACATGATGGCCAAGAAAATTACAGAGCGAAGGGCTGGTAAAGCCTCATCAGAACTTGGTGGGCCATCACCAGAAGAATTGTTTAAAGACCCTTACCCTTCTTCCTTTATTCCTTACCAGGAGATGACTACCAAGGCATATGACACAGAAGATGACACAGAAGATGAAACTAAGTGGGTAATTGGGTTTTATATTCCTAATCCTATTTATTATGGAATAGATAAAAATGATGTTTATTATGGTACTATTACAGAGTTAGATAATAATGTTGATTTTTTAGAAGAGGCAGATTTAGCGGGCTTTAGTTTTTCAGATTTATTTAATTTAGAACAACAGGACTTAAACAAAGACCTAACTGTTTTAGCTTTGACAGATGTTGCATTTGAAGCAGAGTTTGGATTTTTACCAACAGAAAGTTATTCTGAGCAATTTGATGAAGCTGTTCAGATTAGAAAAGAACGGTTATCAAGAGCCCAAGAAAGTAAATCCATTGAAGAACAGACCTTGTCTACTCTTAAACAGATTTTAGTTGAACTTAAAAAGAAGTAAAATAAAATCGGTGCCATTTATATTTGGTACCGATTTTTATTTATATTGCCCCAGTAATTACTACTAGTCCCTGTTTCAAATCAAATGAGACATTTAATGCTTTAAAAAATCCAGTAGAGCTCAAGCTATTTTTTAACAACTCCATATCTGTTTGTTTTGTTTCTGGCTCAATATCGTTATCAACATCTTTAAAAGATGGGGTAAAATATATAAGTCTCAGCTTATACTCAACGGTACCATTTTCACCAGGTTTTACAGCAAAATCTGCCTTGACCTTTGAAAACTCACTAGATGAGCCTAGAAAGTTTATAAGAGCTGCATCACAACTTGGAATAACACTACTATAAACTGATTGCATAAGCTGGGGTGCATTCTTTGAGAACTCATTCCAGAAATTCAAACTACCTTGTAAAAATCCATTATTTGCCTTGTTTTCTATATTATTCATATTTAATTAGTTCTAAAATAAAAAAGTAATATAAATTGTGCGGAATTAAATAACTTCGTTATATTATATGAGTAAGGAGAAATACTAGTGAATCCAAAAATGGAACTGTCTAAAAAAGAATTACTTGCATTGCAAGTAATTCAATTAAGTAAGGGAATAATAAACCTTGACAAAATTCCTAAAGAAGACCGAAATTATGCAATATGCAAGATTGCGGTTCAAGTTAAGTTTAATGCTCACATAAATATTAGGGCAGTACCTAAAAATATTTTGGATTATAACATTTCATACCTTGCAGTAGGGACTAGTCTTTTGACTGTTCCTTATATTAAAAACTTTGAAAATTTTAATAAAAAGTCTGATACGTATGAGGACTTGAGGAAGCGGTTAAAAACACTAGCAAAGTTAGAAGCTTTAGAAAAGCTAGAGGAGTCAATATGGAAAAATTGAAGATGGAGCTATTAGAGCTGAACAAAATTTTAGAAAAATATTTTCTATACAATGAATGTACAGTTATCTATAAAAGGCAGGGTAAGTACGAGTTTGCGCTTGAGTGGAACGGTATGGAAGAGTATTTTGGTTTATATCCTGATTTTAAGAGAACAAAAAGCTTTTTGGAGGAGCTATGCCTCAGAAAGTAACAAGCCTAGAAAAATCTATAAATATTTATGGGGCAGGAATGATAAAAAACATAGGCCGAGAGCTAATAGACGCTGAGGCAAAAGCTGCAATTGAAAACAATCCATACTCAATTAAAGATATGCTAAAACCGCCTGAGTACATTCTAGAATATGCAGTTAGAAAAAATCCTGATGTTATTAGTTTAATCAAAAATCCGTCTGACCAACTTTGTAAAATTGCTATTTTACTTCAAGGCAGTACGATTTCTGAAATTCCATCAAACAAACAAACTTATGACCTAGCAGTTATAGCCGTAAAACAAAATGGCAGGAATATCTATTTGATAGACAAAAAGCTAGTTGATAAGAAACTATTTCAATTAGCAGTCAATACTAGCTGTAATGTTTTTAAAGACTACAACAAATATTTTGATGGGTTAGCTCCTCAGGCTATGATAGAAAGGATTGTTAAAACCCATGCTAGAGGAATATGCTATATACCTCAGAGTCAAATAACAGATGAATTAAAAATCATGGCTATAAAAAGTAAAGCTAGTTCCTATGCTTTTATTGAAAATCCATCTAAAAAAGTAGAACTGACTGCAGCCCTAGCTATTTTAGACCAAGGAACTCAACCTGATTTATTTAGCTGGAACTGGAAAACATCAAGCCAGAGTATTGGAGACTATATTTATTGGCTAAAAATGAATATGGTTAAGACCAAATTGGAGGAGTTAAAATGAAATACTTAGTACCGAGCATTTCTGCAAAGAAAGGAACAATTTATAAAGATGGGCCAATCCCTGAAAGCATGTTTTTAGTGTTAGCTAGAGCTAATGCAGCAAAACTATTTCAGTTTTGCGCTGAAAGAAATATTGAGATACCATTAGATATAATAAAAGAGATTGTCTTTGAAAATAAAGAAGCTAGAAAGTTTGTAGCACCTGGTACCAAAATGGAATCAATAGATGTAGCCCTTATTAGAGCTGATTGGAATTATCTGGAGTTTATACCAGCAAAAGACCAAACCGCCTTAATATGCCAAGAAGCAATAGTTACAAGAAATCCTGCTGCTATTGGTTATATTAAAAATCAGACTTATGAGCAGTGCTTTTTTGTTATTAATCAAAGTCCTTGTAGACTGGGTATGATTAACAAGCCAAATAGAACTAAAGAACTTATAGACTTAGCTATTTCTAAGGACCCTAGTGCTTTAAGATATGTTAGAAACAATGAAAGGACTGATGAGATAGTATATAAGGCACTATATGGAAATCCTCTAGTAATTAAATATTTAAGAACTCAAAAATTAGATTTTGTACTTGCTTCACTCAAAAGAGCTAAAGAGCTTGGACTAATCAAGGATAATGGTTTACATTATAGTCCAGTTAGCCCATGGCGGTATATCAGATATAAGTTTGGATATAACAGCCCTTTGGAACTATTAGAAAAAGAAACTCTCAAAAGGAAGCTAGAATTATTAAAATAACAATTTGTCAAAAAAGTGGGGATTTAATAAAAAAGTACCAATAGGTGAAAAAAGTTCAAAGGACTAATTAAATACAATAAACAAATTATTAAGGAGCAACAATAGATGTTTGAAAATTCGGGCGTTTTAGCGTCTCAGAAACGAATCAAATCAGGTTTAGAATACTCTCTAGACAAAAAGTATGGTATAAAAGATAGTACCATAGCAACAAAAATATTAGATATACATGGACTGGCAAAACATAACTTAGACTTTGTAGCTAACTTCGAAAACTTAATTGAGAAGGGCTTAGCAGATGCAAGTTTTGACCAAAATGCAAACAAGGCTAATTCTACAATCACCTCACTTGGAAACGAGATTGCAATTCCAATAAACAAAATCATTGGGTATAGATTTTTATACAGAAAACTAAGAGATATGTACGGCAAGAAAGAAGCAAAAAGATTAGCTGCTGAAATGTACGACTTGTCAATAGCTCTCTCAGATTCATCAAATATACTAAAACCATATTGTTGGAGTTTTGACGCTTCCAAAATAGTATTGGAAGGTAGACCATTTGGCCAGTTACAATCAAAACCACCCAAGCGAGTAGTAAGCTATATTTCTGCATTAAATGAGACAGTTCATCAAATGTCAAACTCTTTAGCTGGAGCTATTGCTGTTGGTACCTTTTTTATGGACATAGCTCATATTTTGATTTATCGAGAGGAAGTTACTTTAAAAGACTATACAAATAGTGATAAGCTTAAGAAATATATTACCAACAATTTTCAAAATTTTGTTCACTCAGTCAATCACCTAAGTAGAAGCTCGAATGAGTCTCCCTTCACAAACTTATCTATATTTGATAGGCCGAAGTTAGCCTCACTACTTGGACCAGATAACTTAGAGTGGTATTTTAAAGGACAAGTTAATGGGCAAGATATATCTATTGATTATGTAATTGATTATATTTTAGAACTCCAAGAAAATTTTATGGATTTCTTTGATAAGGGAGACCCACTGAAAGATGGAGCACCTTATAGATTTCCAGTAGTAACAGCTAATATTTCTAAGTTAGTTGAGAAGAAAACAATTTTAACAATGGAAGACGGCTCTAAGAAAGAGGGCCTTTCGGTAGACCATATTTCTATAACTGTAGGAAATGAGGAAACTTTAGTCAAGCTTAAGGACTTAGAAAATGAAGATATAAAAAAATCAGCTTTAGTTGGTCAGAAACATATTTCTAAAGTAGAATCAACTGAAAATATTTCTATTCCTGACCAAGATTTTTTAGAGTCCTTCACTCAGAACCGAGATGTATTCCGCTATAATGTAATGACTAGTGAAGGTACCAAGGTATCTAGCTGTTGTCGTTTAAGTTCTATTCCAGAAATGCTAGAACTTGGTAATCAGGTAAATAGTTTTGGTGGTACCGCAATATCTTTAGGGTCTCATAGAGTAGCAACTTTGAATCTTAATAGACTTGCGCTAGAGTCTGAGTCTGAAGAAGACTTTTATGCTAGACTTGCAGAAAGAACTGTTGATGCTACTAAGATTTTAATCTCTCATAGAGAGCTCATCAAGGATATTCTTAAGAAAAACCCAGATGTATTTTTTGAAGCTGGCTGGATTACGATGAGCAAAATGTTTAGTACTATTGGGCTATCTGGCTATTATGAGATGAATGAAAACTTACAAGAAAAGTTTAACACTGATACAGATTATGTTTTTGAGGCATTAAAAATTATAAATAAAATTGCTACTGAAAAGTCAATTGAACTTAACAATGCTTTTAATATAGAACAAATCCCAGCTGAGTCTATGGCGGCTAAACTAGCAAAAGTAGATAGACTTTTATATGGAAATAAGCTAGTACCACAGAGCTTATATGCTAATCAATTCGTTCCACAGGATGTGGAATCCTCTATCTGGAAGAGAATGGATGTTACAGGAAAATATGACAAATTACTAACAGGTGGAGGGATAACTTCAGTTAACCTTTCTGAGATTGCTAGGCCAGAGGTTTATAAAAAGATTATTAACTATTCTATAAAGTCTGGGGCTGAGTTCTTTGCACTAAACGCGGTCTACTCAACATGTATGTCAGGCCATACTACAATAGGTAATAATAAGATATGTCCTATATGCAGTAGTAAGGTTGTAGAACAAATGTCCAGAACTGTAGGTTTCATGACGCCTATTAGCAGCTGGAATGACGCTCGTCGGGAGCTATTTGAACGCTGGGATTTTGAAGATGTAAACAAGTCCTAAGAAAACGTTTAAGGCCTTGCGTGTACATTAATATGTGTGCGTAAGGTCACTTTTCCAACTGCTCATATTATTTGAGCAGTTCCATTATCTATACAGAATAACAAGTTTAGTAAACAGAAAGCTTGGTTACAAAATACCAAACAGGAAGTACCAATTTAATTTAATTTATAGTAGACCCTTTAATTTGCACAAACTTTAAGTTTGTTATATTATATGTGTATTTAACCCAAAAAACTTTATGGACTAATTAAATATTAAAGGAGAGTATTTTCATGTGTGAGTACAAGAAAATACAGTAGATTTAGAATTGTCCAGAATTACAGATTTAATTTCTGATGCAATTCATCATTTATATTCTACATAATTGTGCTTAAGGCACTGGAATAGCTAGGACACTAGCTATGCTTGATGCTGAGTATTATAATGTAAGCGACCAATTTGTCAAAGATGTTGAAGAGTTTTAGATAGTAAAATAGGAGGTTCAAGTATGCAAAATACACTAGAGCTACTTGTTAAAGGGTATGCAAGACAATTTCATACTGATGAAGCAGAGCTGGCTCAGATGATTTTAGATGTTACAGATGAGGCTTATAACTCTGGTGATGGTACCAATTTTTTAAGTATGTTTAGAAGTGTTTTAGGACAGATAAAAGCACAAAGAAAATATCAGTATGGTACTGATGAATATAATAGGTATCAGTTATTTACTGATAATAAGGAAAAAATAGTGAGACGAGTTAGAGAAAAAGGAACTCCTTTTATGAGAGAGGAAGTTAACAAGAAAGAGGTCATTGCTCTTTATGAAAAAGCTGTTGAAATTGGAGAAGAGTTGGGTTTACATATCATTGATGTACTTTTAGTAATAACAGACCCTAATGATTTTCACTCTCCTGAAATTGACGCTTCAATGCAAGCTGACATTTATATGGAGCTTTTACCTTATGCAAAAGCAGCTTGCCCTGAGACTAATGGTAAGCTAGATAGACAAACTATTGACTATTTAGACTGGCAAATAGAATATACGGATAATGATGAAGATTGGGAATAAGAATTTTAAAAGAAGAAAGTAATCGAGAAAGGTATGATAATTCAGTTTATGATGTACTAGCATTTGCAGATGAACTATTTAACTTAGATTCAATGCAAGGCCAAAACCTGGAGTATGTACTAGAGGCTATTGCTATGGTAATAGCTGGTACTGATACTGGCATATCAGAAGCTGAAGCACTTACGCAGCTTAGAACTGAAATGTATGCTGATAGATAAAAATACAGTTTAGAGATAAAGCTAAGTACCTTTATAAAAAAAAGACCGTTTTAATAAACGGTCTTTTTTATGCCCTTTGAAATGTTCTAAACTGTTTATAATCAAAAGTACAAACTTTCTTATCAAGAGCTCTTTTCATAACAACTTCTTTCTTGTTGTTACTAACCTTCATATAAATAGAAGTGTATAAAACACCTCTATCATTTATATAATGTTTTTCCATCATAGCTTATAATCCTCCTTATTTAATTTCATTGCTTCTGGTACTGATTCCGCCAAAAACTTTAGTATACCATCTTTAGATAATAGCTCATGCTTTGCATTATAAATTTTTTGGTTTTTAGATGCAAGGACAAACTCGTTAGTATGATGCCCTGGGTTATCATTAAGATTATTATGCTCATATAACCCACACTTAATAAACTTATAGCCAGTTACCTTGTCTCTCACTTGGTCTAGCTCATGTCCTGTATAAACACAAATATCATAACTTTTTTTGTTAGCATAATCAAGAATCTTTTGTAGGTACTCTATATTAGTATCAGAACCAAATGGCTCTCCACCAACTACTACAATTTTGTTACTTCTAATGTTTGATAATGTTTTATCGATCTTTTTACATAAATCATCAAAAGTCCAATCCGCGTTTTCAAACGGCCATAAATGTTTATTGTGGCAGCCTTCACATGCAAAGTTACAGCCTTTGAAATACAACACCATGCTCATATCAACATCTGAGCTAGGATAATCATTCCAGCTTGTATTATGTGTTTTTTCTATAGGAATTCCTTTCATTATTCTTCTCCTGTTTTTAATTAGTCTATATTATTATAATAAGGTGAATCTTGCTTTTTTTAATAAATATATTTATTAAATATGAAAATTAGATGAGTATAAATAATAAGAAATTCATAGCTGTAGTAAAACGTGGACTCCTCAAAAGGGAACAAAAGCTGTATTAAACTTTCTTAAAAATATTTATAGAACGTATGCTAAAGATAGTATCTTTCTCACATATGGTCTATACTACCCATCATACCAGTATGAGTTTTCCCTCTCATACTCATCTTGTGCTAAGTCCCTTGTTGATTTAGACACTAAATAAATGGCACCGGAAACGGTGCCAATTAAAACAACAATACCAATTATTGTAATACTTAATTCTATAATTTTATATAATAACATTTCTAATAAGTCCTTTAAATACTTTTAATTGTATCTGTTTCTTTTAAATCTTTAGCTTTAACACGTCCTCTTTGTGTCTCTACTGTTTGTTCAGATAACAGAGTATAGCGTAAACCCTTTTCATCAGTTACATGATACTCAGTAACATTAAATGTTTTATTAGAAGCAAATACCTGAAACCCAGTTCTAGAATGTATATCCGCGGTTCTTTTTACTTTTGGGTCTGAGAACAAATCAACAACACTTTTCTCTTTTCCTAAAATACCTGCAATTCTTAGCTGCAAGCCAGAATAGTCAATACTCATCATCTTCATATTCTTAGGTACTGAGATTATTCTTTTTTGATATTTAGCATAAGGAGAACCACTCATTCCTTGTTGGAAATTTGGTCTTGAGCATTTTCCTCTTCCAGAGTTTGCTAGCATTAGTGCATAAGTTGGGTGTACTGTATACTCATTAACATTTTTATTAAACTTTAGAAACTTTCTCCAGCCTTTACCATCTTCATCACTACCAATGAACATATTATAAGCTGTTTCTCTAGAGCGATACTCTCTAAGCTCAGCAGCACCATCTCTTTTATAAATAGTTGCCCAAGCAGCTAATTGCTCATCCCCTGTTTGGTAAATACCCCTTTTATTGGTACCAAGATTTTCCCAGCCAGCTTTTTCTAAAAATTTTCCAAGCTTAGTAGGTGAGCCAATATCTGATTTTGGTATTCCAATCTTTGTAGATATAGCATCAAGACTTTCATTCAACAAGTTTTTCATAGCTATAGCAGACTTATCAAGTTCTTCCTTATCAATAACAATACCATGATATTCAGCACTAGCAAATGTATTTACAGCAGGCATCATAATCTCGTGATAGTATCTCCACATAGTCCAAGACTCTGCATATTTATTTCTATATTTTCGGTCTAACATTTCACATTGCTTTTTCATTTCCATAAAAATTCGATATGTTATAATAGCATCCATTGTTGCATACTCTTTTAATATATCTGTTGGAATCTTTAGGTAATTTTTAGTTTTAGTTTTTTCAACATAGTCATCAAGACCTGAATCATAGCCCCCAAAATTTGTATATTCCCAAGCAACTGATTTCAAACCTTTGTTTCTAATCTCGTTTAACACATGACCCAACTGAATAATATCATCATCAACACGTACTGAATCAACTCCCATCTGTTCTTTCATGAACTTATAGTCAAACTTTAGGTTAGCACCAATTTGTTTCATACAGTCAAACATAAGACTTGTGACTTCCTTGTCTATATACTTTGACTCAACAAAATAGCCAATAGTACCATCAAATGAAAGAGTTATACAACCAAGCTTATCAGTCCTGAAGTCAAACCCAGAAGTCTCTAAATCCCAAGCAACATACTCAGTACCTCTATCAATCTCATTTTGTATTATTTTTATATAATCCTCTTTGCTATTAACTGTCTGAATAATAGGTTTTAACTCCCTTCTATACAACTGCTGTTCTTTTGCCATCTTTACTTGGTAATAAAAAAAGTTTAATTTCCAAGTTTTTGCATAAGGAGCTCTTGAGCTTTTTAAAACTGTTGAGCCTATAAAATCATAAAAACCAAATGAGGGGTATACATTGCACTTAAACTCAGAAGCATAAAAATATGAGTTAGTGAATCCAATATTTGTGAACCCTTTAATCATTAAGTCTGGTGAAATAGTATATAGTGCTGCTCCTACTGTTATAATCCTAAGGCCTCTGAACTTTTTAAAATAGCCATCAAGCTTATACCTTGAGTTTCTATATGTTTTTATTTTACCTGCTGTTAAATTATCATCTGGATTAAAATCCAAAACACTAGCTACAACTACAGCATAATTTTCCACTTCAGAAGCTGTCATGAAACTTCTGATTATTTTTAGCTCATGTTTATTATAGAAATAATCACAATATATAATAATCCCATTATCACTTAAATTATCATACAGAACATTACTTTTGCTTGTAACATTGTTAATCTGCTTTTTACTAATACCTGTGTTTACACCAAAATTCATATTTTTATCAATCTCCTATCCTATTATAATAAGGCTCCAAAGGGTATTTTTAATAAAATAACTAATTAAGTATGAAAGTATTACAAGAAAGCGGAAAGGCAGTTGGTGCTGTAGACAGAATAAATAGAGAAGATATTATTGAAACATTTGAAATTTTTAAGAAAGAAATCTTATCTAAAATATCATATAAAGAATATGCTTTTTTAGGTTCGAGCTCTCCAGATAATTCAAAAGAGTCTAAAGGTGACTTAGATATAGGCCTAGATATAGAAGATGGTACAACTTATGATGATGTCTTGAAAATAGCAGAAGAATCTGGATATGCCTATAAAGGTATGAAGGGTTTATCTCTGGTATCCATAGCTTATCCCCAATATCATAAAGGCCTCAGAACAGACAAGCTGGTACAGATTGATTTAATGTTAGCAATAAACCAGACTCTTAACTGGATGAAAACAGCCTTTTATAGCTCTGACCCGGTCAACTCAAAGTATCCAAGCCTATACAATAAATTTGCATTACTCTATATAATACGTCTAGCTACATATCGAGTAGAAGACGAAGACACAATATCGTATTATATAGTGGATAACAATAAAGGAGCTGTCCGTAAGGCTAGGTCTACTACTCAAAAATCAAAACGTTGGAATATTAGTGGTTATACAAATTGGGCTGGTTTAGAAAAAGTAATAAGTGCATCACCTAATTTTCTTGGTACCAACTTTAAAATGGAATCAATATTACACTCACTAGAACAAACATTAGAAGTTGCAAGAGATAATTTTAATAAAGAGCAATATCAGGAACTAACTAGCTTTCTAATTTTCTTTTATAACAAAAAAGGTTGGGAAATTCCAGAAGAGCTTAATAAATTATCAGAAGCTTCAATAGCTGGGCATATTAGCCATCCAGAACAAGGCTTATTTTCATCTGGGTCTATTGCGGATATTTTAGAACTATTTGAGCATTTTTTAGATGATGCTCAGGTTGGAGAAAAGATTAGCACAACTGTGAAAATTGATGGAAGTCCAGCTTTATTGATGTGGTCCAAGATTGGTAACGCTCAAGGTCCAGCTATTTGTACAAGGCAAGGCTTACATAAAAAAGAACCGTTATACTTTACCACTAAAGAGCAAATTGAAGAGAAGTACAATGGCCTAGATGAAATGATAAGAATAATGTCAAAAGCTCTTGATGTTTGTAAGAATATGCATATAAAACCAGATACTATTTTAAAAGGAGATTACCTATTTGATAGTACCTCAAAAGAGTATGGTGAGACTACTATAGAGTTTACCCCAAACACTCTAACCTACTCTGTAGACAAAGAGAATAACCCAAAGTTATATAAAGAAATTGATAATGCTGATTTTGGGCTTGTGCTTCATACAAAAATGACAGGAAGTACTATTGAAGAGGCCAGAAACAATGTTAGTTCCGAATTAGATGAGAGCTTGTATACAACACCAGATAAGACTTATATTGCACCGACTAAAGTTTTACAGGTTGGGGGCTTAGGCTTTACCCCTGAAGATAATACAGCCTTTAAAATGAACCTTGATACAATAAGAAAAGAATTCGGAAATATTAGATACTTGCTACAAGACATAACAAAAGCTAAGAGCTATGGAGCTTTTTTCGAGCTTATTACTAATAAACTTGTACGTAATGGATTTTTCACCAATAATAATGAATATGACATAAACGTAATGGATACAATAGAATCACGAATAGAGGACAAACTTCCTTCTAAAGCTATTGTCAAAATTGTGGAAACAAATAAAGATGAAATTATAACCTTATACGATGTATTTCTAAGAGCTATTTTTGAAAATAAAACCATGATAATAGATTATATGAATACCCTTGCCGAAGTTAATTATTTTGTGCATAAGTACAAAGGTAAGAGGACAACAGGAGAAGGGTTTGTTTTAGCCTATAATGGTGAGCTAATCAAACTAGTGGATAGACCAACATTTTCTTATAGAAACTTTCAACATTAAAACTACGCAGTTATATAATCTCCTGTTATATTATAATAGGAGGCACATATGATATGCAACAACTAAAAGATTCAAGTGACAGGGAGCTAGTCACAATAATTAAGCTCTCAGGAAGTCCATCTGCTCAGACACAAGCTTTAGAGGTACTTTATAATAGGTATACACCTTTAATAAATAAGTACTACTATAAGATGATAAAGGTCATTCAGTACGACAGGGATGAGTTTTTTCAAGAGGCTTATATTAGCCTTGCAAACTGTGTGGACCATGTAAATCTGGATATAATATATGATGATAACTGGAGTTTTTACACTAAGTTTATCTATTATATTAGAAATCTCAGAAATTATACTACTAGTGACTTAATTGAAAAATCCTCAAATGAAACATCATACCAAGGCCTATTTGATAAAGGAAATGATGCAGTTGATGTAGAAGGTACAATAGTACTAATTGATGAACGTGTCTATCACAGCAGTGAAATGCTAGATAAGATTTCTGCAGTTAGGTCCTTAGGCACAAAATTATCAGATGTTGAAAACCAAGTTGCGAACTACATTGCAGATGGTTATGCTACTATAGACATTATGGACATCACAGGATTAACCTATCATCAAGTGTATAGGGTTCGTGATAAAATCAAAGTTTTGCTAAAGGAGAGCTAGAAAATGGTACCAACAAGAGAGATAAAGGAAGAGGTTGATGAGTTCAAAAGCTTTGACCCAGACAATCCACATAAAGAACTGGACAGAGAATCTTTTGCTGAGTTTGTTGAACAACAAATTGTAATGATGAAAAAACATCTTATGATGGGTAATGCTTCAAACTTAAATTTTAATCAAGTTAACAATGCTTTGATGAAATATAGCTCAATACAGCTAGGTCTTATCTCAATGTATAACCTTGCTAAAAATGAGCTAGTAATTGAGAAAGAAGCATATAAACGTTGGTATGCTGAAGAGTTTATAAAAGAGAGAGATAGGCTAAATCCTAGAAATGTTACTGCAACTAAGTGGTACTCAGCTAAAGAGATAGAGTATTCTTTAATAGCTAGAAAAGCTGATTTGTATGGTAAGAAAAGAGAATCATTAAATGATGCAGAATTAAGAGTTGCTTTTTTTAGGAGGTTACTAACAAGCTGGGAGTCTCATAGCTTTACCCTTAATACTTTATCTAAGAATATTCAGGCTGAAATAAGTACGATTTATAATACACCCAAATAAAACGACTAATTAAATATGAAAAGATTTGTAGAAAGATGTATTTATTTAGAAAGAACAACCACAGTTAATGGCATCAGTATTCCCAAAGGCTCTATAGTAAGCTTTAAGGAAATAATTGGTGCCGTTGCTGCTTTGCATGGTTATGATGGTGATTTTTTGACTTTATATAAAGAGTTAATGGACGCCTGGAAAAAACTATCCACTAATGATGACCCTCTGAATTTAAAAAACGATGCAGATGTAGGAATAAGATTATATATCCTAAGTGAGATTTATAAAAAAGCCTTGTCTCAAACAGACACTCAACAGCTAAATATAGGGACTTTTCAAAAAGTACACACAGAATATAAAAATGGTAAATTTAAAATAAATCCTTTGCTTTCAGACCCAGAAAATAGGAAAAAAGCAAAGGCCAATGCTGAAAAAGCACAAAGAAACAATGGTACCAAAGTACAAGAAGCTGATGAGCAGCCAGAACAAAAAGAAACTCAAAGCACTAACCAAAAATCATTTAAAATATATGACCTGCTATTGACAGATGCAATTAAGTTTGGGCATGGACCTCTAGTTGAGATGTATTTCTTACCACAAGCTAATGATGAACAAAAAGAGGAAGGTTTTAAGGAATCAATCCTCCAGTATATATTTTCATTTACAAGAGCAGCAGCTTCAAGAGAGCAACAGTTTAACGCATTAGCAATTAGCTATAAAGCAAAAGAGTCCGCAAGAAAATCAATTCATAGCTTTTTATTAAAAGACTATTATATGCAGAAATCATTAAGTAAAGTAATATCTCATATAACAGGCTTGAGTTTTCTAGGTATGCAAGAAGGTGATGGAGGCTATGATTTTAATGATAAGGATAAAACAACTGAATTAGCAGCCACACCTATTAAGTTGATACCAGAGTTCATTGATGAGTATATGAAGGACATATCAACTAAAAACTCATCTTTTTTAGCAGCACTAGTTCGCTTATTGAACAATACTACTAATACTGAAACAATCACCTTTGATTTACACGGGAACTCACGAAGTCTTATTTTAAGAGAAGGAGAAGGCTATGAGCTAAGCACTTTCTTTACAGTAGCTATTTGTACAAAGTTTGGTAATGAAAAGATAGATAACAGAAACGAAATTTTAAAGTTATATTCCAAGTTTGATAGCTCAAAAGAGTTATATGGCTTGGACCCAAGACTGGTACAATTTTCATTTGAGTACAATGGAAAAATGCTAGAAGCAGGACAAGTCTTAATCCGGTCTAAAAGCTCAGAGTTCTCTAAAGAAGCAATAAATGAGGTCTTACCTATAAATAAAAGGGTTATTGAAGAGTTTAGAACTGGAAAAGCTTCTGAGGAGCCAACTGACGATACAGAGCAGGTAGAGCAAAATCCTGAAAAAGCGAAAGAGCCACAGGTAAGCTCAGAAGAGGCCCAAGAAGAAAAGTCTGTTCAGCAAGAATCTTTCTTAGATAGACGCTTGAATAAAATAGAGCAAGAAGTTGATAAGCACAAAGCTAAGCTCTTGGCTTTTCAGAAATATTATGATTTAGCTAATTAAGCTTTTGATGTCATATTTATGACAGCTAACTGTGTAACCATCTCCATTTATGCAGGTGGTTTTTTTGCGTAGTACATAGTTTTCCAGAGTTTCTAATTCAGTTTTTTTAAAGTTTTCTTTATTATCTCGACGTCTTGCAATTTCTTCAACATCAGTCCAAAGATAGAGTCTATGCTTTGCACGTCCACAATTAACTGATAGAGCTATACCACAAATTGCATCTGGATTTAATTTCTTAATATCCACTAGGCTTTTTATTTGGTGGTCTCGTATTTTACCAAGATTAAAACTCTGCATTTTATTCATAGCTTTGGATTCTATATAGATAGGTCTCCCGTCTATAATACCAAATACATCAAAAGGTCTTTTTATACCCATTGACATTGAACTTCCATCATCTGGAATTTTATAACCCCAGTCTAAACTCTTTCTAATAATGTTATTAACTTCAGCTTCTTTCATGTTTAATAAGTTGGTACCAGTTTAAGCCCGGTACCAACAAGAACTTATTAGTATATGGTTGATTTAAATATAAAAAATAATACAATTTACTCAATGAAAGAATTGAACGAGCTATCCTCCTTATTAACTGATGTAATAATGGGAGATGCACAAGCTGCTGAGCACCCTACTTTTATAGAAAAATTAAACGGTAATAATGAGAAGGTACAATTAGCACTAGACTACCTATTAAATAACCCTGAATTGAATGAAGTACAGAAATCGTATTTGGTACAGAATAGCTGGAAGATACTATATACAAGTAAACCACCAACACCTGAGGAGTTTTTAACTGAGAAGTACTTAGGAAGAGCTATCTTGAGTACATACCCAAGAATAAAAGATATATTTAAGCTATTTTTTAGCAATAGTGCAGAGTATAGGGACTTAATTTTATATCCCCACATAGGCTTTGGTAAAGAACAACCAGTAGATACTAGAATTAAAATACCAACAGGAATAAAAACAATGGGTGAATTAACTGTAGGAGATACAGTTGTAACCCCAAATGGAGGTACAGCTAAAGTAATTGCTGAACACCCTCAAGGTAAAAAAGATGTATATGAACTCGAGTTTGCTGATAGTAGAACAGCACAGTGTGGGCTTAACCACATCTGGAGAGTGTCTTATAGCTATAGAGCATGGGAAAATGTAGAAACTAAGTTTATACTTGAAAATCCAGATTTGCATTATTTATTTCCATCAGATATAGGTCAAGAAAATGGAGACTATAAGGGTAAAGTAAAACTAAAAGGAATTAAAAAGCTTCCGCCTGTAGAACAAAAATGTATCACACTTGACTCAGAAGAGGGGCTATATGTATTAGAAAATAATATAATAACTCATAATTCATATCTTTCTACCCTAATAACTTTGTACATAACTACCCATTTATCTTTAATGCGAGATTCAAAAGAATATTTTGGTTTATCACCAGCTTCAATAATTGCACAAGGTTTTATTTCATACTCCATTGAAAAAACCTCAGAGCTATTACTAGAGCCGTTCCTTAATATTTTAGCGCAGTCACCATATTTTGAAAGGGTACGGACAGCGGACAAAATGAGAAAACTTGATTTTGAATGGAAAAATGATAAAGGCACTAAAGGAGATAATAGAATTTACTGGACAACAGCTGCTCCTTCCTCAGCGCTATCTTTCTCTAATGGTGCTAATATAAAAATAGTCACTAACCCTAGCAAATTATTAGGAATAAACTTTGCCAGCATTGTACTCAGTGAAATCAGCTTTTTCCTTGATGCAGGAAAAGCTCTGGTTCTTGAGACTTTGGTTGAAACTCCACAAGGCAAAGTCCCAATAGGGGCCTTGAAACTTGGGGATACTATAACTCATCCTTTTTTAGGTACTACACCTGTAGTAGGTATACCCTATGAGGGAACTGACGATGCCTATGAAATAACTTTTGATAATGGAAAAAAAGTTGAATGTAACTTAGAACATTTATGGCTTGTTAATTATACTAAAAATGGAAAAAGTCTACAAGAAGTAAAAACAACTAGGTTTATTTTAGAAAACATGGACACGTATAGTTTCAGTATTCCAGAGCTCTCATAGTCTTAGTCGTCAAGTTTATACCTAAAAATGTAAGTGAACTAATTATATATGAGTAAGAAACTAAAAGAATCAAGAACTGTTATTTGTGGTATGTGTAAAAAACCTTTTGAGTCCTATACTGATTACAAAAGGTTGTCTAATGCTAGGTGTACTTCCTGTTCTAAAATAGTTATGGATAGAGCTAAGAAAGCAAGGCTCGAAAAATATGGGTCTTTAGAAGAAGCTGAAAAGCAAAAGCAACTGAAAAGGAATAAGACTATTAAAAATAATCCAGACTGGGGAAAAGATAGAAAAGAAATATGGAAAAAAACTATTCTAGAACACTATGGTACTATGGAAAACTGGAAAAATCAAAGAGATATAAAAAGTAAAATAACAATAAATAAAGACCCTTTATGGTTTGAAAAACGTGAAGCTAAAAGACGAGCTACTATAGTAGAAAAATATGGAACAATGGAAGATTACTATAGCTATGTTTTAATAAATCAAAAAAAGACTATGCTTGAAAAATATGGCGTAGAGAGTGCTCTTCAACTTGAAAGGTTTAAGAAAAAAAGTAGAGAAACAAACTTAAAGAAGTATGGGACTGAGTATGCAACTCAATCAGAGGTAGTTAAAACTAAAGCTAAAAAGACAATAGAATCTAAACCTGATTTTTATAAAAAACGTAACTTGAAGTCAAGAGATACTTTTCTTAAAAAGTATGGTACAGAACATTTTATGCAGTCAGAAGAGGGCTTGAGGCATTATCAGGAAACATTAAAAGAAAGGTACGGGGTTATAAACCCTCATCAGTTAAAGGGAGCTGGAGATAAAGCTAAAGCAACTGTGGATAAAAAGTATGGAGGCTATAAAGCCCTATGGAGTACAGACACAATAAAAATGAAGAGACAAAAGAGGCATCATTTAGAAAATTTAGAGAAGTTCAAAAATCTTGATTTTTCAAAATACTCTTTAAAGTTTATCTATAAAGATGATACTTTTTTTACTGAATGTACTAAGTGTGGTGAGATAACACCTTTAATCTACCCACCTAGTCATATACACAAAGCTCAATGTCAAAAATGCTTTCCTATTCAAAAGCATGCTTCGAGAGCAGAGATTGAAATAAACAGTTATATAAAAGCTCTAGGGTATAAAACTGTATTAAACAGCCGTAAATATTTAGATGGTAAGGAAATAGACATTTTTATTCCAGAACTTAATTTAGGAATAGAGTATGATGGTATTTATTGGCATTCTGAGCTAATGAAAGGAAAAAAGTATCATATAGACAAGACTAAACTTGCAGAAAAAAAAGGAATTAGAATTATACATATATGGGAAAATGAGTATATAAATAATAAAAAATTAGTTTTAGCAACCCTTTCTAGCTTGCTTGGAAAATCAAAAAAAATAGGAGGAAGGAAGACTGATATTAGGGAAGTAGGAAATAAAGAATATAAACTATTTTTAGAAGAAAATCATTTACAAGGATATATCGCTGCGTCTATAAAACTAGGGCTATACCAAGGAACTGAACTTGTTAGTGTAATGTCCTTTGGAAAATCAAGGTTTAATAAAAAGTATAACTATGAATTGCTTAGGTTTTGTGAAAAACAGGGAGTTCATGTTTTAGGTGGAAAAGCAAAGTTATTAAAACATTTTGAAAATAGGTATAAAGGAAATATAATATCTTATTGTGATTATAGATGGTTTGGTGGTACCAGCTATGAAAAACTAGGATTTTCCTTAGAAAGAATAAGCTCACCAAATTATTACTATTTTAAAGATTCTCTTATTCTAAAATCAAGGCAGCAATTTCAGAAGCATAAATTAAAAAATATAGAGGGATTTAATTTTGATGAGTCAAAAACAGAAGTTGAAAACATGATTGCAAATAATTATAACAGAATATTTGATTGTGGTATGAAAGTTTTTGTAAAGGAGAGACAAGATGCCTAAAATAGTAAGTATAAAAAAAGTCGGAAAAAAACCACAAAGGTGTATAACTGTAGGGGCTGATGATGGCTTATTTATTGTAAATGATAACATAATAACTCATAATAGCCCTGAGTTTGTTATGCGGTTATACAATGATGCTAAAGGAAGAATTGAGTCAAGACTTAGAGGTAATTACTGGGGCCGTACTATTTTGGATTCTTCACCTAATGATATTGAAAGTCCAATTGATAAATATATCCTGCAAGAAGCCCATAAAAATCCTAAGAACTTAATTATTAAAGGTGCTGAGTATGACTGGCGCCCAGAGGACTATGAAAATCCAGATGATAGATTTCCTGTTTTTAAAGGCGGAAAAGGGCGGCCGCCTCAGATTGTACCAGAGCACGAAGTTGACCAGTACAGCCCAACTGATTTGGAGTGGGTACCAAAAGAGAAAAAGCAATATTATATAGATGACTTGTTGAAGTCACTTAAAGATATATCTGGAATCCCCTCTGGACAAAAATCAAGGTTTATAATGGACCATAGACTAATTGATAACATTTTTATGACGGAGTTTAGGAGTATAGAAGGACATATATTTGCTAGTGTTAAAGAAGACCCAACTCATTGTATTTGGGACCAGATTAAAGATATATTCTTTGAGTATAATCTAGCACGATATAGCTTTTATTACAAGCCTCATATTCCTAGGTGCTTAGCAGTTGACTTAGCATTAACTGGCGATAATCTTGGATTAGCAATGGGCCATTTAGAGTTAGACCGTATAAAAAATGAGCCAATATTTGTTGTTGATATGCAAATTGTTGTATCCCCGCTTGGTGGTAGAATATCACTAGATGCTATTAAATTCTTTATAAAAGACCTTGTACATTTGGGCAATATACACTTGGAAGCAGTAAGTTTTGATAATTTCCAGTCAGAAAGTCTGATACAGTATTTGAACTCTATTGAGATAGATACAAGAAAGTTATCAGTAGATAAAGAAGTAGGACCGTACCTCAATTTATTATCTTATATAACAACTGGCCGTGTTAAATCAGGAAGGAATTGCTATTTTAAAAACGAGCTAAAGACTCTGGAATATGCAAAAAGAAAAAGAACAGGAACTACTAAAATTGACCACTCAAGTGGCCCAACTATGTCGTATGGAGGTGGAGAGAACGCTTGGGAAAAAGAAAGATGTGGCATAAATGCAAAGGACGTTTCAGATGCAACAACAGCAGTACTAGAGCTATTGAATCAAGTTTTTCCTTATGGCCCAACTGAAGTCTGGAACCCAGATAGAATCGTAGTCTCTGAAAAACAGAGAAAAGAAGACTTGAATAAATCATTAAAAAATTTGGGCTTAACTTTTTAACTGTTTTTTTTTGATGGTACTTATTATATAATTAACAAAGGAGAAACATTTTAATTATGAACAGAATACAAGCAAGAAATGAATTTAGAATTCCGGGGACTAATATTATAGTGGAGTCTGGAGATTTCATTTCTGTTAAAAGTAAAGCTAGAGTCCAAGAAGGCAGTGGTTCTGGTGTAAGTATTAGTCTGAACAATGCAGAGTTTACCCAGTCTCAGCAAAGTGATTTTGAGTTTAATATTACAGGGGAAGTTATATTTGAATCCTACTACGCTGTAATGTCAACCAGTGACGTTCAAACTGATGAGGAGGTAAAAGGAACTTTAACTTTTGACCAAGACCAGTTGTTAAAAGATGCAATGAATAGCCCAGCTATGTATTGGCTTATTGATGAGGCTAGTGGTAAGGTTGAAGACTTTGAAGAAGAAGTTAGAAATACATTATACTTAGCTGATGTCAACTCAGTAGACCCCACTATGTATGGAGAAGGCTTTATTCATTCAGATTTAACTCCTGAAAACTACATAGATATTAGTGCGGCTGAATTATATATCACTTTTGAGCTTAATGGAGAAGAGTACGACATGGAGTTTTCTACCTCAGCAGGTAGTATCAACTTTAATGCAACAACTTGTTATACCTACCAGAAACTTTGGGAGGATTAAACCCAGTTTATTAACTGCTCAAATCCACTCGTCTTAGTATTGAGTGGATTTTTTTTTATTTTAATAATTAAAAACTATTAAAATCTCCTTATTATAATAACATAAGGAGAATAAAACAAATGAGTAAAAATCCGTTAGATTATCAGCCCGGTGGAAACCATTATAAAAAGCATCAGGACAATGCAGGAGTACAGCCTATTGAGCTAATCCATAACATGGACTTTTGTACTGCGTCAGCTATCAAATATATTTTGAGAAAGAAGCCCGGTCAAGATATGCTGGACCTTGAAAAGATTGTACATTACTGTGAGTTTAGAAAATACTATGATGAAAATCAAACACAGGTTTCTGCTGAAGATTTCTATGAGCTTAACAAAGATAGCTTGAGCCCAGAAAGAAGAGCAATATTATTTGCGTTGTTATCTTATGATATGGACAAAGCTATGAAGCTTTCTAAACAATTGTTAGATGATAAGAAAAGACTGGAGGCTAGAAGTGTATAAAACTAAATATCCAATGTTTTGGGTTAGTACTTTACCAATGACTTTGGGTTTTATGTTATCAGTAGTACTTATAAATGTAATATTTTTTGTAGACTATTTTCTTGGTACCATGGTATTTGGAGGTATTTCTATAGGACTATTTGCTATAGTATTTTTAATATCTTATACTATGATATATGGATTTTGTGTTGTAGGCCAAGTAATTTATTTTATAATAAAAAATAAAAAGTTACACAGGAAATAAAAAGTCCGTTATATTATATGTGTAAGGAGGAATTATGGTAGCAACTAAGAGTTATGATAGTGTGCATAATAAAAAGGTAGGAAAGGCTATTGGAGTATTTGTTGTTTGTTACCTACCAGTAATCTTAGGGATTATTGGGGGAATCATAGGACTTATACTTGAAAGAGTAAATGACTTTGTAGAGTGCGGTCCGCTAGCTTTTGGTACTCTAGCTTTTGTTGGGGTATATACCATTGTTTTTATTTTTACAATTATTGTAGTTGTTAGTCTAATTTTCAACGCAACTTGTAGATAGTTGATGCAGGGCTTTAGTGTAATGGTAGCACATCTCCCTTTGACGGAGATAGTAGGAATTCAAATTTTCTAGGCCCTATAATTAGTTTTGAGTATAAAACCTCAAAGCACTAATTAAATAGCATAAGACGGGTTGGGTTGCACAAGTGGTCCATTTGGGAACAGGAGTTCCTCAGTTCGAATCTGAGTCGTCTTACTTAACTTTAGCTGGCTGAAGTATTCAGAGCGAGCAAGTTTGTTAGCTATTATAAGTATGAGTTAGTAACAAGGCTCATGACTTGGTTCCTTCGTCTAATTGGTTAGGACATCAGGCCTTCAATCTGATAACAAGAGTTCGAATCTCTTAGGAACTAAATTAGCATTTAGAATGCAAATTACTGGAAAATTAGCTCAGTTGGTAGAGCAACGCTGTTACCTCGTAGGTCCTTGGTTCGAACCCAAGATTTTCCGTCCTGGAAAATTAGCTCAGTTGGTAGAGCAACGGTCTGTAAAGTCGTAGGTCCTTGGTTCGAACCCAAGATTTTCCGTCGCAGTGTGAGCGATTAGAAAGCGGCTAGGCTCATAACCTAGTGCATGTTGGTGCAATTCCAGCCACTGCTAGAAATGAAGTATAATTGATTGTTGAACAAGCTATCAAAAACTTCTTGAAAACTCCTGTATGAGCTGCCTAGTTGGTACCAAGACTCCTATGCTATAGTTGCCAGCTAAGCGTTGTACCGGAGAGTGAGAGTTAGGTACTCACTTAAATAAAACCCCTTTGAGCTACTTTCGCTTATGAAGTAAAGCTGCTAGGAATAAACCTAGTAAAGTCTAGTGCAATTCTAGATAAGTAGCATCTAAAGAAAGGTCTGCAATATAGTAGATAGATGATTTACAAAATAAAAAGGAGATAAAGTATGAAGGCTGTGAAAGAGGAAATAGAGCAAAAAAAATGCGTCGGACAAAAATCATTGGATTTTTAATGAGTTAAGAAAGTGATAGCAAATACACTTTCTACAAGTCCTGCTATTGCAGAAAGAGACTTTTTAAAAATAATTTTTAACAGGAGTTATTGCTTTTATTTAGGCAGTCTCAAAAGAGGCTCATTTCCAAACCTGGCCTATGTATTAGTTCTAGCAATGACAAATCCGGAGATTTCTCCGGTGCAAATCCAGAATTAATTCTGGTCTCATTTAAAAATAAGTTATTAAATAAAGTTTGTATTTAATAAAGTCGGTACCTAAGTACCGACTATTTTTATGGTAATTTTTTAAAATATTTTATAAGAAATACCATAAAGTTGCTTATTATAATAGTATATGGAGGTACAGAAAATGATTAGAATTATTGGAGATACCCATGGCTGTATCAGTAAATCAGACTTGGATAAGTTTAAAGGTCTAAAAAAAGAAGATATTGTTATAGTAGCTGGAGATTTTGGCTTTGTCTGGGATGCAGATATTGAAGCAGCTAAAGAAAAAATAGAAAGAGAGTTCAGACAGTATGCCGAGTTTTATGGAGTTATTTGTTTTGTAGATGGAAATCATGAAAACTTTGAGCTATTAAATAAATTACCCAGAGAAAAGAAGTATAAAGGGACTGTTGGCGTTGTTGATACTAATGTTTATCATCTGTTAAGAGGTGAGACATATACGATAGAAAGGAAGAAAATATTTACATTTGGTGGTGCTAATTCATTTGATAAAGGTAATAGAATTCCTTATGTTTCTTGGTGGAAGGAAGAGATTCCAACTGTCCGAGAATTTAGTAAAGGCTTAGCTGCTCTTAAAAAGCGAAGAAACAAAGTTGATGTTATAGTAACACATACTTGTTCTAGTAGTTTGTTTGAGGAGATGAACAGAGAAGGGTTATTTAATTATAAAACTGATTCTGATGAGCGTTGTATCAGAGAATATTTTGGTATGATTGCTGGGAAAGTTAAGTTTGATAAATGGCTTTTTGGCCATTTTCACGAAGATTATATTTCAAAGGATAAGAAGTCCATTTGTTTATGGAATGAGTTCTTTGATTTAGAATAAAGAGAATAGGGCCTGAACTAGTATCGATTGTAACAATGCCTGAGGTGAAATAACTGCACTAGAAAGAAAAGCCAAGTTGTTATAAGACTCGGGTGCAAATCCCGACAGGTCCACAATTAGACCAGATAAAAAGAATACTAAAAATAGGAGTTAAAGTATGGAAGAAATAAAAGGAAAATTCGGTACCGCTAAAATATTTTGTAATGAAGTACCTGATAACGTAGCAGAACAAGTTAAATCTATTATGGTTTCTCCTGTTTCAAAAGGTAAGAAAGTTAGAATAATGCCAGATAACCACTTTGGAGCTGCTGGTCCTATTGGGTTAACAATGGAGTTGGGCTCAAAAGTAATACCAAATTTAATTGGTGTAGACATTGGCTGTGGCGTTTCTTGTACGTCTATTGATGGTTTGAACAACTTGGATGCAACAACTTTTGAAAGGCTTGACAAGTTTATAAGAGAAAGGACTCCAGTTGGATTTAACATACATCAAAATCTGGATAAAGTTCTTGAAAGAAATAATTTAGTGGGTCTGTTAAAGAAAATAGAAAAAGTAGCTAAAGAAATAGGTCAAGAAGACTCCATAAAAAGGTACAAGAACTCTATTGGTACCCTGGGAGGTGGTAATCACTTTATTGAAATTGTTAAAGATAAAAACAATGAGCATTACCTAGTGGTTCATACTGGCTCTAGAAAGTTTGGAAAAGACATTTGTGATTATCACCAGAAAATAGCAGAGGATACTTGTAAAGACGCAGAAAAAGGCTTAGAGTACTTAGATGGAAAAGCTGCTAAGAAATATTTTGACCACATGAAAATAGCTCAAGAGTATGCAGAGACTAGTCGGTCCTTGATTTATTCTACTATTATATTTGAGTTTTTTAATAGGAATGGAATGCAGACTTTTTCATCAGTTCATAATTATATTGATTTTGAGGATAATATACTTAGGAAGGGGGCTATATCTGCTCATAAGCTAGAAAAGGTTATTATACCTTTAAATATGGGTTTAGGTGTTTTGGTTGGGTATGGAAGAGGAAAAACTGATTGGAACAGTTCAGCTCCTCATGGGCTTGGCCGTAATTTCTCAAGAACACAAGCTAAAAAGACACTAGCAATGGAAGAGTTTAAGGAGGATACTAAAGACATTTGGAGCTCTTGTATAGATGAGAAGAGGCTAGATGAAAGTCCTAGGGCTTACAAAGACGCTGATATTGTGATTAAAGAACTATCTGGTAATATATCAGATATTGAAATCTGGAAATCTGTTTATAATATAAAGGGGTAGAGTTTATGAAAAAGTTTATTAAATGGTTAAACACAAATTTAGAAGGCCTGGTATTTTATGGAGCGTGGTTTACTCTTATAGGACTTAAGCTATTTGGCTTAATTTTTGTAAGTTGGTGGATTATAAGCATCTTCCCATTATTAGTTTTTGCTATCTATTCTAGTTTAATGCTTATAATAGGAGTTACCTTAATGATTATTTCAATTATAAGAAGAGGAAGGGGAGGTAAATGAAGGCAGATAAGCACTTAAGAGTTTTTAAGAATCAAGCACCGAAGGAGTGCCCATTGGAAAAGAAAATAAATTGTGTCAACTGTGAGCTTTGTATAAAGCTGACAAGTAAATATGTCTACTGTGGCAAGGACTAGAGCTCTTTTTCATAGTAAGATTAAAATTGTTGGTACCAATTACCAAAAACAGTCTTTAATTAAAAAGACTGTTTTTTTTATTTATTTTTGTAAGAAAGGTCTACTTTCACCTTATTATAATAATATAAGGAGATAATAAAATATGGAAAAGACAAGAGAAGAGTTTGTAGCGTTTTTAGCAGACCAAGAACTACTACAAGAGTATAGACAAAATGCTGGAGAAGGTTCTGCAGTGGATAGCCAAGAAGTGTTTGATGATTGCCCGCAAGATTGCTTAATCTTTGGAGCATTTGATTTTGGGCCTAAGTTTGATGCAAGAACTGGAAAAGCCTTAGATAAATATGCTAAGTGGTATCGAACTTCTGAAAGATGGGATAGTATACTTATTAATGAAGAATAAGTATTATATACAAGGGGAGAAGTAAACATGCGAGATTTAGCAAGCATTCAAAAGATTAAAAGTATAGAGCCAATTAAAGGCTGTGATAATATCGAATTAGCACATGTTCTTGGCTGGGATGTCATTGTAAAAAAAGATGATTTCAAAGCTGGGGACCTGTGTGTTTATATTGAATATGATACAGTATTACCAGAAAAGCCTAAGTTTGAGTTCTTAAGGTCGAGGTGCTATAACAGTCGAGTAAAAGGTTTTAGGATTCGGAATATGAAAATGCGAGGATTATTTTCTCAAGGAATTGTATTCAGCTTAGACATTTTACCTAAAACTCTTCTTGCTAAGAATAGAGTTGAAGGCTTAAAAGTTGCTGATATTTTAGAAATTAAAAGATATGAGCAAAAGACTGCACAAACGGACACTACTAAATTAAACTTTTTCCAGAAATTGAGAATAAAACTCATAGGCCCTATTGATTTTGCCTATCCAGCTAATATTAAAAAAAGCGGCGAGACTAATATTCAGGTTTGTTATGATAGACTCAAAAAGGAAAATATACTTTTTTCTGTTACTGAAAAGTTGGAAGGTCAAGCGGCCGCTTACTCCTTAGAAGGTAAGAAGTTTAAAGTTTTTAGCCATAATACACGGAGGTTAGACAAGAGTAATAACTGGTACCGAGTAGCTGAACAGTACCAACTAAACAAGGTGTTAAAAAAATATAAAAAAAAGCACGGTTTTAATATTGCGGTCCAAGGTGAGATTGTTGGGCCTGGTATTCAGAAAAATATTTATAATCTTGATATATTAGCTTTTTTTGTGTATAATGTTAGGAACTTAGATACAGAAAAGGATTTGGGCTTTGAGAAAATGACCAGCTTTTTTTTAGAAACAGGATTATCTTATGTACCAATATTAAAAGAGTGTACTAGCCTTTCCAAGCTTGGAAACTCAGTCAAGGAGCTACTGGAGTATTCTGAAGGTACTTCTTTATTGAATAGTAAAGTAAAGCGAGAAGGTATTGTAATAAGGGGGTATAGCTCTCCAGATATATCAGCTAAGATTAAAAGTAGAAGCTATGAGATTTGGTTTAATAAAAAAGAAAAAGATAATAAATGAAAATAGCTGGAGTAGTAGGTACGCCCAATGACTAAGATAACAAGAAAAGAATTAAAAGAAATGATAAAAACGGAGAAAATGTATCTGATGTTGATGTATCTGGAATTACTGATATGAGCTATATGTTTGCTCATTCACAATTTAATCAAGACCTTTCAAACTGGGATGTCTCTAATGTTAAAAATATGAGTTATATGTTTTGTAATTCAATATTTAATCAAGACATTACCAGGTGGAAAGCTGGTACCAACAATGTTTTTGGCTAGCTCTAAAGCAATTTGCATCAATAATAAAATTTGTTTTACACAATTTTTGAGAATTACGTTATATTATATATGTAAGGAGCTAAAAAATGAAAAAAGGTGAAGTAAATGGAATTAACTATGAAAAAATGTGGGTTCGAGACGAAATAACTCATCCATGGCAAAAGAGACTTGTTATATTAAAGTCAAAAAATGGTAAGGCTGTTGCAATCGTAGTAGAGTACGAAGATGATTTTTTAAACGGTTTTGTATTTGATACTACACGATTTGAAATGAGTAAACCAATTAAAACGCGTCCAATGACGACAGTAGAAAAGATTGAGTTTTTGCTTAGCGGATTTTATTTCACTGTTAATGGGGATTTGGTGAACGATTTTCATACTTTAAATGAAGTGTTACACTTAGATACAGTTTATGACAAACAGGGAAATAAATATAAATTTGAAATAGAGGAGGACTAACTAATGCAGAAGGGTGAAGCTAGAAACAAAATAGGATTTTCTTTTGGTGTAGGGATTTTATTATTGCTAGGAGGCACTAAACTAGCTAGAAAGTCCTGGGAAAATAAACAATATATTAGGGTACAATTTTATAAAGACATAGCATGGACTTCTAGACCAGAACCTATTTTAGAATTGATTGACAAAAGAACAGAGAAAGTAAGTGCTTATACACCTACTAACAAAGAGTTATTTGCAGAAGATTGGGTAGAAGTAGTTTTACCTAGCAATAAAACTAAAAATAAGGGAAGAGGCTAATGCGTATAGTTGATGATATTAAATATGAAGAGATTGTTGTGTTGATTCGTATGCTGGTGATAAATCATGTTTAGAAAGCAGTGTCACTTAAATAATCAAGAGCAAATGATTCCTTATCTAGAAGCTAGTGAATATTTAACACTAGGTAAAACCCCAATTCAGTACTTAAAAGCTATTGAGAAAGGTCTAGATAAAGGCTATATGTCACTTATAGAGCTTTATATGCCTGATACAAATAGAATAGTAGGAATGATTACATATAATTACAACAATAACCTTAATGCAATTTGCAATCTCAATTTACTATCATTTGCTAAAACATTTAGTGAACAATTGATTTTTGTAAAATCTTTGAAGAGTTGGTTTGAATATCAATTTAAGGAAGAGGAAATTAACAAACTTGATTTTTCAGTTATCGCTAATAATAAAAGAGCAGTTAGATTGTATGATAAATTATTGTCAAATATTAAATATACTCGTTTTGTATTTAGAGATGAGTATTTATTTAGAGGAAAACTTTTAAATGAAATAACGTATGAGGTTCATAGAGATGATTATTTTTTAATGGAGGATACTAATGCATAAAGGCATAGCTAATGGAATTAAGTACGAAGAGATGTATGTTAAAGATAATATGGGGTCGCAATGGATAAGACGAATAGTTATTAGAGAAGCTAAAAATGGTGCAGTTGTAACTATTGCACCATTTTCATTAGAAGACTTTTTCAATGGTGGCACGTTCCAAACTGTGCGATTTGAAATGAGGAAATATATTAAAACTAAGCCTATGAGTCTACCAGAAAAAGTAGTGCATATTATAACTAATAACTGTTTTAATGGTGGAAATAATTTAAAGAATTTATACACACTAGAAGAGTTGGAAGAAGTAGGTTTTTACTTTGATGAAAACGGCAATAAGCAATTCTTCGAGATAGAAGTTAGTGAAGAGGGTGCTAATGTTTAGTTTTATGTTAGGCTTGATAATCACAATAGTTATTTGGGCTGTTGTAGTGTTTTTATTATAAAGGAGTTATAGATGGGTTATTCAGATGTGGTATTTTGGTTGTGGGTTATTGATAGTATTGGATTAATATTAGTATCATCACTTTTTATCTTTATTGGAAGTTCGATTATTTATTTAAGTATAATAGCAGAAAGTAGTACAAAAGGAGTTAAGACTAAATCATTTAAAATAAAACTTGTTAGTGCTTTAATAATTTTAAGCTTTATTACTGTTTGTACAGCTTTATATCCTTCACAAAAAATAGTAGGTACTTATATTATTGCTAAGGAAGTAGATAATTATAATTTAACTCACGAAGATAGTAATTTCTCACCAAACTCAATTTTAGAAAATACAGATAATAGCATTCAAGATATTGCAGAGTTTATAAAAAGTCTAACAGAGACTGAAGGGGAGAAATAAGTTTATGAGAAAATATAACTATATAGGAAGTGTTTGTTTGGAAAATGTAGGCTGTGGATATTCTACTTTTATCAAAATGCCAATAAGAAACTCATTTAGTAAACATCACACTTTAATATCAAAATATGATAAAGAATTAGAACATAGTTTGTTTTATACAGAAAAGCCTACTATTAACAAAAGATATGACAAAGTATTAACTGTTCGACAATTTAAAAAAAGAGCGAATAGGTTAAGAAAAAATTGACTGACAAAGTGGTATAGGAATGAAAAGGTAGCAACAATGAGTAAATTACTCATTGTTGCGTAGTGGTTTAATCTGGCTACTTTTGGAATCAACAATATAATAACCAATGGTTATACTATAAAATAAGGATAAAAGAAATGAATATAATGAATATAGACCCAGTAAAAGGGACTGAGATTACAGATGATATTTTAAAAGAATGCAGAGAAAATGGTACCAGTATTATTGATACCATATATGCTCTACTAGCAGCCCAGAATGTAGAAGACCATAAAGAATCTAACTAATAATTGGGCTCCATTTACCGGGGTCTCTTAAATAGACTAAGAGCTGATGATTTGTTATTCGAGTTTTATTGAATAGCTGTATATAGCTCTTTTCTATTTCTGCAAATTTCCACATCTTAGTATTTGTGCTTTTGTAAACTAGCATAAGGTTACCACTACGGCTTTCATCTGGGGTCAGTAAATATAAACCACCAATAGAATTGTCTCGGCTCATAGAAGAATCATCATATATAGAGAATGGTCCTTTAAAGTCCAGATTAGAAGTATCAGATGGCCCGAAATTATAATTTCTAAACTGAGGTGCAATGGTGTACTTAGGATTACTAACTGCTTGGCTTAATATATAAAGTATTTCCAAACCTTTCTTTTTAGTATCTTCTGAAGCATTACCCTGAGCTTGCCATTTCTCATTAGGTTGGGGCCCCATTTTATTTGTTGTTTCTGGGTTCTTATCAGATAACTCAACAGCATCCATTTCCCTTAGGATTTGCTTAATAGTTTGCTTTGCTATACCTGACTCGTTTAGAGCCTCTAAAAATTTAATTCTTTCCATCAGATTTTACCTCACCAAGTTGGTACCAAATACCATACTTTCTTCTATATAATAAGTTGTTTTATTATTTTATAATAAAGATAATATTATTTATACGCATAATCACACGGCTTCGTTATATTATATGTAAGGAACCTTGAGTTCGTTAATCACTTAATAGGAGAAGCTAAGGAAATGATGAGAATTAGAGATTATTTTAAAGAAGTTTATAAGGACGACCAGAATGAGGCTATTAATGCAAGACAAATGGCTTGGTTACTAGCAAGCTCTACTTTGATAGTAGGAGTTTTTATTGGTATGTTTCATGTTTTAGTGGCTTTAGCTGAGGGAATTTGAGCAGTTAATCAGCATGAGTACTGGAGCATATGTATGATATTAGGAGAAAAAGACAATGAGTAAATGTGATAGCTGTTTTTATAGGGCTTTTAGAAAAGAAGAAGATGGAATTGGTACTGCTTATGAAAAGTTTTGCTATGTCTATTTTAGTAATCAAGACCGAGCAACTACTTGTAATAGCTATATTAAAGCAAACTGCAGTAATTGTGAATATGGTAAAAAGAGCAAGGTTTGTACGCTAACTAAAAAGCCTGTCTTTAAAACAAAGATTTGTTCTGACTTTCGTCGGTACCAAGGTTGGGGGTTTGATGTTAAAAGGAGCCAAGTAGATGCTTAGAGAAGCTGCTATAAAAAAGTATAGGAAGATAGCTAAAGGCTATCTTAAAGATGTTGAAGCTTGTAGCTGGTACAAAAAAGCTAATGAGCCAATAGAAAAAAACAAAGTTTTATGGACTACTACTCAGAATGCTATTGACAATATAATGGGAGACTTGAATAATTCTATTTTAGTCTTTAACCTAGATGATGATTTAGATGGGTCGAGATACTGGTACCAAGATTCAGACACTCCAAGCACCGAAGATGAAGACTATAAGCAAAATGTTTTTTTATTTAGTGACTACCCTTTTAGTCTTGCTAAAGTAGAAAATGATTTTATAATATCAACTGATAGAATACTAGAATCTGTTTCTTTATCTCTTGAGGAGCTCAGAAGAAGAGCTGAAGACTGGTCATTTGCTTTTGAGCATTTAAAATCAAAGTTTGATACTCAGGATAAATTAGCTATTTTAGCAGAGGCTATTTGCATAAGAGAAGGTACCAACTTATGGCCAAGCCAAGACAGCCTACTCCATAATTCAGAAAATATTAGCCAGGAAGTACAAGGGATTATAGAAGAAACATATACTCAAGAAGAGTTTGACCTAGCAAAAGAATACTTTAAAGAGGGCTTAGATGTAACGTCTAACATGTTTCAAGGAAACTATCACCCTTGGATATTTAAGTCCACTTTTAGAAGGTTTGTTGGAGTAGAGTTAAAAGCTGGAGATATATCAGATGTTTCTACATTAAAGTATATTCCAGAGAACAAGTTACTATACTACAAAACAAACAAAAATGAGCCGGGTATTGAAGTTTCTGACAGCGAGCTAGTATGCTTATATTATAGGTTCACTTGCTCCAGAGTTATTTATACAAAACCTGTTGTTTATAATTGCAGGACAGGACTTAGCTATTCTGTTAAGATGGAGGACTACCTCAATTACCTAGATAAAGAAGATAACTTATATTCTTTTATTCAAAATAGTAAGTCTTTAGAACATGGACAAGGAGTTTAGATATGCAAGACTATGATGGTATTACTTTGGAGTATAGAGTTGAAGCCGGTACCGTGGTACCCAAAGATATAGACTATCTGGGGTTTATAACACCAAATAATTATACTGAGCCCATAAGGATAATTATTCTTAGAGAGTTTACTGTTACTTGTCCTTATACTGGTAGGAAGCAGGTGCTTTGCGACCTTGAAAATGTACCGCATCTATATGAATTTTTTCGTAGTATTAAAGCTTTTCCAAAAGAGCTAATTAAACTGTCTACTAAGTATAAATTAAAAAATTTAAAATAAAGTTCACACAGATTTCAAAAAGTTCGTTATATTATATCTGTAAGGAGCTAAATATGACAGTAGAAACAAGAGCTACATTAAACATGATTTTAGATGACCAAAAGGTGTATATAAACTCTGAAATCAAGAAAAATTATTATAAAGCAGCTAAGAGCAAATATCTGCATGCGGGTTTAGGTACTGAGGACTCTGAGCCTCAGAAAAAAATAAATGCAATAGTAGGTAGTAGAGAATTCAGAATTTTTAGACCAAAAGATGAAGAACTTAGGTCTTACTGGCCTAATAGCTATTCACGTCCAAACCCATCTAATTCAAAGTTTTTTAGGACAGGATTCCTATATAAGGATAACGTATACTGCCTTACTCTAAACAGTGCTAATGAAATACAGCTAGAATTAGGTGATGCAACTTATAATTCTGAGAGCTGCGATGACATTTTGTCTAATATAAAATGTTGGAATGATGAGCTCAAAGCCTTAAAAATAATATTTAACACTCAGGAAAAACTAGAGGCTTTAGTTGAAGCTATCTCAATAAGGGGAGAAAATTATATTTTTAGTGAGACCAGCGTTTATAGTCATACAATTCCACAGGTCAATCTCGGAAAATTTACAATTAAAGACGTTGAAGCAGCTATAGCGTTTTTCAGTGAAGGAAGGAGCTCAAAACCCGTTCGGAGGATGAAGGTTTATTCCACGACTAAGACTAGAAGTAAGTCTTGCTATAGAATCTTTGGTTTTGCCTTTGAGAATATGCCTTATGCTGATAAGCTAGAAACTTTCAAAATTTCCAAAATAGAAAAAGGTCAAGTTTACTTTCAGTATGGTAAGCTTTCTAAAAAAATATCAGATAAGGAGCTAGTCAGGTTACATAAACTTATGAATTCTAAAGTCTTTTATAATACTGTAGGTGACAAATTGATAATCAAAGATATAGCTAATAAAGTTAAATATTTAGTAAGCCCTGAGAATTGGTTTAAATATCTAGAAACAACTACGAACCCATTAGATTTTGTTTTTAATCAGGGGGTACCTGATACCAGCAATTTTCTACGCAGAAAGTAGGAAGACTGTTATATTATATTTGTAAGGAGACAAAATATGAGTGATATAAACAAAAATAAGCAAACCTTTTTTAAATCAATTGTGGCAAATAGGGCAGAGGGTGTCAGCCTTTTATATGAAAATTCTGTTGAAGACTATACTGGATTTATACTACCTGATTTAAAGGTCAGAAGAGCTAACCTGAAAATTCAAAAAGTCGAAAATATCCATGAGATAAAGGATATTTTTTCAGATGCAACTCAAATAGTCTGTGATATTTATTATAAGGAGCCATTATGGAATTATTCAGATAATGTAAAGCTAATTAGAAATTATCCAATAGTAGCATTGAAGCTTAGTACTGAACTTAAAATGAAACTATTTTTGTAGTCTCTTAAAAGTTTACTTTGTTTCTTCGCTCTGTAGCATCTATTAAAAGTTGTATTATTTTAGTTGGCAATGTTTCGTTAAAGTAGGAGGTCTTGAATTTCTGATAAAGAAGTTCATGGCCTCCAAAAGTTCCTAGTATGTCTTTAACTTCTAAACAAAGCACAATAGGTAAATCTACATTTTCATCGTACATAACCCAAAATAACAAATCATCTCTAGTTACATCTGAAGACATTGGCGCATGCACTTCTACGCCTTGAGTCTCGTCGTCTAGAGATGATATAGAGTCCATTGTAAACCCAGACCCTTCTTTTGTTACTCTTCTTAGGGGTATGTCTTTTAAGGTCGGCATGACAATTTCTAAGGTGTCTGCTTTTATAATTTCGCGGGATTCTATATCTCCCTGATGAGTTAACTCTGTTTTAACTCTAATCATGTCAATTGTATTACCTACCCACTTCATAGAATTATCAAACATTTTGCGTTTTATATTGTCATGCTTTGCCATAAGCCTTGCTTGGAAATGCCTCATAAGAATATTAACCTGTTCCTAGGACTGTTTGCTGTTGCTGAGACTCTGGAACGTCTGCTGTTGCAACATTTTGTACTTGAGCTGTTTCACCGTCTTGTAAAGTTGCATTATTAAAAGCATTAACCTCATTTTGTATTAAAGCTGAAACAGAATCACCGGACACTCCATAATCACTTTTTAGTTTTGCTTCTATTGCACTTGGGTCATATAGCTCTTGCCCATACATTACTTTTTTAATAATAGGACTTAAACTATTTGCTAGATTAGCACCAAAATCTTCATCTTCTTGGTAGGTGGTACCAGGATATTTTGAGGTGTCTTTAAACGTTTTCTTATTCTTGTTTACATCTACAACACTGATTAAGTTTTCAGGTGTTAAACTTGCCATATTAGCAGATGTCTGACCTATAGGTGAACCACCACTCTCTCCGTCTTCAAAGAATCTATTATATACCTTTTGCTCTACTTCTGTCATTAGTCTTTTCATTATTTATATTTATCTCCTAAAGATTTTTTTAGTTCCGTATCTAATTCACCATTTAACACACTTAATGTATGTTTTGCTTCCATAGAAGAGTGTTGACTTAGGACATCTAAAACGTCCATTATTAAAATAAATTTAATCTTCCATGTTTTATAAAACTCAGAAGTCATGACATCTTTCATTTTAATGAAAAAAGCTTTTGAATGGGTATCATCCCAGATATTAAACTTTTTCATAAAGCATTGTGGAGCCCCATTTAAAATACTTCCGTTGGTTAGTTTAATTGGTAAGCTAGAAATATCATCTATTGTTTTAGCATTCCAGTCTTGGTATATCGTAGGAATTTTAGAAAGTATTTCATCTTTATCTATATCCTGTAAGTTGGGCTTTTCCAGCTCATTTAGAACTTCTAAAACTAAGTCTAGCATAACTTTATTTCTAAAAATCATTACCGCCTTAAAAATATCAAACTTAATTTGAAGATTACTTTTATTTCTAATATCAGAATCGGATATTTCTGGGCCATTATTTATAATATTTTGCAGATTAGCTATAAGTGGATGCTCTTTTAGAGGGCGTTTAACTTTTAACTCATCTGTTTCATAAGACCGCTTGATAACGTCTAGTTCCATAGCCAGCATTTTATTTTTTATAATATCTATATCTACGTAAAGACCAGAAATTTGCTTATCCTTTTTGGTTAAAACTTCCAAAAAATATGGGTCTTTACTTAAAGGAGAGCTAGAGCCTTGAATACCACCATCTACAGAAATTCCTGATTTACCTAGCCCTATCCTCGTTTTATACTTTGAAGAAGTTTTTATTATTAAAACTATTAGGAATGATATGCCGCCTATAATTAAACCACCTAAAACTACTGTCATTGCAAACACTAATATTTTTTGCTCGGGGCTAAGAGAAAAAAAACTATCCATTACTTGTTTGTCACCTTTGAAGTTATTTCATTAGCTGCTGCCAATGTTAAAAAAGCTGTTACATACAGAATTACATCCTGCCTAGTTATTATACCATATATAGTTATACCAACTGCAAAAAACCAGCTGCCTAGCTTAATTAACCGGCCACTACTCCGCTTGTTAAAAGGGTCAGAAAGAAATCCTATTTTTTTTAATTTTTTTGAAGGATTTAAAGTTTCTTTACAAATAACCTCTTGTTCCTCGCCTTGCATCATAATTAACCACCCTCTTAACTCTCTATTTGATATATAATAAGTACTTTTTATAAGTTTAGCTAGAAAAGCCATAACCCTAGAAATAAACAAGGGTTATGGCTTTTACTATAAACTAATTTTTAGTTTTGACCTTTATTTTCCGGAGGATTCTCCTTCCCCCTTGGGAATTAGTTGTATAAACATGAATAATTCCACCTAGCTTATCAGCCCAAGCTTCCCAGAAATATTCATAATAATCTTTTTTAAGCTTATTTTTTCGGTCTCTTAGATTATTAGTAATAGATGGTATAGCAATTAAAAATAGATACAACCATCCACCTAGAATAGCTAACTGTAAAAAATGACCATATTCATGTCTTATAGTTATAGCTTTAAAACCCTCTTTAGTATTTTCATTCTCTTCTATTCGGAAGTAGTGAGGTAAAAATATATGAAATATAGAAGCTCCACTAAAAAGAGATTGTAATTTATTTAGCTTTTCATATCTAAAAAAATAGACTTTAACTCCCCCGAAGTTTTCTGTTGTAAATAGATTCTGCATAGATGACTCCTCTATAAACAGATGGGTTAGCATAGTTATCACTAAAATAGGGGAACTACGAATTAACATAGATATTCTCAATAACCAGCTAATACCATAGCTTAGCCTCCTTGAGCTTTTCTTTTTGTTTATTAGATAGAATATACCACCTAGAGCTAAACTCAAATAAGCTATCATATATAATGATATAACTACTGAACTAAAAATCATAAAACCTTTCACAATTATCTCCTTTTTACTATAACTAGTTTAGTTGCTTCCATAAAAAAGTTATTAGCTATTTATTTATCTTAATAAAGTAATTAACAGCTATGTTAGGTACTCTCGTCTCGATACCTTTCTTTTTAAGCCATGTTGTTGAATCACCTGCTGCCCAGTATGAGATTAGGCTCTTCCTACCTATCCAAGCACCATTATCAGGTACAACTACTTCACCTTCAGGTTGGTTTGAGTCCCAAGTAGTAGAAAGCTTATCAATATTATTAGTCTGTCCGTTCTCAGTTGCTCCTAGTGTACGGCCGTTTGCACCTCTTAAGTGCATTCCATTTTCAGCATCTTGGCTTGGAAGTGAGGTAATACCTGTAATGTTTGAAAAGTCTGAACCCCCAATGTTCTGCCCTTTCATCATTACCCATTTACCATTATTATTTTTTGCAGCAATGAACTGAGACTCTGTTAGAAGTGATGAGACTATAGTACCGACAGGCTCTAGATCCTTTAGCATAGCAACTAGCCCATCAAATTGGCTTGGTGATAAATGCTCAAAAGCTACCCAGTTAGTAGTATCAGCTGCTGGTGAGGTTGGAGTATTTGTACCAGTTATATTTTTATAAATCTTACCCAAGTAGTTAACCATACAATTTAGAGCATAAGTGCTACCTGAAGTTCCATCAAATGGTTGCCAATTATTTCGTAGTCTACTATCTCTATTAATATATTCTGCTTGGTCTAGGTGAAATCTCTCACCAGCAATACCGCCTTGTATTTCATTCAGGCTATTATGAGCTGTTATTTGTATACCTGTGGCTGAGCCCTCTACTCCAGATACCCATTCAAAAGTACTGTAATCTCTAAAAGAAACACAACCTTCTTTTACTATGAATCGTCCAACCTCTAGCATACTTGTAAACGGAAAAGTTTCAAACTCAAAAGATTGAACTGAGGCAGCTTTTGCTTCTGTCCTAGAATCAAATTGATGTTTTCCATAGACCAATGCAAATAAACCTGTTGCTGGGCTTACTACTAAGCGAAATATACCCCATTTATCAGTAGACAGCTCAGTTAAAGTACCATTTAAATCATATTTAGTTTCTACTTCTGTGAACGTTGGCTCCATGAATACATCGAGTAAGTTTGCACCAGACCACCAAGGCTTCCATTCTAGTGGCTCCGCTTGTAATATATCCTTTTTCCAAACAAAAGATGAATTGATTTCATAATTTATACCCTCTTGAACTACTGAGTATTGCTGATGAGCCAACTCCCGACCAATTAGTCCGTCTACTACCATATTAAGTAGTTCTGGGCCTTCGATTCTTTCTCTACTAGTGGTTGTACTTGCCCAAGGTACTGTTTGCAATAAAGCTATTGAAGAATTAGATACTACAGTAATACCCAGCTTTATAATAGTACTATCCGTTGGATTGACATCTTCTTCAGATAAACCCAAAGTTAAGTCATTCTTTAGAAATACAAGATAAGCTATAACATTATTTGCTCCAACACCTGCAAAAATGCTAGGTGGAATGGGAAATTCTCCAGCATTAACCTTAATAAATGGTGACTGCAAAGTACTTAGTAAGCTAGCTTTAAAAATCCAGAACTCATTATAGGTAATGGACCCGGTACCAATACCACTCATTAGCATGGTATTACCAGAAAAGGTAGGCTCTAAAAACTTTTTAACGTAAGGAATTGGTACAATTCCACTTGATTGCATACTAAAAGTCCCAGTTGTACCCTCTCCCACAAAGCTCCATTTAAATGGAGTAGCTAGGTATAGTCCACCTGTTTGTTTAACTGAGTATTTTTGCCCTTGCACTTGGGAATAGTCTGGTAGCTCTGCGAAAGTATCCACCTGTCCATCAATAATATAAAATATTCCCCAATCATTGTCCAAGTCATTTGTTGGATTACTCCCAACATTATCATTATATGCAACATATGTGTTGTTATCAGAGCCTATTGCTCGCATTCCTTTTTTATAATGGTAGTACTCATTCCAAACGGATACTATTACTGTTTGCCAGTTTTCTTGGTCAAGCTCAGGATTCAAGTTAGTATTGACTCCTGTGAAGTTAGTATATGGTTTTCCATTATAGTTTATAATTGTTGTAACGGGGTATAAGCTTGGGCCTACTTCAGAGGCAGGCTGCCATAGTGATTCAAGTTGACTTGCAATCTGAGAATATTTTATATTTTTACTAATTTTCGACCAGTTAGTACCATCATACATGTATAATCCAGCAGCTTTGAATGTTAGTAGCCATTTTGTGCCTGTTGACGTTTTTACTAAGCCTGTTGTACCAGCTATAACTCCACTAGGAAGTTCAGCATACGTTTCTACAGCCAGGTTTATAGCTGCATTTTGGGAAGTGTACTTTGCTCTTGTGAATATTATTTTGGACATATCAAATTCCTAGTACTAGTAGACGAGCTTCTGCATCTACTGACTGTGATTTAACTGTTAGCTCTTCAAAGTGACCTTCTATTGATAGGACTTCCCCTGCTTTTATTGTTATCCACTCATCGTTGTACTTTGAATCAAAATTTAGCTCTATACTATTTGATACAGAATCATTTGTTAGCATAATGTTTTCAGTTGATATTGGATAAGAGTTAAACTCAAACATATAGCTATTCGCTGCCCTTAGCTCAATATTAGCTGATTTATACTTCCGGTTATTTCCGTATTTTTGTGCCATTTAATGCTCTCCTCATTCATTCATAATTATTATATTTGGGTTATCTGTATTGGATGTTTCTTTAATAGCTATGTATGTTATAGTTCCTATTATAAGAAGGCCACCCACTACTGATGCCGCTATTATTATCTTTTCTTTAGTAGCTAACTCATGTTCAAGCTCTTTTTTTCTAGCTTCAATCTCTAGTGTTAACTCTTTAGTAGTCTGAGATAATTTGCTCAAGGACTTTTTGTAACTCTCTTCCATTTGCTTGTAACTCAAGGTTAGTCTCTCGTAGCTTTCTTGAAGTTTCTTGGACTCCTCTAAGCTCAGATTGTAATCTTCCTGTAGTGCTGAGTAGTCGCTCATTAGTTGATTGTAATCTTGAATTAAGCTGCTCATACTTTGAGTTTGAGTTTCTAAGTCTTGTGTTTGCTGAACTGAACTGTCTATTTGACTGTTTAAGTTTTGCATTTGATTTAGCAAGTCCATCAATTTCTGTTTGGTATTGGATTGAGTACTCTGAGAGCTGGTTAATAAATCTTTTTTGTTTGAAATATCCGACTCCTGTTGTGATACCAAAAGCAATGGCACCAACAACAAGAATAACAAGGATAATAATGTATGTTTTTTCATTAGTGAAAATCCTCCATAAAAGGTCTTTAGCTTTTTGAGCCATTACTGTCCCTCTTTTTGTTTGTCTTGGCTTCTGCATAACCAGCTACTAGAACATTATTATAACCCTTTCTCATAATATGGTTTAGTATGCTGAACATAATCCTTTTTTTCCCTAAATGAGTTTCAGTTACAACATGCTTAAAGCCTAAGAACTTGAAAGGAACTAGAGGTACCAAATCTGACTTATACACAAATCTTGTAGTAATAGCACCAACTCTTTTATTATAGGATTCTACAAAATGCTTATTTCCAACACGAGGTGAACCTGTTAGAATTACATCTGTTTTTAGTTTGCCTGGAAAATTATAATCTATATCAATGGCCATTAAAGTGCTCATAGCAGCACCCATTGAATGCCCTTGGATTAAGAGCTTATCTCCGTCTTCTAGCCCTTTAACAATCTCGTGTACCCAGCCTCGCATGTTCATATAAGATTTTAAAAATCCGTTATGAACTCGTACTTTAGACTTCTGGTCCGGCTTTTTATATGGTACTTTTTTGAATGAAATACTAAAATCCATAATCCAGTCTAGTAGTTCGTTAGACCCCATTGTCATTATAATATTTAATTTACCTTTTTTAACATGGGCAGCTTGGGCATTACCAAACTCATAAAAATCTACAACACCTTTTATTTTAGAAGGGTCTTTTCTTTTCTTCTTAGACTTCTTAAACATAAGCCCTCTTTTAGCGTAGCGAACATCTTCGTATGTTTTAACAGCGAATTCCATTTCTTTTTTAGTTAGTTTCATAGTGTTTTAGTCTCCTTACTATTATAATAAGTTCAAATAAAAAAGGCTGATAAGAATCAGCCTCTTTGGTCTATTTGTAATAAATTATGTAATATGGCTTTACATTTTTTAAAAATTCCTTTTTAGTCATACGTCTATTATGCCCACCTTTTCCGTCTTTAAATCTAGATGGATGAGAATCATTATAGATAATCTCATTAGTACCACTATCATATGCAACAGCTGCAATATAATGTCCAGGTTTCTTTAAACAAAGCTGTATACCATTTCCCTCTACAAGATTACTTGTTATCAGGTCCCAAACCAGCCCAAAATCAAATATGGCCTTCATTCCAAATAACTCATTAGCCATTATAGGATAGTACTGAGGTATTTCATTATTCAGCCATTTTTTGTTGTCCAAGTCCCGAACAAAGTTAAATTTTCCGTATTGCCTAGAGTCGTTAAAATAATCCATTACTACAGACTCAGGTTGCATTCTATATATACCATACTTTGGAACTTCTGGTAGTAATCCCATGCTTGAAGCTATGTTAACCGCAGAGGTTGGACCACACGTCTCAAGCCATAATTTCACCTTGGCCTTTCTTAGCATATTATCCAATGGGTTATTTTCCTGTGTGTAATACTTATCACTATCATTCCAGTATTTCGTGCCTTTAATCATTCAATTTCCACCTTCATTGTTTATTATTGTTTATGAAACAACCAGTTTTGATTACAATCTCCTGTACCATTTGCAATAATGTACCACTGGCACCCAGTTGTTATGCAATCCTTTTGTAGGATAGGACAAAACTTTTTAATCTGGAAATACGCATTTGTTAAGTAGTTAATAACATCAGCCTTATTTTTAATCCAATCAATACCTGGTTTACCATCTTCTGGCTGTGGTACAATTATTTTAGTTTCATTACCTTTGATAAGCTCCATTGGCATTTGTTTTAATTCTTTATGCCGCTTATCAAAGGCCTTTTTAACCTCTTTGTAATCTTTTTTACTTGCAATAATTTTCATTTGCTTTTCTCCTTATATATATAATAAGGCGATTTTATGAGTTTCTTACAAATAAGAATACTAAATTTCTATCCAAATATCACCTGAAGCGGGACCTCCTGGAGAAGTAGTACTTACTGTTGTTTTAGGTAATGCTACTAACTTATCTATGTTTGCTTGAGAAACATGTTGTGTACCATTGACATCACCACCATTTTTTGCAATATGACCAGATAAATCCATTGTTTCCAACGCATCTAGCCTTGTAGGATAGTCTTTGCTAGCCACCTGAACCCACTCACCAGTACCACTGTCTGATGGAACCTTAGGACCAAAAATACGGTTTTGAACTTGATTTACACCACTAAATGTATAAGTAGTATAGTATTCCCCTGAATAGTTCATTAAAATCATACCCTTGTCTATAAATGCTCTTTCAGCCACTACAGTTTTCAAGTCTGTGTCTAAATCATAGCCATACATACTATCTTCATCTGCAAAAATAAATTGCTTATTACTTATACCAAGTATTTCTGGTTGTGTAGTACTAGATAAATAGTGAGATAAACCAGGTATATCCACATCAGTTGCTGTACCTCCATTACTAATTGAAACAGTCTTATATTGAGTTGTTCCAGAAGTAGCAACTTGTGTTTTATAAACAATCTTAGCATTAGACAATACTGCAAAGGTAACTGGCTCCAAGCTATTACCTGGCTCGCATAAGCCTGTTAAGTATACCAGCTCTGATGGAGAAGTAAAATTAAGAGGCCATTTTGCAAATTTAATTTTTGTTGGGTCAGTAAAATCATTCAAAGCCATATAATAAAAACCATTTGCTATCTGTAGAATCTTAAAAGACTCTTCTGTAAATCCAAATCCACTCAAAGTAGCTGCAGATTGCATTGTTGTAAAGTTTGAGCCACCAGTCCATTTTTTTATGCTTCCTGTTCCATCACTAGAATCCCAAAAGTATACTCCACCACCTGCTAAGTCAGTCTTTGGCCAGAGTAACCCGTTTCCACTCAAGCTTGCAACTGAAGTAATATCAGGAGCTCCATAGTTTAGCCGTCTAACATAATAATTATCTGAAGCTGTATACTTGTATATAGCTCCATGAAAATCAGTCTCATCTGCTAAGCTCCCCTCTAGTACAAAAGCGCTCATATACTGTGTTACACTTCCTAGACTATTTATATTTCCTATTTGTTCTTCACTAGTAAAGACTGGGTTAATAGTACTACTATAGCTATAAACACCTTTATCCCGGCAATTAACTAAAATATCATCTGTCATACCTACTATAGCCTTTAGCTCAGCTTCTGTTTCAACAGGCTCCATAATAGCTCTTGCTAATTCATTACCATCATATAAATAATAATTTTCAGCATGGTATACTTTAATTTCAATAGCATCAGTATTATCTAGCTGTATAGAGGTAGTATTCTCTAATATAGAAATATAAGTATTTTTTCTTGAAATCAAAACAGAGTTTTTAGTACTACCATTTTTAAACGTTAGCTGGTCTGTAACATCATACTCTTTTGAACTATGGGTACCATAAGCCTTAAAAATTAAATCATTAAAATCACCAGTTAGCTGATTTGTTATATTAGAGTTAAACAGATTATGAGTCATTTCATAGTTAGAAGTTAAATCTCCTACTACTATACCATTTGATTTGAACTTTTTGATAGTAGGTTGCTTTGCTTCTGTTAAGTCATAAGCATAAGTTATTTTTATCTCGTAGCCAGTTTGATTAGGTATATTTCCGCCTACTCCAAATACAAGCTCAAGCGCTGTTTTCTCTGAAGGGATACTTGCTAAGCTTGAAATAGCTGAGCCATCACAAGCTACAAAACCATGGGTACTATCAACAGTTCCACCTACTGTCTTTTTAATACCTGCTAGTGGGATTGCTGTTTCGTTTAGCTTGGTTCTTTCAATGTTTATGTCTAAATAATCATCCCCTGAGCAGGTACCAACCTTAACAGACCAGTTTAAATCTGAATTGTCAACGATAGCTCCTGCAGTAGTACTTAAGAACTTAGGACCTATTAAAAGGCCAGGATAGCTAATTCTCCCAGTTGTTTTTATAATAATGTTATCACCAATGTTCTTAGCTGTACTAGGAAGATAAAAACCAACAATATTGCTAAGCTCATCACTTGGGTTTACTGGGTCCCATTTACCAGTATAAACTTTTCCATCATTTTTTAGAGCTATTGGAATTGGGATTGCACTGACAGGTAAAGCTTCACCAAGGGTATACTCTAAAGAGGTTATTCCTACAGGGCCTCTTCCATCTCCTTCTAGTGATATATTTATATTGTATTTTGTATATGGTCCAGTATTGTCAGCAATACTTTGGATAGTACCAATTTCTATAACATTAATTGAACCTAGTTCAGCTTGTTCTCTAGATAGGGTATAACCAACATAGGGTGCAGTTATATTACTAATATGGTATAAATAAATAATATTTTCTTTAGAAGGGTCATAGCCTGAAAAAAAATTGTAGGTATCTTCTATTGTGATAAATCCTTTTGACTGTACTGTACAACTCACACCATCATCATCTATCGCTAAAATAATACCTAAACTTTTCCTGTCAATATTTGGGTTAGTATATCGTAGCTTACCATCAGAGTTAAAAGACACTGCAGTACCAACACTTAGCGGGTCACCAGCTGGTTTTTCATATACGTTTTCAGGAACTACAGACCTTACTAACCCGTCGAGTTTATATTTTAGTTGTTTAGTATCATTCTTAAGCCAAATTTGACCATTAACTTTTGCCATTATAAGTTTATCTCCTTTATCTAATAAGTCGTTTTTTATTCTATTGCTAGAATCATCATGTTTGAGGCATGTACTATCTTTCCATCACCTGTAACTACAGATTGAGCACCATACTCTGCTGTTGTTAAACTCTGGATACTACTCAATGGCTCGTCTGCCTTGTACAAGTCCAAAACTTTATCTTCTGTATTGTTAGTACTTACTTTTAAATCTGTTTTCTTAGTAATTTGCCAAGAGCCTAAGCTGTTGTATGCCTTTTCCAGCTCCACAAACTTAGTTAATGTCTTAACATCATAATACACTCTAAGGAGGCTATCTGTAATATCTACCAGAGACCTAACTTTCTTGTTGTCTGGTATAGCAGGCCAAGGGTTAGGAACTTCAGTATTATAATCAGATAAGGCAAAGGCTGTGGGTAAAGCCCAGTAAGTTAAAGCAGAAATAGTATTTATAGTGCTGTTAAACGAAGCTGGGGCGGTACTTTTTACCCCTGGAATTATAGTTGTACCATCATCCAAAGTCCTTCCACCTAAGATTATACTCTCTATCTCATTATGAATATAGTCAATTGTTGGTGACTGAATCTTACTAAATGTTTTAAACACACCAGAATAATCAGCTGGAGTTCCTAATACTTTATGGTACTTAGGAATATGAGCTGTATAACCCATACTAGGGTTTAAGCTAAAATCACCTAGAACTGTTAAAAACTGAGATTCAAGTTCGATTGTTTTACCAAAGATTCTAGTAATAGAGTTAGATACAAAAGCTGATAAATCTGCATTTTTAAATTTCCTTCCTATTTCTAATGTGTTATTTGAATCGTCCATTGATAAAATAGTCTGATTAAATGTAATATTATTCTCATCTACTGAGGTTGTGCTACTAAAAAGAGTTGTTTTAGAGCCTTTGGTAAATAAACCTCCAGAGTAAGAATCCATACATTCCATGTATGAAATAGCAGTAGCACTATCTGTTAGTAACTTTAGCAAGCCATTACCAAGGCTACTTGAATAAGTAGGGGCAGTATGAGAGTCTGTTACGCTTAAAAGGCTAGGAAGTATTAACTTTTCTATTTCTGTACCAGCCCCGTTTTCAACTACTCTAAATATATTAGAATATTTTAAAGTCTCTCTGGTTCTTTCATACTGGGCTTGAGATACACCTCCACTTGTAATCTCTTGAATAAAATAAGGGATTCCACCAGGTAAAATATCAGTATAACTACCTTTAATTTTTGGTACAAAAGGTAAATTACCTAATAGGTTATTACTGTGGTTATCGGTATAGAACTCGAATGCTTGTCCAAACTCCAAAGTATTTTGCTTAGAATTGTACTGAATAATACCATTAAAAGAGTCGAAAGTACTACCTATAACTGAATCAGGTTTTATTTTGGAGTATAAAGCTAAGCCTGGAGATTCAGTTGAATAGTTTGGGTCTATTGTATTAAAGCTATAACCCAGTTCGTTATCAAAAGTATTTTTTGGAAGATTGTAATAACTAGTACCATTTACTTTATATAGTTTTTCTAGAACCAAGCTTTTAACATGTTTAATAGCAGGTAACCAAGCCTCAGAGTTTGGTATACCTCGATTAGTTACTTCATTATCTGCAAGTTTAAGTTTATTTTCAATCTCTTCTATAGGCGTGCTACTTTTAGTATTTGCTCTTACCTCATTAAATACTACTTTTGCTGTAACATCTAAATCTTGTTCAAATGTTTCTTTTCTTACAAAATCTCCTACCGAACAGAACTCAACAAGTAAATACCCATAAGATGTTTTCAAAGCATCATATATGTCATCGGGTATATACATGTTTTTATAAGCACTTCCCTCTGAGATTAAATTACTAGTATTCACTTCTTTATTAAAAATAATTATTTTTGTAGCAGAGCTTGGAACACTACTATCTGGAGAAAACTCAATCTCCTGTTCAGCATGTTTTATAATTGTGTTAGTCCCAGAATCAAACTCAACACTTGTGAGCTTAACCATTCTATTAGCTACATCACTATTTATGAAAATTAAGTCCCTATGTAAAAAGCTTCCAGTGTCTCTAAACGAAGTAATCATTTCTGGCTGGTTTAAATCAATAAGTACTGTTTCTTTGTCATTGCTATTTGTTGTTAACCACTCATCAAAAACATAGCCATCTTTTTTAAAAGATTTCTTCCAAAAAGTACTTTGCTGGGGCGCTCTCATATCTATACTTGAGTAAGTAGTACTACTGCCTGTGTTGGACTCACCAAAGCAATAGTTGTAACCTGTTCTGAATTGTCTGTTATCTTGTGCCATTATATTCTATTCTCCTATTCTACTTCTAGTACTAGTGAGTTTACAACACGGTTCTCACCATGCTTCTCAATACCTGTTAAATCAAGATAGTCTCTAATTTCATTAAAACTATTCAAATTTTCACTTATAACTCCAGCAAGTAGTACTCCACCTTTATCTAGGGGTAAACTAACTTTTTCAAAAATAGTTTTTATATTTGTAGCGCTGAGACAGTTAGTTATCTTATATGCTTTGTTATATAATTTTAAAGTTTTCTCTTCACCCACAGGACTTGGAGAGAAATACAAAACATTTAAAATTTTAGTAATACCTCCAGTTTCTCCCATATCTATTTCTTCAATCCCTGTTGGTGCAGTAATTGTAGTTATTATTTCAGTATAATAATTTGTGTCAGATGTTTCAGGGGTACCTTCATTTATAACCTTCTGCACATTGGTATAGACTATATTAAAGTATCTTTCATTTACTAATATTGGTTTATTATTTACTAAAAAAGCAAACTTATTAGTTTTTGAAAGCCCAAGAGCTATGGAGTTCTTAGAGCTAACTAACTTGTTATACGTACCAAAGTTTGGTGTCCCATAGTTTATATTTAAGTTGTATAGACTAGCTCCATCAAAATATATTGGTGCTAATAATAATTCATTATTGTTAAGTACCTTGGTGCCATCTTGATTAAATACAGCACTATACGTTTTATATTTTAATGCTGATGCTAAATTGAAGTTATTACTTGAGACTGAGTCATACTTTACTTTTAGATATAAAAAGCCTAGACCTGTGGGACATGGGGGTATAGGCGTGGTTTCATTTGAAATATCTAGCTTTATTGGTACACGCAATGTACTTGTAGTGTCCAAGCAAAATACTATTGCTGATAAATCTGTAATTACAAAAGAAGAGCCTGATACACTCAACTCTGATTTTAGTATTATATTTTGTTGGTTGTACAAACCCTCAAATGCTATGTTCTCATTAAGAGAAATCAAGCTTGCATTAAACTTGGTACTTATTCTTAACATTCTATTTTTCCTTATTATCTAGTTATATAATAAGTTTAGATTTCAGAAGTAGCTGCAATAATTATATTAAGAGATAAGTGGTTATAAAAAGAGTTATATATAACTGGTGGAAATGTAGCATAAGCTATCATCTTGTTCTCAGTATTAAACACACCCATTTCAGTTATACCTACAACAGCTGAATTATCAGAATCCTTTTCAAACCTATTTTTAGTGGTGTTGGTATAATATGAAAAATCAAGTGCTGATAAAACACTGCTAGTTCCTATAATATTATCACTTAGCATTATATGGTCGTCTGTATCATAGTTTTGGATTTCGTAGTTCATACCATACAGGCTTATTACTTCGTCTAGTTTTCCATTAGGAAGAGTTATAAAAGAGAGTTTTCCTGAATCATTATGTACAATCCTTGTTCTTGCTATACCTAGCTTTCTGTTATCTGTGATGCTATAATTAACAAGCTCAAAACCAGGAAATATTTTCATAAAAGGCTTTTCTACTTGTATCAGGCGGTATTCTGGACCAACAGCAGTAATAACTTTACTCCACATTGAGTATGCTATTACTAGGTTAAACTCACTATTATATCCTATTTCAACTATCATTTCAAAAGGGTTTTTGTAGTCTCCATCAATATAAAAATCATCATAAAATGTGTTTTCATTATAACCTGTACTTCCAAAGTTTATTTTTTCATCAGGTGTATCATCTGAAAAAATAATATAAAACTCCTTTTTAAAAGTTACTAAGTCTTTATATCTAAGCTCAATTTTTTCTATTTTGGTCCTTTTGTTATAGTCAATAAAACTAATAAGCTCCGAGCCATCTGTTATCTGTGGATAAACTTTTATTTCAAAAGTTTCGGATAAATCAGTAATAACGGTAGACGGGAGACTCAAAGTATTGGTTATTTTTTCAATTTTAGCAACCTTATCAGTTTCATCTCTACCTAGAAAAGCAGTTGAAAGCAAATCTTCCTTTATCTCAGTGTATGTAGCTAGAGCATCTAACTCTGAATATGCATCACTACTTTCATTACCTATCATCTTGAGGTTTAAGTCAGAATTGAGTGTTTCATCTTCAAAAGTTTTACAGTCAACAATAGTGCTTACATCTAGAACAGCTCCGCTTACCCCTATCATACCAACTTCTTTTTTATCAACCCACTGCTCAAACAGAGGCTTTTCTAAATTAGCTCCCTCTATTTGGATTAAAGCCATTTCGTCACTTAAGTAACTAGCAGAGTTGAGAGCTTCACTTGAGTAGATAGTGTTGTTATAAATAGTATTAGGGTCTCCATATATATTTTGTTGTAGTTTTATATCAGATTTCTTAATAAATAAATGTTGCTTAGCTTTTCCCCCAGTACCTAGTTTAATAAAATTTACTTTTTTGTTCTCATCAAAGTTGGATTTTATAATTGTAAACCTTAGCTTTAAACTGTCCATTGTATATAAGCTATCTGACTGTGTATAATAACCAGAATCATCAGTCACTACACTTAACTGATTTCCAATTTTTATTTTATCTAAAACTCTTTTTGCATTATCAGCTGATTTTTTTACATAGCTCAAGATGGGCAGGTCAGATAAGCAGTAAGGTGTTTCATGAAAAGGGTCTTCACTACCAGAGGCTGTTGAATAGCTATCAAAATAATAAGGAGATATATTCCATTTGGCCAAGGTATTTTTGTGCTTCAAAACACTGGAAATGGTGTGCTCCAGTAATAAATTATTTGTTCTTATCACTGGGAATTCTTCATCATATCTAACAGTTGTGTCATAAACATTACCTTCATCATATGCTTGGTAAAACTTTCTAATAAGTGAAAAATCTTTAGTTCCTTCTACAAAAAAAGGCTCCCTAGCATCAACATCATTTTTAATTCCTTCTAAATAGTTAGCTTCCCCATTATCCTCTAAGAATCTATAAGTCTTTTTATAGTTTAGTAAATTAGGATTGGTAACATTAAAAAAGCCAGATACTCCTACTAAGCCATGATTAGCATAAGCTCCAAATATCATTTTAAAGCCTAGATAAGATGAAGCGTACTTACGCCTAAAAGCAATAGACTTAATATCACTGATAAGCCATTTAAGCTTTTCTGTTATTAAAGACTCGTATTTACTATCTTTTATTATAACTCCATTAGCATCATAGTTGAAATCACCCAAGCTAAATGACTTCCAGTCTTCAACAAAAATTCTATCTTGCTTATAGTTTAAAAGTGCCCCAAAATTATCTATTTCATCTTCATACCCTGCTGGGCTAATTAAAGGGTATGGCTCATTTATTTGCTTTATAGCTCTTTCTGTATCATAATTACTATATTCATCTAGTATTTTTGTTTGGAAATATTTAACTGAGCTAGGAAGAACTTCGTTTAAATGTGCGTATATTACTTCATACATTACTTTTTTCTGTTCTGGAACAAGCAAACCATTAAAGTAGTTCTCCCAAACATTACTAGTTACACCACTATGTAAACAGTTGTAATAGTCTATTGTCTTTATGTCCTTATCTCTCTTTATGTCCTTTTCAGTCAATTCTGTGTCTGTACGAAACTCAAGCCTAAAGGGCATAGTGGATAGCCCTGGGACCTCTTCAAAAGGAGCTCCAGGCGCAGGTGATAGAATATAATGATAAGTCCCTTCTATAGCATAGTCTGAGTTGAAATCTAGTAAGCTGCTAATAGCTATACTGATATGTCCTTCCCCCTGGTTACCATAAAAAACCAATTCTGAAAAGTCGATGTCAACAAACTCATTATAAAATGGCGTTTTTTCTTTAATGCTCGATAACTGAACAACTAGCTTTTTCGAGTCGTCAGGTATAAAGTTATAATTAGTGAAATCTAATTTAATAGCTAATTCTGATGAGATATTAGTACCATTTTCCTGTAATAACTGTAAATAGTTAGGGTCTGTTTCAACAGGATAGTTCAGACCATTGTTAAAAACTAAAATTTTACTCATACATCACGTCCACTTTAATTAAGCTCTCACTATCATTATTTGAATAATCAGAATGAATCAAAGTATAAGGATTGATTCCAATTATATTTTTATTCTTAGGTATAGCAGAAATATCAACATGATATAACTCTAAGAAATGTGTTTTCAAACCATCTTCCGTTGCAGGCCAAGTACTTTGGTCGTCTGCTAAAAAAGAAGCAACTGGTAAATCCAGTGTACCACTAAACAGAGTATCATCATTCGAGCTATAGTCATTATTAAACTTTAATTTAATTCCATCTACTAGCTCTTTAGAATCGAAGCTATCACCTAAGCTGTCAAGTGGGCTATTACCTGAATAAACATGTTCTTTTGAATTTTTAATAGGATAGTCATACAACTTATCAAATCTTTCCTCATAAGAGAGCTTGACTCCAGAGCCAGACTCTGTTATTACTGGAGATTTTTTTATATAAACACCATTAGAATCTTTTTTATATCTTTCTATTTGAAAAGGTGCTACAGAGGATTGTAATATTCTACTATTCCAAGTTGAGTTTGTTACATTAAAGTTTATCTTTGGAAATTGTTTTATTTTTCTAGCATTCCAAACCTTAATAAAGCTAGCTATTTCATAGGGTTTATTTATTGTGATTACTGTGTTATCTTTTAGCTTTATATCTATTATAGTAGTTTTTGCAGGGATTTCCAGCTCTGAGTTTATTAGAATATCTTCTACTTTAAAGTATGATGCCCAAAAGTCTGAATATGTAGTTATGTCTATATTTAGCATAGTATAGCAGTAGTTATACCGTACATCTCCTGATACAGAGTTTATTTCTGTCATCAAGTAGGCTTGTCGGGGTTCTAGCTCTCCAGCTAAAAGTACTTCTGACTGTTCAAAGCCCTCATAGGAAATACTAGCTACATCTGACATTTCTATATTTTCTATATACTTATTAGGAAGAGCTACAGATATAGCTAGGGCTGCATCTGGGTTAACCATGCTATTAAATACTTGCCAATCTGAACCTGGGGTTGCATCATAGGTTAGAGTTACCGTTGAAGCGGGGTCTTCTAGTGTTATAACATATGCTTCATCAGTTCCGTTACCAGTCCAAGTAGCAAATAAAATATTTATGTAGGTGGTACCACCCAAGAAGACACCCCACTCTTTATGGTACCCATATACAAATAGTGAGTCCTCTGTAAAAGTTGGGTCGTAAAATAGAGTTCTTGATTTATTAGCTAAGGCTTGGTCTTTAGCTATTATTGACACAGTTAACAAAAAATCTCCGGTTTCATTTACCTTTTCAGTAAAGCCCGGAAACTCAGATTCTCTAAAAATGTTGTTAAACTTAAAATCAAATTGTACTGCTTTGTCTAAAAAATAGATATTCTTTGAAAGGTCATCATTTTTGTGGTATTCAGAAATTTTGTAGTAATCAAAAATATTGAAATTATTATTTGTCATACTTTCAACAGTACTCATCTGGACCTTAACATAGTCCACATTATCATTTTCATGCAGTAAAGCAATTAGGTCTGAATAGTAAAAGTTTTCCTGAAAGTTTCTAGCATGCTTATTATACTTTATAAAAAGAGCTCTTTCTAAATCCTTTTGTATTTTATCAGTACTATCCCGTGGTTCGTTTATAAATACAGATGCACCTATTCGTATAGGAATAAAAGTAATAGGATAAAACTCAAGAATATCTGACGGATTTTTTAAATCAGCCAGTTTAGCTGATAAACTTTCTAAAATATGGTTACCACTATTAATGTTATCTTGGTACATGTCGGTGCTAGCACTGGATAAAGCTGTCATATATATCAGTTTTTGTGTAATTCCCTGAGACTCCTTGGAGCCACCAAAAATCTTTAATTTTGAAATATCTGGTTGTAACCTTAAAATATTCTCATGATAAGACTCAACATTTCCAATAGTATAAAACTTTAAATACTCAATTGGTGCTAATTCTTTAATCCTATCAATACTATCATAGTCTTTTCCACCAGCAATTCTTGACTTATTAGAACAATAAACTTTTTTTGTTCCAAGGTTAGTAATTAAACTTTTGATAACAGTTACCTTGTCATTTGTAAAAACATTACCATCCAGTCCTGTTGTTTCTATATATTCTATCTTAACACTGTCGTTTTCTGCTAGTTTTTGTCCTGCTTTGCCATTACCAAAAGCTACAAATATTTTAGAAAAATCATCTGAGTTGATTATTTGGTAATCTTGACTATAAGCTGTACTGGAAGCTAATAAGCTATTAACTTTATTCCACTCTACTCCATTCACATAAACTTTGAAAAAAGCACCAGATACTATATTATCAGCATCTTCAACGCTGTCGTTATTTATTTCTATATACTCATTAGGTTTTCCGTTTGCTACAGAGTACTGTGTTTTTTTAATACCTTGCATAACCTGTGCTGATACATAAGCTGAGTTGCTAGATAGCTCAGGTGTAGCAATAACTATAAACTCATTGCTTTTATCATCTACTACAATATCGCCAATATTTATATCGCCTACTAGCATTGGTGTAGCACCACTTAATATAGATAAAGGTAAAGTTTTAATTCTTTCATCTGCTGAAAAATAAACGGTACCTGTGGCTGATGCTTTTCTATGAGGGCTATATGAAATATATTTTGCTTGAGAAACTATTGATGATAAGTTAGTTGCTTTAGTCCATTTCTTCTCTTTTAACAAATATTCTGCATATCTAACTACTTCGCTTTCTACTTCAGCACTTGCTGAAAAGAGGGCTTGTATTAAGGAGTCTTCATAAACCAAGCCAATTTCTTCTAACCCATTCTCTGTGTTTATATCCTTAATACTCTCTTGTATTTTTCCAACCATTCTATTTTTAATAGACTCTACATCGAACTTTTTCATCAACTATCTTCCCTCAAGTTTATATTAAATTCACTGTATGCTTTTGAAAGAATATCAAAAACAATTATATACAATTTAAACTTTTTATGTTTCAAATCAGGTTTTAAGCTCACTTGTACTAAAGTAAACTTATCCCCAAAAACTTCATCAAACTCTGCAATAAACCTATTTTCAAATCCAGTTATACTTTCAGGACTCATCAAAGTTCCAACACTAATTTTATCTAGTGGTCCACCTTTTCCAGGGTTATCATAATAATCATATGGACCACTGGTTAACCATAATAAAACAGCATTTTCTAGAGCATCACCTTTGTATAGAGAAATATCTCCACCATGGATGTATTTAAAGTTTAAATCAACAAAAGATATATTGTTAATAAACTTTTTTTGTAAAAGCTCATTTTTACCACGTAATACACTTTTATTCATTAGAACTCTCCTCTAGCTCAATGGTCAACTTTTTATATAAATAAGAAAACTTTCTTTGATGTGGATTTGAACTACTCCAATCACCAGATAGCAGCGAGGTCTCACCTGTATAAACAACACCTTCAAGCGAAATTGTGCCTATGTTTACTTCTTGGCCAGATGAATCAACTCTAATTATTCTAACTTTTAGGTCTGTTTCAATTTTATTTTTAATATTTGTTTTAAAGCATCTATCTTTAAAATTCCACCAAGAATTAATCCAGTCCAGGTGGTCCTTTAAAATATTGTGGTATTCTTGTTCGTCAAAAGTAAACGATACTGAGTTATTAAAATCAAATCCTTTAAACATTGGTAAACCAGATATTTTATTTTGTTCAAAATTAAATTTGAATCCACCTAGTATAAAATTTTGTGCTAAATACTTTGTATTAGAACTCCAAGCATTGCTGAAGTCTATTGAATACATGTTTTTTGCAGATAAAGCTATATCTAATAATTGTGTTATATCATTTCTAATTGTATTACTCATATTATAATTAGTTGAATTTTATAAAGAAGCCATATATAATAAAAGACCTAGTACCCTTTGTAGTACTAAGTCTTTTTAGACTGTAAAATAAATTTAATCCACTATCATTTCATAGTTACCAAACTTGATGGTAGCTTCAATCTCAAAAGGGTCTGCTGATTTCTGGTCAAAACCAAGCTCGTTAATAGCTGATACCCAGCAGTCTGAATACTTCCAGATTCGACCATTCATAATCTCATCATTTATATCTGCAACAGTTTCCGCAGCTTTGTTAAGATATTTACATTTTAAGGTAAATCTATCCCCAGTATCTGGCATCTTGCTAGTTGCAAAACCAGTCTCGCCATCAAAAACTTTGTTCTCTAGCTGCTTGAAACCGTCATAAAAACCGAAGTTAGCATCTAACCGAACTTTTAAAGTAATTGTTCTGTCTAGGTCAATTTTAGGCTTAGGCTTCTGAATCTTTACAGTTTTATAATCAACATCATAGGTTGAGGCCTTAGGCTCTTTAACAGTAAACCCTTGAGCTCTGAATCTAAGCTCGTCATTAGTGTCTATACCTGCTAAGATAGCAGAATCAGTAATTGACACATCAAACATATTTTTAGCAGAATCAGCTGCTAAGTCTATTAAACTTTTAACGTTATTTCCCATTATTTTCTAATCTCCCTTTATTGTGCTTCATTCTCAAAAATTAGTTCGGTCTCTTCAGCAAAAGGATAAACCTTAACCCAAACTTTTACAACATACTTTCTTAGAGCTTTATTTTGGTCTTTATTCACATGTTCATATCTTGCTGAAGCCCAGATAGGATTAGTTCCATCAACCCGCTGACTGATTAGCTTAGCCATTTGGTCTCCTCGAATCTCATAATATTTAGGGCTTAATGCTTTTCCTATTTGAGGTATAAGAACTGTTTGTTTAACACTATCTCTAAAAATATCAAAAGCCATTGAATGTCCGATGTAGCCCCAGTCAGATATAACTCCAACTCTTGAAAAAGATGTTTTTTGTCCGCCAATGTATACACCATAATTTTTATCCCAGAATATAGCATTAACACCAATCTTATCAAAGTTTTTCTGAGCATCTTCAGAATAAGTATAAAAGATTTTATCAAAGTCTACATCTAACTGACCACCTAAGCCTCTTGCATCATCTAAAAACATAGGAGACGCTCCTCCTAGTGCTTTTACCATTATGTCTGACAGCTTAACACCAATTTTACCAATAAACGATGTCCAATAGCTAGTATTAGTAAAAGACTCAGATATTTTAAACTTATTATGATATTGTACAAAGCCTTTTATTCCTTTAATAGGCTGAGGTGTTCCAGTCAAAATAACTTCAGAATCAGCCTTTGATAGCTTAGTACCTTCTAAAACTGAGTAATTGTTAAAAATAGAAATAATACTTGAGGTTTGGTTATTAGCTCTTAAAGAAGTTGCTGTTTCTTCTGTTAAAGTTCCCTCAGGGTCCATAAATACTTTGACATCATCATAAATATCTTTCTGTCCCTCAACCCAGTTTGCTGCAACGTCTGAAGTATTTCTTGCTTCCCCTGCTATAGTTGTACTTCCAGTTAAAGAAGTATAGCCTGTCTCAATAGGTATTTCCAAGTTAATATTAGCAATTTCAATAGAAGAGTACTCTGAAATCTTGTCACCAATATAGTTTTTAGTTCCATCTTCTAACTCAGAAGTAAAGTCTAAGTTTCCACTAATCTCCTGAGATACATATTTGTTTGGATAATTATCTTCAACATAAGAAAGTTTCAAATCGAACTTAGTCTTTGCTGCATCTAACCCAGCTGCTGCTGTATCAACAAATTGTAAATCGGTTATATTTACTCTTAATGGTAAAGCTGTTGGTGATACCTGAGAGATAGTAAATAGTGTATTAGCTGCTGTAATTGGTACCAGCCAATCTAATGTATAATTATCAACATCTAGCGTTGCATCATCAATAGTTAGGTCAAAAGTAGTCTCATTAAAATCAGCAAAATCAACGGCTGTTACACTGTTTAATTTAACTTTTAAACCTGAAATCTTACTATATTTAGCATAAGCATCTGCAGTTAGTGTTATAGTTACTGAAGTATCAGCAATAGGTGCAACTGTAGCACCATCTTCTCCATCTATGATAGGAACCACAGACTCTTCACCAACTCCTGAAATATCACCATCTACTGATTGGAATGGATAAACTCCAAACTGTGTAATAGCTGCATATCCTTTTTTAGTTGTTTCAATAGTAGGAGCTGCAATATAACAGCTATATTTTGCGTTATAATCAATAACATCTTGGATAGCTGGGTAAGTTGCACTAGGATAACCAATAAGTCTTTTAATAGTTGCTTCAGCTCCTTTTGGAAAAAGGAATCCTGCTTTATTACCTTTAGGTGCTGAAATATTAAAAAAGCCTTTTAGTCCTTTAGCCTCATCCAAAAATATCTCGCTTGAGTCTATATCTGTAAACTTTACTCTATATGTTTCCATACTTTATTTATCTCCTCTTTATGTATAGGTTCTTATACTATAATTAGTCATATTTTTAAATAGTATTAAAACTTGAATCCTATTGCGTCTTCTAGTTGTCCTAGCTTTCCTGGTTCTTCTGGGTCGAAAAGTGTGGTACCATTAACACCTTGCATAGTTACCTGACCATTAGTTAAATAAAAATAAATATGAAAACGGTAAGTGCTATTAGATTTCAATCCAGTTATTATCTGGGACATTGTTGTGATTATATCATCAGTAATTTCTATTGTTTCGATGCCATTACCAACTATTTTAATTTTCCCCACTGAGTCTGGCACATCTTCAGTGTAGCTCCAGTTTAAAGTTAGGGCATTTGTTTCCTGATTATCAATCCAAACATTATCCAGGGTAATGGCAACCTCAGGGTTAAAATAAGCATGTACTGTATCTTCTATCATTTCTGGGTCGTCCGACAAGTTTTTTCCAGCTATAAACTGTAAAGTTGATTCTTCAGTTAAATTAAAAGTATTTCCTTCTTTTACATACTGTCCAGAGTCTTGTGTGTTAGGGCCCAGTACATAAGTTCTCAAAACAACTTCAAAGGTGATAGGAATAATCCTATTTTTTTCTAGCCAATCAACCTCATTATATGCTTTATCATTATAAGCTATCTTATCTATTTTAAAGAAAGAGGGCAGCTCAATTGGGGTATTTTTCCAAAGAATAGTTGATTTTAATCTAATATCTATAGGTCCTTGAGTCCACATTAAAATCTCATTAGCTAGCCTTGCATCATCATCTCTACTAAACATGACAGTAAACTTCATTGTAGTTTTTACAGCCATAGCTTTCATGTTTTGTCCTTGGATTTCAATTTCGTGGCCCAGTACACGTTGTGCTGTACTTTTTGCAAACGGTCTGTCATCATGTTCCCAAAAGCCTTGATACCAATAGGACATAAAAGGAAAGTTTAAATTCTGAGCAACAAAATTATCAGATTTACTGTCCACTGAGTCAAGCCGCTTTCTAAACATAAAAGCATCAGACGCAAATTGTATTCTAGATAAATCGCCTTTAAATAATTGATTAGCCAGAAAAGTCTCAAGGACCATCTGACTAGTGTAATATGTATTTGCATAGTTTTCATGATTATAATATTGTATTGCTTCTGTGTAACTCATACTATAATAAGTCCCAAAAAAATTATCTGTTCAGTTCTTTATTTAAGGCTTTAACTACAAATTTTGCAAAGTCATCTTGTAGCTCTTCATTCTTAAAGACCCCAAAGTCCTTTATCTCTAATAGCTTGTTGTTGTTAGAATCTAGTATATATTGGCCATAATCATCATAGAGTAATTTTCCAGTGATTAAATGTTCAAAGCTAGTCTCTTTTTTATTTTGTTTTTCCAAGCTGCGCATCTCTTCTAAAGAAAAAAGTTCAGAGCTATCAAATACGTCCATGTCTTTATCAAACATTTTAAATGTTAGTCTACTCATTTGTCCAACTCTCCGTGCTCCATTGATTTAAAACATTTTGGTCCATTGATTTAAAACATTTTTCTGCTTGGTGTATACCTGGAAAAGCTAATATTTTGAAAAAAAGTCTTATTATAAAATCGTAAAACCTAGGCTTGAGCCGTCTAATTTCTGCCTTTACTGATTGCTCCCCAAATAGTATGAACAAATCAACATCTTTAGGCTCAACCTCAAAGTTATAAGAGCAGTTGCGTAACTCATTTTTTACAGGTCCCCAAGCATCAATCACCATTGCAACTAAAATACCATCTTTCTTAGACAACTTTAACTCATTTTTAGTATAGAAAAAATCAAATCCTCTATATTTCATATTATTCTCCTTTAGAGCAAATAGCTTCGTACTAGTTGCTTAACTGAATCAGAAAAGTTATTATCTTCTAGACACTTGTTAATAATTTCTCTTGGACTATTTATTTCTTTTAGTATATCACTAGTACCAAGCTCTTCATCAAAAACATCTATTAGCTTTCCTGAAATTCTTTGTTTAATATACAAATCTTTATAGATAGTGCTATCCTCGACTTTAGTTGGATAGTTCAGGACTGTAAAGACTTGAATATACTCTTTATTTATTTTTGCTTTCTGTGGGTAAATAACCTGCTCATACTTTAGTAAAATTGGAATTTTTCCAATAACTTTTGGCTGTCCATGAACATATTTATGATAAAATCTGTTACCTGCATATTCAGATATAGACGTTGGGTATAAACTTCCAAGATAGCTATTATTCATTGGTGAATGAATATGGCCTAAACTCCTCCACTTTGCTGTTATTTTACTCAGGTCTATGTTACTAAATAAAGGTAAACTTTCATCAGATATATGACCAGCGATTATATCAACTTCTTTAACTTTTTTATAGAGGTTGCTATAATAGTGTTCCATATTTGGATAGCCCTCTAGAAATGTATAATGTGGCAAACTTAGTACTTTAAACCCTTCAATCTCGAGAACCTCCCCAGGCTTGTCCAGAATAACAATTTTTGGATTTGTTCTTAAGTGGTCGCCCGTATATGATTGAACTCCATTTTTATAATGTATATCATGGTTACCTTTTATAATATATATTTTTTTAAATGTACAAGCTCTAATGAAATCTTCTAGCATTTTATAAACAGTACCAGTGTTTAAAGACTTGTCTGTTATATCTCCAGACAAGACTAAAGTATTTTCTTTTTTGTTCTCTGGAAAGTTTTTCATCCAATCAATCATTTTATGTCCTACTGCAATTTTCCAATCTTTATCATCTGAAAAATGCAGGTCACCAACAAATATAACAGCCACTTATTACCTCACTATTTTCTTGGTTTTTGAATTGTACTAAAACTAAATGGCTTTGCCTTTTTAATTCCGAAAATACTCTTAGTTAGTGTTTCTTGAAGTCTAGACTCTCTACCACTTGTCAAATGTGTTTTTAATATATTTTTATCAACATCAATAACACTAGTCATTGCAAAGTTTATCTGCAGCTGCCTTTCTTTATCTTTAATCTTATCATAAATCTTGGTACCAAATAAACCAGCTTGAAATGCTTTCCAAAATTCATCAATACTCTCTAGCTTTTCAATTAGCATAGTAAACTCTCCAAAATATTTATCATTAAAAGTACATACTCTTGGAATATTATCAGACTTATCTCCAAACAATGTTTTATTAAGCACAAGATTAAACTCAGAAGGTATATAATTATATTTTCTTTCAAAGCCATCTGCATTGACTGGCTCTTTTGAGAAGTCTGGAAAATAAGCAACATTGCATGTAAGATAACGGCACCAGTCCAAGTCATTAGTAACCATTAAAACCTTATCATCTTCTGTTGTTTTCTGCTCAAGAATAGACTTAACAAAATCATCAGCTTCTAAGTTTTGTACTTTTATTGTATGATAATGTTTATCACCTAGAATATAAAAATATTTCAAGAGGTTTAGAGTATTAAAAAACTCCTTTTTTTTATCTTTAATCCTGTTTGCTTTGTACGGATTGTACACTTCGTTTCTTTTTACATACTTAAAAGAGTCATGAATTTTATCTCGGCTCATAGGATTATCAAACAATAGATAAACCTCAGTATCTTTTAGACCATATACCTTCTTGATTGATTCCACTTTAACTATGAAGTCTTTTAATAAATTCTTGTATACATATTTGTCATCAATTTTCTTGATGCTTGACTCAGAATCTTTATCATAAATTCTATAACAAAGATTCATAACGTCAATTAGAATAGCATTATACATTTCTACTCCTGCATTCTTTTTAGGGTTTTAAATACTCCGGGTTTTGTTTCCCTGATTCTGGCGTCTGCTGCAACTTCCTGCATTCTTTTTCCTAAGTCTTCTTTTGAGATTGCTACTCCATCTAGTAACAACATTTTTCCAGCTTCAACAATTTCTATTTTATCAGCCATTTTTTTAATCTCCTATATTATTATAATAAGGGGTTTTTTCCTATTTTTAGTTTTTGTACTGAAGTTTTTCATACAACTCCAGACCTATTATTCTTTTCCACCAATTATCTCTTTCTGCCTTTGAAATATTAGTACCATCTAAAGGATTTTTGCAACTGTCGAGCATTGTATGTGAGTACCTATTCAATAGTACTATGTTATCTAGCTCATAACAAAGATGCGGGTAAGAAGAAACAGCAAAAACATGAGCTGGGTCTAGCTTGGTAAATCTCCGACCTGCAAACTTATTATAAATTGCATACTCTTTTAAGTCAAGCACAGCTAATAACCGGCACATGTTCATATCCCTAAGAACTACATCTTTTTTTACTTCCTGCCATTTTTTATCGTTGCTGTCTCTTCTTGCCATTGTTATTCACCTTTTGGAGTTATTTCACCAAGTAGCTCACTAGTTTCAAAAAATACATTCCCAGCAGCTTGTGGTGTATCATACTTTCCTTTTCTGTAATTAGCTAAGAAATGAATACAGGATTTATTCATATGGTACCGAAAAAGTTGCTCAGTATCTAGATTTCTAATAATAAAAATATCTTTCATTACTATAACCTTCTCAATTCTGTACGGTGTATTTTCGACTGTATGCCAGTACTTTTCAGGTATTGCTTCAGGTTCAAGCCCACACTCAACAGCTGAGGCTTGTGCTTCGAGTGCTGCTTCCTTCTCTTCTTCAGTCAAAGACAACTCTTCTTTTACAACTTTAAATATGATAGGTAAGTGGTTAATTAAATCATCATGAATTTTTTTAATAAACATCTTAACCGGTGTATCAAAATCCCAGTCATATCTATAAATCTTTCCTGAGTTCTCATGCTTAACTGTAACACCTGTTTCAGATGTTGTTACAGATACAAGGGTTGCTATCTTGTTGCAAAAGTTCTCAAACTTCTTAGTGAATATTTTTTTATAGCTAACACTATCTATATTATTATATATCATCTTGCTTATTCCTGCTCAATAAAGTATTCATCAACATAGATTGATATGTCATCATCATTACTTATGTTGCCTTTCATATAATCAGAAAACCTTTTAAGAGCTGCCTTGATTTCTTTAGGTTTAACCCCTGCTGATTTTGCAAACTCTTTAACATCATCAGATATACCTTTGCTCTGTTGTTCAATACCTACTTTAGTGCTGTAGCATTCTCCTAGAAAATCAATTAACTCTTTCTTAGTAACATCCATATTATCTCCTTTCATTTTATGGTTCTTTTAATTAGTACTTTTAATAAATACCCAGACTGTATTTAAATAAAAAGTCATCTATACAAATTGTATTTTTTGCAATCCAGCCTTTATCTAATAAATTTTGTACTGATATATATTTTTTTGGTATATCTCCCGGGTCTTTAATAGACGCTGGAACTTCTAAAACTTCTATTTTAATATTATAGCTCTTGAGAACTTCATACTTTTCTTCTATTGCTTTTCTTCCAGGTGTATCATTATCTGGAATAAAAACAATATGCTTAAAAGTTTTCATTATATTTAGCTTGCGAGTTGTAGAGCTGGTACCAAAAGTACTAGTCGCATTGCTGAAAAAAGATGAGTTCTTTAGTACAGCTAAATCCAAAAGTCCTTCTGTAATGTAGATAGGTGAGTTTTTATCTAGCTCAAAATGGTTATAGAGTGTGTTAGTAGAAGAACCAGCTGGATACAATACCTTCTTCCCACTTAGCCCTGTTGTATCTCTGAGCTCTGCAGATATAAGCTTACCATTTTCAAAGATAGGTATAACTAGTCTTTTCTGGACAGTCATTATTTTACGTGTATTATGCTTAATAGAATTAACTTTACTTTGATTTTTAATATAACCAAAATTCATAGCTTTTGCTGTTTCTAAATAAATACCCCTTTTTCTTAAGTATCTCTGTACTTCTCTATCTAATAACGTTAAGTCAAAGCTAGGAAGAAGGATGTTTATTGATTCATCAAGTTCTTCTATAGAATCGTTGTTTTTTTCTTGGTTAAAAAATCTACCAAAATTAGATGTCTTTTCAAACACGGTATCGAACTTTGAAAGCTTTGTTGATTTTCCTAGTGCTTTGTTTGCAGACTGTCCAGTATTATCATAAAACAACTGGTTTAGTGTTCCACTATAACCACAACTAAAACATTTGAATATACCATTGATTAAATCTATTGAAAGAGAGGGAGTTTTATCTTTATGTTTAGGACAGCTAATTAACGCAGAGTCATTAGTCCATTTAATATTCTTAAGGCCTAATAGTTTGACTAATTGCTCATTTTCCTTTTGTGTAAATATATTTCTTTGATTCATATTTTCAAATCTCCTATGTTATTATAATAAGGGATAAACTCGGATTTTTAATATTGAAAAACCGCAAAAATTCATTTTACAATATTTTTAAATTTCTTAATTTCTAGATTATGAAATACCTTAAAATTTCCTAAATTTCTTAATATATAAATTTTAATATTATAATAATTTAAATATTATAATAATAATATATTTTAATATAGTATATAGTTTTTGAAAAACCTCAAAGCAGCTGCTATTGAAAAACCTCAAAGCAGCACTACTTTTCAATTTCAAAAATAATTTTCTAGATAAACTAAAAATCTTGATTTATCCCTTATTATAATAACATAGGAGATAAGATGAAAAAGAGTAATTTGCAATGGTCTATAAAACATAGGCCAAGAACATTAGGTGAGATTCAAGGTGCGGAGTCTCTAAAAAATGAAATGTCTAAACGAATCAAAAAGGATAAAGGCTTACCACAGGTTATGCTACTTCAAGGTACTTATGGTACTGGTAAATCTACTGCTGCTCAGATTATTGCTCAAATAGTGCAATGCACAGACCTAGATACATCAGGAGATGATATAGTTCCCTGCGGTAAATGCCCAGCTTGTAAATCAATTGTAAATGAGACTTTTACACGAGATACACAAATGCTAGATGGAAGTCAAATAGGCTCTAAATCAGATATTGTGGATTTCACATCTTTAATAGATGCTTCACCTATGCTTGATAAAGCAAAGGTTTACATTATTGAGGAGATTGACCAGTTGTCTGCAAGTGCAAAAGCAGCCTTCCATAAGATTTTAGAAAAGCCAAAGAAAAATGTTTACTGGATTTTATTATCAATGGATAAATCTGGAGTTCCACCGTCTATAAAATCAAGATGCCAAACATTTTATTTTAACCCTCTAAAAACTTCTGATATAATGCGTCTATTAAAAAGGTCTTTGGACATTGAAGGCCTTTGGGACAAATTACCAAAGGACTTTAGATTTGAGGGGCTTAAAATATTAGCTTCCGCATCAGAAGGAATTCCAAGAACTGCTGTTCAGCTTTTAGAGCGGGCAATATCAGGTGAGTATTACGATACAAAAACATTGTTATCTAATCTTGGAATAGTATCAGAGGAAAGTACTGCAAAGATGCTAATTCAGTTATTGAACAAAGAACAGGATTTTATTACTGAATACTCTAAAATAAATCATAATGATTTTCATAAGCTAGGTCTATATATTCTAGGTGAAGCTTATCAGTACCGTTGCTTTCCAGACCTTAATGATAATGTACAACCACTTACTGTTGAGATTGCTACTCACAAAAACTTTATTCCCCTGATTGCAACTTTCAGAGAAATTGAAAAAGCAAGAGTACCTTATCTGAACAAATCTGAGGCTATTTTAATTTTGTGCTCATTTATAGATGAGTCAAACAAAATGCCAACATTTTCAAATGAGTTGGTTCCATTAACAACTGTTGAGGATATTATCCCAACTAGAAATATACCCACACGACAAGTAAAAGGAGCATAAGAGCATGGGCGAAAAGATTAAGATTATAACCATTGATGACTTGAAGGTTATTCACGAGAGGGAAGAGGAGATTAGCCGAGCTACATATCTCAAAAAAATTATTGAATATTTATTTAGTAAAATATTTCATGATACAGCATACAAATCTTTCTCATTAGAGCAAATGGTTAATATATTTTTTGGGACCATTCACATTGGGAGTATTCCAAAAGAATTGATGCCTAGATACCTCAAGCTAAAAAAGAAAGTTAATCGTTCAAAGACTAAAGAAGAGTTTTTAACAGTACTAAGTGAGGAGTTGTTTTAAGTATGGGAGTTATAGAAGCATTTTCAACGAATAACTACTTGATTGTTAATAAGGACTTAATTAGGTTTTTTAAGGATGCAAACCGGGCTGTTTTCTTTAGTTTTCTCATAAATAACTATGAGTACTATGCAAAGTCCGGCTATTTAGAAGATGGTTATTTTTATATAACTGCTGAAGCTATTAAGGGTGAGCTTTTCTTAAGCTACCACCAACAGAAGAAATATCTTGAGGAGTTTGAGGACTTAGGACTTGTACAAACAGCCCTACGTGGTTGGCCAGCTAAAAAGTTTATGAAGTTTAATATTCCTGCTTTAGAATTACTCAAGAAAGATATTGATAGCTATAAGTTAAAACAAGCTGAGATGAAAGAGTTTATGGAACCTAAAAGAAAGAAGTCCAAGGATTTTTTCCAAGAGTTAGAAGAAGCAATTGCTGAAGACAATAAGGTAAGATTTGATGCAGAAGCTGATAAACTAAAGAATAAAAATGCTATTTTTAAGATATTCTATACTTTTAAGCAAGTTTTTGGTGCTTCCGTGATACTAAACAGGAGTTCATTTTACAAGGTAAAAACCTTAGGGGTTACAAATTTTGGAAATGTTGTCTCAAAAGATGGTATTGATAACTTAATGATTTTTAAGAGTTATTTAAAGATGCCAGACCACACAAAGCTATACTCTACAGAAGAGCTACTAGTTAAATATTTAGAGTTTGATAAACAAATGCAAAGATTAAAGGAGATACAAGAAAATGAAATTTGTTAAAATGAGAGATGTGAAAAGTCCAGAAAGAGGTACATTATTATCAGCAGGTATTGATTTTTTTGTACCTAAACTAAGTGAATGCTACCTTAAAGACGTAGCAGGTAAGGGTTTTATAGTGTACGACGACACAATAATGATACAGCCTCAGGGTCGCGTTTTATTACCTTCTGGAATAAAATCAGTACTACCACATGGAACTATGCTTACAGCTTTTAATAAATCTGGTATAGCAACAAAGTTGGGCCTAGTAATGGGTGCTTGTGTAGTTGATGAAGACTATCAAGGGGAGATACATTTATCTCTTATAAATACAAGTAATAAAATGGTTGTTATAAACTCAGACCAAAAAGTAGCACAATTTATTTTGGTACCAGTTCTATACAATATACCAGAAGAAATAAATGAAAAGTATTTCACTGAATTACACAGTGAAGGAACAAAGAATAAAAGCACTAGAGGTACTGGTGGTTTTGGAAGTACAGGAGACAAATAAAATGAGTAGTTTAGCAAGTGTTTTAAAAAGTATACAAAAAGATTATCCAGGTGATTTGGTTGAGTTAAGTGAAGGTGAGAGTACCATTAAAAAGTTTACATTAACAAGCCCTACTATGAATTATTTATTTTCTGGTGGTTTACCAGATGGGAGAATAACAATTTTAGCAGGTCAAGAGTCCGGAGGTAAAACAACAACAGCAACTTTAATAGCTGCTGATATTCAGAAAAAGCCAAATAAAAATGTTGTTGTATTTTTAGATATGGAACATGCTTTTGATGCAGAACATGCAAGGGTCTTGGGACTGGATACCTCACCAGAAAATGGTAAGTTTATATTATTAAGGCCTGTATCAGGAGAAGACGCTTTTGATATGGCTGTGGAGCTAGTTAAAACAGAACAGATAGGCTTAATAATTTGGGATTCAGTTGCGGTCACTGCAACTAAAGGAAATATCCAAGATATGTTTAAGGCTTCATTCGGTTCCACGAGCAAGATAATGTCTGAAGGCCTGAAAATTTTAAATCCTTGGTTGTCAAAGACAGATACACCAGCTATTTTTATAAATCAGCTAAGAGCTAACATGAGCTTATATGGAGGAGATACTCACTGGAAAGTTGGAGGGCATGCTTTACCTTACTACGCCTCTAATGTTTTTCTAATTAGAAAAAAAGAAACAATTAAAGAAAAGGGTGTTCCAGTTGCGGTCACAATGGTTGTAAGAAATGTAAAATCTAAGACTGGAATTCCTTATAGAACTGGGGAAATGACCAACAACTTTGAGACTGGATTTGATTTTGATGATGAGTATGTAAACTTCATGAAAGATGCAGGAGTCATTAAACAGGGTGGAGCTTGGTTTAAAAATGAAGACTGGGATATGAATGTTCAAGGTATAAATGGGGTAAAAGCGTTTTTAACAGATAATCCTGAATTGTTTGAACAGGCAAAAAATACAGTAAATGAGTCTTTTTTAAAAGCAAATAAAATTGATGAAGCTAACTTTGAAAATGCAAAAAAAGAAGTTATTGAAGAGTAACAAATAAAAAATGGTACCAATTAAGTTTGGTACCATTTATTTTTATTTAACTTTGGTATATAGCGGTTTACCAATATTTTTATACTTCGCTTCATAGGCATCAGTTTTTTTAGTATCAACTTCTTTAAAAAGTCTTTCAATAAAATCAGCCATTTCTAAAATGCTATACTTACTTAAATCATTTTGTTCTAAGCCTAGGACTAATAAATGTTTTTTACTAGGCACTACTTCGAAATGTATTTGTCTATTAGCTGAATACTTATTAAAATAGTCCAATCCATCATAATGACTTACTGATGTAATTACTACATTAAGATTTTTTAGTACCCTCACGCTTAAGCCTGCCAACTCATCAATACTTTTAATATTTCCGTACTTGCCCCTTATACTAACATTTCTAGACGCAACTCTTTTATATAGTTTAGCCCAACCATCTCTAAGCTCATCTTTAAGAGACTCTGACTCTCCAGCTTCTTGAACCTGAATAATATCCCCAGCCTCAATTAAAACATTGGTGCCGGGAATTCTGAAATCTTCTGTAAATTTAATTTTAGTTATCATAATCCTCTAAACCTTCTATGTCATTATAATACTCATCTTCAATTCTATCAATGTCTGCATCATCAATATGGTACCCAGCTCTATCATACCCCTCTGCGTTATAGCCAGCAAGGTCATAACCATCAGAATCAAAACCAGTATCTTCTAGGTCTCGCATATTTATATATTCATTCTGTTCATTTACTTCCCACTCGTCCTCGTCCTCAAAGTCGTCCTCAAAGTCTTCCTCATCCTCGTAAGTAATATATTCTAGCTCGTCTAAATCCTGTGGTACAACATCCCAGTCATCAGCATCTACATTGCTAAAGTCTGACATATTAACTGACTCATTAAAAGGCCCACTATCTTCTTTATCCCAACGGCTTTCATCGTTTACATCGAATCCATCAGAATCATAGCCATCAGAATCATAGCCATACTCATCAAAACCCTCTTCATCAAAGCCTTCAGCATCAAAGCCTTCATCATCAAAACCCCACTCATCATAATCCTCTGGATTTCCAGTGATTGACTCTCTTAAATTTCTACTATTCATTCTTGCCTCTCCATAAAAGTTTTTAGTGCTAAGAGCTTTTTCAACAGCTCTATTTAATTCAGGCGTATCTAAAGCATCAGCTATGTTAGCATCATATAAATAACCAATTAGTTCACTTGTAGTATAATGGTGCATTAACTCTGCAAAAGAGTCCTGTTCAGGGTCTTGTGTTTCATCTCTAAACTGATCTAAATAAATCTTAGTAACAATGCTTTTAACTGCTTTGCTCCGAAGTACTTTAGGGTCATTCCAAATTGAGTCATCTGCTGTAAAATTATTACTTATGGTTGTTTCTCTTACTCGTTTATTATCAAGTTCAGAACTATAAGTTTTTAACATCTTTTCTGTCGTCATTACTACTTACCTCTTTATTTAATTAGTTATAAAATATTTTTAAGTTATTTACGCACTATATTAAAACTTTGTTATATTATATATGTAAGGAGCTAAAAATGGTTAAATATGAATCTATAATACCTATAAACTTTATAAGGAATGAAAAATTAGAAAAATCGGCGCAATTCCTAGTTATAAACAATTCCTTTCTCTATGAATTTTTAATAAGATGTACCTTTCAAAGTACAAAGTCAATTGAAACTGCTGGAGTATGTTTTACTCCGAAAGGCCCTCAATTTATTTATAATCCTGAGTTTGTTAATAGCTTAGACGATGAGCAAGTAAACTTTTTAATTATTCACGAGATGATGCATTTAATATCAAATCATATATCAAGGGCTAATAGAATGGGCTTTGACCATGAAAAAGCTAATATCGCTGCTGATATGATTATAAATACTACAATTATCAATGATTATTCTCATAAAACAAAAAAACCTTCAGAAAGTATCTATGAAATTCCAAAAGATTATAACGGACTAGAAATCTTGGAGGCTCTTTATAAATGGAATGAAGAAAATTCTCAAGATGAAAAAAAAGGAAAAGGCTCTTCATCAAAAGATGGCAAGGGCTCTGGCAAGGGCTCTAGCTCGGGCTCTGGCAAGGGCTCTAGCTCGGGCTCTGGCAAGGGCTCTAGCTCGGGCTCAGGTAATGAGAGCCAGGAAGGGCAGTCTGGAAATGACTCTGACCAAAAAGGTAGCAAGGTAAATGGTAGTAGTACCAAGCAAAGTCCTAAGTCTTTTGACGAGCATATTGAGTCAACAGTTCCTGAAGCTTTTCAAGAAGAGTTTGTTAAGTCAGTAATAAACGAAGCTAGACTAAAAGGTATTTTGAGTGGAAATAGTGAAAAGCTTATAAATACTCTTTATAAGACTAAAACGAACTACTTGAAAAAAATAAAATTAGCTGCTTCTGGACTTTTAGGTACTCATCAGGTTGGTACTTATGCAAGATATAACAGACGAAATCCTATGCTCAAGGGGCGTAGAAAAGAAGGTAACATGATTAACGCTATTGTAGACAGCAGTGGTTCAATGAGTGGAGCTTTTTCTAGCAAGAACTCAGATTTTGAGAAGGTCTTAGGAATATTGTTTAAACAAGAGGTTACTATAAACTTAATTATGATTGATTCTAATATAAACTTAGTAAAAACTATTAAGTCTTATAAAGAGCTTCAGAAATTAACTCAGAAAGGCTGCGGAGGTACTAACCTACAACCAGCCATTGATTTAGTAAATGAAAAGTTTAGTAAGAATCCTACCATCTTACTATCTGATGGTTATGTTGATACTCTGAATTTTTCAAATCATAAAAAACAAGCATTAGTAGTTTGCACTCAAAAATTACCAGAAATCGTTGGAAAAAATGTTAAATCTTTTATAATTCCAAAAGAGTAATTTATGCTATTTCAACCTCTTGAAAATCAAATGCAAGAGTTGAAAACTTTGAGAGTAATAGGCCTTTTATTGAATTCTATAATAATATTGGCAAAGTAGGTATGCTTATTTGTTTAAATTAGATGACAAGTAGCATTCTAAAAGAACTTTTTAAAAATAGTGAGCTGGAATGATGCTCCTTACAAAGCTAACAATCCAATTGCTAGCTCAACTATTTTATGTCAGCTATTCTACCTTGTTTAGCTGACATTTTTTATGCCCAAGGGTTAGGCGGTACGACAATAGAGCTACTAGACTCTGGAACTAAAATACCAAAAATTGCATCTTCGTCTTGAGCAATTTCTTCAGTATTCTCTAAGAGCTTTAAGCTATAGCATTTTGCAGGCCGCATATTTGGTACCATGATACCATCAATATAGGTCTTTTCTTTATAATTCATATCCATAACATGAGTATCATATACTATATTAGTATTTATTATCAGGTCTGAAAAAGAAAACTCTTTTATTTTTTTGGTCATAGATATATCAGTATATATTAAATAAAATTTATTACCAGCAACAAACTTTGGTACCTCTGGAGGTAGACTAGGGTCTAAATACTTTTCATAGTCAAGCATCTCAAGTAAAAAAGTATCTTTTTTATTATCCACTCTATAATCAAATAGTTTAACGGCTGTTTCATACTGCTTGGAAATGCTGTCAGAGTCTTCAGAAAAGTTGTTCATAGAAGTCATGGAGTATTTCCCAATCTCAGCCGCTACAGCTTTAGCGTATAGCCCATCTGTTTTGTGCAATCGTAAATAAAGAAGTTCAAATCTTTTTTTGTACATACCTGAACCATCTATGTTGTCTGATAGTTTATCTTTTTCCTGAGATTTTATGTAGCCTAAAACACTGTCTATTTGAGTATAGCTCATAAAGTTTGGCTGAGTACTCCTAACTGCAGATAAGGTATTAAAACTAATCTCAAATTTTCCAGTACTAGTATTTTTTAATGCTAGCCAGTTTGTTTCCGCAGATGGTTCTCTACTCTGATAATAACTAGGGAGATTTGCATACTCTATAAAGTTTAAGCTCTCTAGCTTAGTCTTATAAAACTGGTTAAAAGGATTTTCAAAGGCAGCACCAACTTCAGTATATACTGGTAGGCTATAGTGGAGTTTGAACTCGTCTCCGTCCAATATGGTTGGGGCATTTGCTGCACTCCATGAGGTAGCACCCATAGAAACATATTCATAAGTAGTACTATTTTTTCTAACTAGATAGTATTCTGATGTAGGTAATACTTTTTCTATTACCCCAATATACTCATCTTGGAAGCTTAGACCAGAAATAATGTTATCCCCATCACTTATTGCAGTGTAGCTTTCAACAGTTAAGCTTGATTGCAGACCATTGAGTAATAATGTTAATAATAAAAAGGTATGCTTTGCATCTGTATCTTCATTAAGAGCTAATGTTCCGCTTTTTTCAGCTTTATGTTGTTCTCTTTCTTCTCTATCATACTTTGTTAAAAGTTTCTTTTCAATACTAGTATATATATATCCGTTCAAAGTAGACGGGTACCAAGATTTTAATGAATCAGCTGATACAGGAAGAGGGTCATCAGTATCTTTCTTAACAGACTTATATGTATGCTCCCAATATCCAGGTGATTTGAATGTAGCAAAATTTAAAAAATTACTACTACTTGCTGATATATAGCTATTGACATTAACTATCTCATCACTAGGATTCAGCTCAAATGATATTTTACTACCAAGCCTCAGAGTCATATAGTCCCAGTTGGTTTTCCATGTGGTACCATTGTCTATACTACATTTTAAGTCCAGCCACTTCAATATATCTTTGGGTGCTTCATCTGGTAAAAAGTTAACTGTAGTCTGGTGAGCTGGGTCTTCAATTTCTTCCCCACTATCGTTTAGCTCATATCTTACTACTTCATACTCAAATAACGACATTTCATTTAAATACGACCGTTTTTCATCATATTGTACTGACAATATATCCTGTAGGTTATTTATAGCAGTATTTAACCCTTTATATTTTAAATAGTTTACTTTATCTTGATATAAATATTCTATAATATTTTTTAAAGCGGTACTAATAGCTGTTCTGCTTTTATCACTATTATCTCTATTGTCCAAAACATTCTCAAATGTTTTTATAAGGTCTTTATTATTCATTAGCTTTTTGCCTCAAACTCTTCATTTCCTTCCATATCACTCCAATCAATTGAAAAATCATCACGGGAATTATTCCAATCTTTATCCTTTTCTAGCTGCTTAACTAGTGCACTTGAATTAAACTTTTCTTGTACTTTCTTTTTATCAAAAGCGTCTAGTATTTTTTGGTTAGAGGGTAGGGCACCCTTTCTAGTGTTCATAAGCATAAGCTCTACCATTGTTTCTGGTACTGGAACTTTAATGCTTAATAAGAACTCAGGTATCTTTTTCAAAAAGTCTTCTAAATAATTTGTTAAATAGTTCAATATTTCCTTTGCAATTTTACCAGCAAGAGCTGGGATATTTGCTGGATTAAAAACACAAGCACCTATCTCCTTTGCAAGCCCAAGCTGCTTAAGAACAGTAGCTACTATTTTTATTATTTTCATAGTTAATAACACTATTTTCATAATATTAGCAATTACTAGTATAGTAGTTCCTGTAATTTTTAGGGCATCAACTGTAGCGCTTAGAGACTTTATTTTCCTTTCTGAGTCTTTATCTGGCCCATCTAGTTTAGCTTCTTCTCCTACAAGTTTTGCAATATCCAATATTTTTTCATTAAACTTAGGTGCTGCTTTTATAAAATAATTAACAAAGTCCTCAAAACTTAGAGAGTTTTCTCTTGCTGCTACATTCATTAAATAGCTAATCTTTACTTTTTTTAAGTTTAGAGCATCAGTGTATTCTCCAAGCCTATCAAACTTTTCCATCAGCTCTGGACTAAACGATTCTTTGATGGACTCTTTTAATAAATCAAAGCCTTTAGCTCCAAGGTCTTCTAACTGCTCAGTAACATTATCCCCAAGGGCCTTAGCTTTAGCCTCTATAAAATTATTTGACATATCAACAATTTTCTTCTCAGCAAGGGCTGGTGTAAGGTTAAGTCCTAGCCTTGATAACGACTTTTCAACATTAGTAGCTATAGCCTCAAACTCTTTTACACCTGCTACAATAAGGTCCGTATCTTCTAAAATGTTTGATGCAATTAGTTTTCCAGCTTCACCTGTTTCGCCCTTGTCAATTGCATTTTTAATATCTCCAACTTGGCTAATACTTTTGTTTATTCCACCAATATCAACCAAATTAGTTATTTTCTGCATATAGCTATTGCTTATCAGTGAGGTACCATCTTTAAAATAGCTAGCTAAGCTATCTAAAATATTTTCCCCTTCTCTAACTATATCTGTTGCTTTAGACGTGGCAACTATTTTTAAATCGGTTATTTCTTTAATTAATTCTGGATTATTCATTTTGATGAACTTACTAGATAAATCTCCAATGAATTCATTTATATCATCTAAACTTCCGTATGAGTACATATAATTTATTTTGTCAGACTGGCTATTCAAAACTGAAACGTACTCTTGAAAATTAGGTGAGTTTATTTTATCCTTAATAGCTTGTTGCTCTTCCAATGATAATTCTTCAATATTTTTTAATGCTTGGCTTAGAACTAAATCACCAATATTTTCTAAATAATCCATTATACTAGTATATCCTTTGAGACATAGGCTTTTGTGCCTTCCTCTCCAATATTTAAAACTGTTCCTAGCGAAGTACTAACAACTAAACCTGAGTTACCTGCACCAAGTCTGACTTGACCTGCAAGTCTAATTACTTTACCTTGAAGTAAAACCTCCTCCTCAGTAAGAATAATCTTAGATTCTTTATTACCAAGCATAGCTTTATCTTTGGACAAGCTAAGATGTGGACCGTTTATGTTTATAATCCCTGATTGCCCAGACTCAACATTAACATACATTAGAGTGTGACTACTTATATGCACAATTTTTAAGTATTTCGCAGCAATATACTCTCCACCATTATCTAGAACTACTGTAGCAAAATCATCAACCAATTTAGTATAGTCTATCATTTCATCTTCAGTATATACTGAAGCATTTCCAAAAATAAATCCAAATGTAAATTTCTCATTAGCAATAACCCAGACGTACTCACCTGGTATGCAGTTGGGCAGAGTATCATCAGAAAAAGGTGGGAATTCAGGTAAATCATTATCATCAATCTCAATAAGGTGTGGTAGTATTCTAACTTTTATTTTTCCTTTGTTCAAGCTATCATTAGATACAACTTGAGCCAAATAAAACTTTAGACTTTTGTCAATCATTTTTAGTTAACTCCTTTATACAGGTTATCCACACTTAGTCCAAGGGATTTAACAGTTGCCTCATCTATGGATGGTCGAACCAGCTGAATTTCCATTAGAGTAATACCTTGAGTTGATACCTCATATTCTATACTTTTTACTACATATCGTCCAGAGAGAACATGGCCTATAGCTAACTCCTTATTAGACGTATTTTCTATAACTAGGCTAATAACATTACCGGCTTCTATTTCAAAGTCTGCAACACCTATTAAACTTATTTCAAAAAAGTTGTTTCTTTCTTTTTTAGCATTTTTATTATAGGCAATAAGGTCTTTTTTTAAAAAGTTTGAGTCTAGGTGCCCAAAGTAGGTGGTACCAATATTACTCATCAAACTTTTATCTACAAAAAAATAGTCTGAGGCTTGTATCTTTGAAACATTATCTGTATTTCCTTCAACTTGCCTTGTTTCACTATCAACTATTAAATTGACAGAGTTCAAACTAGCAAATAAACTGTTTAGGCCATGTCCAATATACCACTCCCCACTTTCAAAGTGCAAGGCGCCACCAGCATCTAAATTTGAGCCTGCACTTATTATTGTCTTTTTCACAGGCTTACTAAATAAAGTCTTTTGCGAAATAAAATTCAGTCTATTATTTATATCTAAATAGCAATAAGAAGGGTCCTGTTTTATTGTAGCAAACGGTAATACATCATTCAATAAGAACTTATAATAGTTGGATTTTAATTGGTAACGTTTAGTATCCGAGTTTTTATCATCAGAGTCTTCTATTTCGTCTAGTCCTATCGTACCATCATAACTAGCTAGCTTTCTAACAAGTTCTGTTGCTGAGCCTCTATGGCACTTGTTTTCTTTAGATATGAAGTACAAGCTTGATATAAAAAATATTTGTATAAAGCCCCCTAAATTATAGTCGGAGGTCTCATCACTTGGTCCAGCTCGTCTAACCCCAGATACCTTAAAGCTAATAGTTTTAAAGATGGCATCACCAGCTTCTTCTCGAAAAAGAATATCCACTTGAGTCCCAATAACTAAATTTCCGGAGTTTATAAAGTTATTTCCTGAATCATTAACTATTATATAACCGCTAGAAAGTAGTGAGTCTATACTATTTTTGAATTTTATCTTATGAATTAAAGGGGAGGCTATCTCCATGCCTTTATTCAAAATTACTGTTATATCCATACTTAATTAGTTGCCCTGATTATTTACAAAGTTTAGCAAATCATCATAATCAGGAAGAAACACACCAGTAATCTCGGTTATATCTTCAGTAAACTCTATATTGTTAAGTGATAGAATAATATCAAAGAAATCACTTGTTTTATAATAGTTGTAAACAAATAACCAAAACCTCTTTCTACCTGAAAACGTTATTTTTGTGTATACAGCTGGGTTGGTAATCTCGAACTTGTCATAGTCTATTGATAGAGGGTCGGGCCAATCTTCTCCATCAATGTCTTTAACAATAGAGTTAGAGTATAAATCGTATCTATTTTTCATTATATAGTTGCTCCTTCTTGTAACCGTCCAGACTCATCAAATCCCCTAAATACATAGCTGGTATTTGCCATTTTATAAGTACTACAGCTCAGTCTTATTTTGCCAGATACAGGATTCCCATTGTCGTCCACAATATCACCATAGCTGTAAGTACAGTTGTCTATATAACTATCTAACACAATACCACCATTAAGAATTGAAATTTTAGTTATATTCTCTTGATTATCAAAAAAATCTGTAATTGACCCGCTAAAGTTTTTCATAAAGCCACTAAGCCTGTTTTTATCTGTTATGAGTGCCTTAGTTTCTTTCACAGGGTGCTGTACTACTTCAGTTAATTGGCTGCCTTTGACAACAGCAACTAACATATCTACCATACTAGGCCCTGGTCCTGTTACCTGAAATCCATTTTTTTCTATTTCTGGTACTACAAACTTAGACAACTGTTGGATTGGTTCAACAACTTCTTTTTGTGCATCCCACATACCCCACATTCCTAGATTAAAGTCCAAATCAATACTAAACTTTAATGGGTTAGTACTAACCCAAACTTTGGTATTATTATATGGGGACATAAACCTAGTATTTTTATGAGACACAGCAGAACCCACTGTATCTCCTGCAAACCCAACTACTTTTAGTGCGAGGCTAGCTTTTTTAAAAGTTTTTATAACACCCCTAATCATTTCTAAAGGGTCTTTCATTACGTTAGACACTTGGAAGTTTATATCACTCTGAGTATAAAGGGGTTTACTATCATCAGAACCAACCGGGCCTATTACAACTCTACGGCTAGAGCTTACTTTTGGCGTTCCATTTGCAATTATAAATTTATTCATCTGTTCTCACTCCTAAAAATCAGGTAGCATACTTGAGGCCATTCCCTCAAAGTCCATACCACTTGAGATGTCCTTTGCTGAAAAACCAGTTTGTTCAGTAGTACTAATCTCTCCTTCTTTTCCTGTTTCTATATTCATAATACCTATTACTGTATCAAGCTTAGTATTAAGCAGTTTAAGCTCGGTCACTGAGTCTTTATTTGAGTTTATAAACTGAGCTGATTGTTTACTTGTTAAGCTAACGTCTCCCTTAGATAAAAACTCAGCACTATCTTCTAGGTACTTTATACTGTTTGCAAGGTCTTTCATACCCTTCGAAACGGTTTTAAGTCTAGACTTAAACTGGCCAAAGTTTGTAATAGAGCTAACACTAGTTGCTAAATCTTTTATGAATTGGGGTAGAGCAGAAGTACCAACATCTGCAGCTATTTTCATAGCATTTGCTGCAGCAGAAATTGAAGGTCCTATCGCTGCAAACAAAGTATCTCTGAGGCTAAACTTTTTGAAAGCATCACCAATAGCTCCTAGGCCTTCAGCAAATGTTCCAAGCTTAGTACCATCAATATCTTTAATAGCTTTACTCATTGAGATTAGCCCAAGCCCAGCACCAAACAGTCCTAGTGCTCCTTTTAAAACTCCAGGCTCATTAAATTTAAGAACAGCAGTACTAAATCCATTTATAAAATTAAGTATACTATCTGAGTCAAAGGTAAGCAAATGTTCCATCGCTTTACCTAGCACCCATAAAGAAGCAGCTGCTACTAAGAAAACTATGGTACCTAACGCTACTTTTCCATTTCCATAAGTCAAGAAAGCTTCACCAATGCCTATAATTCCATTCTTAATTGTATTAAAACCCTCTTCACCAACTGAGGCTATTTTCCAAAGTCCCAGACCAAAAACTAGAAATGATAATCCAATCACTATCATAGCATATCCAGCTAATGCAATTAGAGGTGATAATAAACCAACTATAGCCATTGCTAATAAAAATACGCTCATAACTATTAATATTGATTTCAAGTCTTCCATATTTTCTGTTGACTTACTTATTTGCTTAAAGCCCATTGCCATTGATACAAGTCCTAGTCCTACAAGAATTAGGCCAACACCTGCAGGAATTAAGAAGGTTCCAACTACTGCAAGTACACCAAGGAATACGCTCATTGTTACTAATATTTTCACAAGCCCAGATGAAGCAGACACCTTGTCTATTGCATCAAGACCTTTTGCCATAGATAATAAACCAATACCAATAAATATCATACCAAGTCCAGCGCTTACTAGCCCTGTTCCAAATACCATTCCAATTAGTCCTATGGTACCAATAAACGCAGCTAAAACAAGTAATAAATTAAATATGCTATTATCCAGCTTTAAAGTTGAAAACTTTTCTAAGCCATAGTACATAGATAACAAGCCAACTCCAAGAAATAGCATACCAAGGCCAGAAGCCACTAGGCCTAGACCAAAAAACATTCCAACTAGTCCTATTGCTGCAGTGAATAGCACAATGGTAGTAAGGTTTTCCTTTAAATTATCACCGCTTAGTTTATTAATAGCATCGAGTGCTAGGGACATAGACAGTAGGCCAATACCAACAGCCATTAAGCCTATACCTGCAGGTAAAGCTAATAGTGCTCCAGGTCCAATAGCATACATAAACACAGTTATTACTGTTAAAATAACAATTACATTAAGAATATTTTTAACTCCAGAAATAGCTTTTAGCCCTAAGCTAAAGCCTACAAGTCCAAAACCAATTAGTGCACCACTTAATGCAAAAGTACCAGCACCAGCTAAAACAGAAGGGTTTATAACTGTTCCAATAATCCATATTAAGGTAGATATGGCTAAAATCTGTTTTATTAAAGATAATATTTTTACTGGCATAAACCTAGAAACAAGGCTAATCGCCATAATCCCGAGGCTTATTAAGCTAGCAGCTAGTGCAAACTCCAAAAATACAGACAGGCTTACTCCACGCATTACCAAGGGTACTATTTTTATGATGGTAGCTACTAACCCAAAAATAACCCCGACTTTCAAGATAGCACTTAGCCCAACGCCAAATGATTGAATAAGTAAAGCGGACACTACAAAAGTACCAACCACCAGTGCAACATTTTTGAATAGGTTCAACCCTTCTAATAAACTGCTTTTTCCTTTAGATATTGGTGCTTTTAAATCTTTGTCAGATTTAGTTTGTAAAAGGGGAGACTTAGTTTTACTCAAGCTAACTGTGCTACTTTTAATACCAAGGGCCTTGATAATATCATCAAGTTTATTTCCAAGGTACAATGTTGGAAGAGATATTTTTCCATCTAATGCTAATATATTACTTGTTTTGGGAGTAGTCACAGAAGGAACTGGCTCAAAATAATTAAGTAGGTTGGTCAAGCTCCCTTCAGCTAAGCCAATATTTTTCATCGACTCACTCATTGCACCAGTTACTACCTTTGTAATTACATTATTGCTTAGCATATCTTGAAAGGATTTTGAAAAAGACTCTGAGATTTCATCTAGGTCAAAATCCTGCTTTGGTAATGCAGATGTAGTTATATTTTTAAATAAATCACGAGTTGTGTTTGCTGCACTTTGAGCTTTAGCTGTTAGTCCTTCTATAAAGTTATCCATACTTAATTAGTCCATTTTTTAGATTAAAGTTGTAAAGTAAAAGACTAGTACTTAAGAAACTAGTACTAGTCTTTTTATTTTTTTAAATACTTGGCATGTTAAATCCACTAGAAAATCCAGAGCTTATAGAACTCATAGAAGAGCTAACACTACCCATGCTTGGCATAGTTGAGGACTCTCCAGATTGCTCCTCATTTTCTTTTTCTATATGCTTCTGTAAACATTTGTGCTGATTTAAAACTTTATCAATTGACAATCTCAATAAAGACTCTAAAGTATTGCCAGTATATTTAGTCAGTTGAAATAGTATAGTCATCAGAGTCGTCATTTCCAATGGCCTGAAGTATAGTATAAAGTTGAAAGGGCAACCTCCTTGTTTCAGCTCTAAGTGTAATAGGATTATCAAGTACTAGCTCATCGTTTATTCCTATTTTAAATTGAGCATTAGCTCTATCAATAGCTTTTGTCATTCCAAAATCAAATCTGACATCATCTTTTACAGCCTCAACTCTTTCGGCTAAGGTTGCATTACGTAAATCTTGTCCATCAAATTCTCTTACATACAAAGCTTTAGTTACTTGAATTGCAAAATCAATTTTATTATTTTCATAAGCTTTGAAAGCTTTTTTATCAGCTTCTGTTATATCAGGGATACGGCTTAGATTAACATCTTTTCCAGACTCAAACTCCTGAATAGCCCTTTGCTTGTACTCTAAAATTTCTCTTGTTTTAGCCCATCTTTTATCTTGTACCTCAAAGGCTTTTTCTATAAACTTTTTAATAGCTAATACATCTCCAAACTTTGGGTACCCAAATGTCACACTAAAATTTCTTTTTTTAGAGGTGATTGAATATTCTAGCTTATGCTCTTTAGGCACTTCATAAAACTGTAAATTGGTCAGGTCTATATCAAAAGTAGGCTTCCATCTATCATTTATATATGCATCTTTCTTATCAAGCATTTTTTGCTTGCCTTCTTTCTCTTCAATATAACTCCAGTCAGAATCTTGCATCTCCCAAGTAATACCTGTAAAGGCTGGGCCGAAAAACATTTTGTACATTTTTACTAATAGTTCTACAATCTCGCGTTCGTCCCAGTCCAAGATGTTTATATCTTTGTCTGGATTCCATAATAGTCCTTGTAGTACTCCAGAAACTTTTTCAGGCAAATCTTCATTTTCTAAAGTTGATAAAGTTAATATTTCAGAAGCTCCAAAGTTTTTAACAAGGACTGAAGCTGGAGCTCCAACCTTTCCTTGAGTAGATAGCTCTACCTCATAATATCCAGCTGGTGCTTCTATTTTAGTACTCATGCTTTTTTCAACTGCTTTTAAACTTTTAACTTGTTCATTATCCATTTCAATTTTCATTCTTAATCTCCTAGTAATATGTTTAATAAGTATCTTGGTATTAAAGCCTCACTTCTAAAAAGGCTAATTAAATATTAGGAAAAATATTACTGTGAATGAAGACGAAAATTATATAGTAGGGGTGTAAGTTAAACAAAAGTTTAAGTAAAAAATGAAATTTTTTGTTTTGATAAAAACTTCACAATTAAGTATCCTCCTATCCAATAATTGTGAGGATTTTTACACAATTACTGAGAAGCACGTTATATTATAAAAGGAGGAAAGAATGGTTATAAATGGTTTTAACGAAATGACAATAGCTGCAAGATATTCACTAGAAACTTTTGCAGATGTCTATGAGCTAAGTGATATGGTTGTGTTTGACTTATTGTATCCAGCATTGAATGGTTATGAATTGACTAATGAAGACATAGAAAGATTCGCAGTTAAAAATAACATACCTAGAAATGCTGTCTATAACTATACAAGCCTAATCTTAAAACAACAAATTGGTTAAAAGTTAAGTGAGGCACTCATTAGTGAGTGCCTAGTTTTTTGCTCTTTTTCAAAACAGCGAATAAAAAGCTCCTAGACCCTTTGTTATAACTTTAAGGTCTAGGAGCAAAAATCAATTAGAATTGATTTATTTTATTTAGCAAATTGAGCCATTTTAAATCCTTCAGGTAGGTCCGTCTCAAACTCATCAAACTCATCAACATCAGAGTTAACCTCTAAAATGTCTCCAGCCTCTATTAAGATGTTGGTACCAGGTATTCTGAACTCTTTTAAAATTTTAACTTGTACTCTTTTTGTGTTTTCAGGAATAGCCCAAGCCTCTTGAGGCAATGCATTTATTCTCTCACTCCGCTCTTGTGGAGTCTCGTCTGAATACTTTCCAAGTGGAGCGGTTAACTTACCGAGTTTGTGTAGTTTTTTACGCCATTCCAGATGATTAGCTCTAAACTCATCAGACCATTCTGGCCGTGGCTCAGCAGGTTGATTAGCAAACTTAGCTTTCATCTTAGCATGATTTCTAGCTCGTTGGTCCCTAACATCTTTTCTCCATGGTTTTTCGCCTGCACTTAAAGTATGTGCATAGTCTTCTCTAAAATCTTTTCTCATTACTCTTTCTCCTTAAGCTAAGCCATACTCAGCTTTAAAATCTTTACCTAAATCTTTAACAATTCTCTCCACAGTTCTTAGATTTGAATAACCCATAATATCTGCAATTTCTTGATAGTCCTTACCTTTCATTCTAAGTGACATAACCTCTTTTCTTTTTCCTTTTAACTTAGAAATAAAATCTTTAATAGCATCTTCCATTTCTAAATGGTCATTAGCATGATTACCCTCTGGCTCAATATTATCACCATAGGTATCATAAGAAGAAATTGAAACTTTTTCAGCAGCACCTTGTCCTGTCATACCACGTCTTTTTCTCTCACTAATAATAGAAAAAGCCATACGCATTAAATACCGTTCAAAATAATAATTGAACTTTTTAATCTGGTCGTGTGGCTTATATATTTCTGGGTTAAACGTACCTAATGGCCCGTTACCTACAACTATATCAGAGTTACCAGCTAACAATAAAAATGCCTCTGCAGCAAATAACTTATCATCACCAGAGAGAATTCTCTTCTGGGCAAATCGTTTATTTGGCCCCATAAAATATTTCCAAAACACATGAGTAATAATTTTTTTACCTTGATGATAAATATATACCAGAGCATTACGTTTGCCCTCTTTAGCATCAGTCAATATTTCTAGGTCAGTTTTGTCTTGAGCATATTTTTCTGCCCGTTCAATACTTCTTTTATCTAAGTAGTCATCAAATCCAGATACAGCTTCTAAGAATCTTGATATATTCATAAACTTCTCTTTGTCCTTTAATTTGTTTCTTATTAAATAAGTACAAAATTGAAAAAGAGCTAAAATTCTAAGAACTCATCTGTACTTTGAACATCAATTGCTGGTACCAACATTTCAACATCATCTCTAATAATAGGGCATAAATGAGCCCAAGAATATCTGAGTATATCTCCGTTTGCAAGACTAAACTCTATTATATAGTGGTTATCCTCTTTGATAGTACCTAATACTTTTTTTGGTTTACCATCACGGCCAATAATCTTTATAAAATCCTTAGCTGAACCAAGCCAAGATGTATCAATTTTATCAATAATTTGTGCTAGATTAATATACCCAATATCTGTCAATACTTCTGTATTAGCTGTTACTGGAAAACATTGCTTTGCATTTTTTCTTAAGTCCTTAAATGGTTTAGTCTCTTTAAGAATATTAAACTCTTGCTCAGTAATAGGCCTGTTTTTCTTTTCTTTTTTTATCGTTATCATATTATTATAATAAGGTGAAACATATACTTTTTAACAAAATAAATTAAAAATCTTGTTTTCCACCTTATTATAGTAGTATAGGAGATATAAATAGTTATGCTGAGATTAAATAAGATAACATTAACAAACTTTGGGCGAATTGACCATGCTGAAATTGAGCTAGATAAGAATTTATTTACTTTAATAATAGGCAGGAATGGCTCAGGTAAAAGTACAGTTTTACAAGGTATTGCTTTGTGTTTATCAGACTACAGACGATCTGGCTCATATAAAGAGTATATAAAACATGGTACCAATTATTGTGAATCTGAGTTATTGCTAGAAGTACATAATGAGCCAATGCTCATAAGGACAAGAATTGTTCCTGAAAAGTCAAGCACCGGAGGTGGCGGTAAGTTTATAAAGTATAAAGGAAAAGAATATAAAAATTCAGAAGCTAAGAGAATGCTCAAACAGCTAATTGATATTAACTTTATAGATAAAATTATATTTAGTCATCAGAACTCACAAAATATTTCTGATATGTCACCCTCAGAAAGAAGGGAACTTCTAAAGAAGGTAATCAGCTTTAATTTTGTAGACCCAGTATCTAAGCTTAACTCTGATATACAAGATACAAGAGATAATAGTATAAAAATTGCTAGTAAGTCTGAACATATAGCTGGGTTAGAGTTTAAGGAGCATATACTAGAAAATGTTAAAACTGAGGTACAAATAAAAAGGTTAGAGTCTTCCATCAATAGTTTAGCAAAGAGAGTAAAAGATTTAGAGACTCAGAAAATAGAATATAACTATCAGGCTAATGTGGAGAATAATAAAATTAAAAAAGATGGCCTCGAGCAACAAATATTTGAAAATACAAATCGGCTCAACAACTTAATCTCAAAAGCTAATAATGTACAGTTAATTATTTCTAATAAAACTTCCGAGCAATCAGGCCTCAAATTAAGCCTACAACAGGTTTTAGACGCTCTTGAAAATGCTGATTCTAGTAAAATACTGAAATCAGAAAAGGAAGATGAAAAAGCAATACTAGCTAATACAAAAGCTCATATTAAAACTTTAAAGAATGATTTGACCTTTTTACATGATGGTAAATGCTCAGTATGTAAACAATCTGTTGAAAACTTAGCTGATTTGATTTCTGAAAAGAAAAGCTATATATCTGCGTTTGAAGTAAATATTAAGAGTTCTGCAGCAAAAATAAATGTTTTAACAAAAAACATTGAAAAAGTAACAGTTTTAGAAGAGAGCATTGAGCCATTAAATAAAAGAATAGCTGAAGTAAAAACAGAGATTGAAGCACAAGAAAAGTTATTGAATATAGATATATTTGAAGCTACAAAATCAGTAACTGACAACCTATCTTTTTTAGAAAAAGAGCTAAAGAATTTAAAAGACTTGGAAAAGGCTGAATTTTCTGGTACCAAAGAATTAAAAGAGCTTAAAGCAAAATTAGAGGTTCAAGGTATTGACTTAAAAACTGAGCAAGCTAAAATTGAAAAGAATAACCTATATGAGAAGCTTAATAAAAAGATTTTGTTGGACAAGCGAAAAAATAAAAAAGAAGTATTAAAACTGAAAAAGGAAATCAAAGAGATAGATAGTAAAATTGAGGATATGTTAACCGCTAAAAATATTATAGAAATTACCATACCAAACTTTGCAATAATGAAAGCTTGTACTGTTCTGGAAAACTCTATGAACAGGTTTATCAATGAGGTTAAAGCTTCATTTCCAGTAAAGTTAACTTCTAATAAGAAAGGTATCGATTTCTTATATTCACCCTTAAATAATGGAATATGGGCAAAAGTTTCAAATGCTTCTGGGTTTGAATCTGAGCTTATATCCCTAGCTTTTCAAGCCTCTCTAGCAAAGATGTTTAACATAGAAATATTAGTATTGGATGAGATCGATTCAGCAGCTGATATGGAGAACTCAGAAAAGTTTTACGCCTTATTATCTAATTTAAAGGACTTTCAACAAGTTATTGTGATAACCCATAAGGAAAAAGTTATTGATATTTTAACTGGTACGGATAATTGCCAGGTTGTGAAGGTTGTAAATGGAGAAATTATTTTATAAGGTCTTGTAAGAAATACAGAAAAACGCCTTATTATATAATAGTAAGTAGCTACTAAAATTAAGTTATAGAAGTTATAATAATTTTAGTTTTGACACACCAATAGAAAAACCTATTAGAAAGTAATAGGAACAAGGAGAACCATAATAGTATGGACGATTTTGAAGCGTACGTCGCACAAGTAAAGCAGGAAGAGAACAAGCCTAAATCATCAGGTAAGACTGGAAGTTATGAAGAGATTTTTTATTCAGGGCTTGAAAAAAATACAACAAAGATTCTAAGATTTGTAAGTGGAGCACCAAACTCTAATAAAGATGAGTATTGTGCTAGAACCGTTAGAACAACTATGATTGTTGGGGATAATGGTAAAAAGTTCAGGTATATTTTTCCTACCAAAGAAGACCCTCAGTCAGTAGACCATATCATGTGGAAGATACTTAATAGAGTTACTGAATCGGACTGGGTTGATGGTAAAAAGATTCTTAAGCTTGAAAAGACCCACAAAGACATTTTGAAGATGGTAACAAAGAATGGTTTCAGTTCCAAAACTCCCCAAGGAATGTGGGATAGAGGTTGGGGTGGACAAGAAGTTGTAATTGTTAACGTTATAGACCGTGAGCAGATGGATTGGCATAAAGAAAAAAAGCAGTTGATGATTTTGAGCAAAAATATCAACACACTTCCTGATGGAAGAGTATTCGCAGATACTGGAGTACCTGCTTATGGATTTCTAGGACCAATCGCTCATAATCTATTTCAGTACTATGGCGACTGGAAAAACTATGATGTTGGAGTTGAAAGGCTAGGACTTAAAGAAAATCCTTATAGAGTTATCAATGCTGAAAAGCACATGGAGGAAGTTCCAGAGGATAAAAAGCAGTATGTTGTTGAAGGGCCTCTTTCTGAAGAAGAGCTTTCCTGGAAAAAAGTAAACATTGAAAAAGTCTATGGCTTTTCAAAAGCTACAAAGTTGTATAACCGCCTTAAGAAAAAGATTAGCCAAATTGATATTGCTTTAGGCACAAATTTCTTGGAAGAGCTCAAGGAACTTGTTGATGCAGAGACTGTGGAGTCTGAAGCAAATGCTAAAGAGAATGAGCCTAAAGAAATGCAAAAGCTAAATGAGGAAGTTGGTACCGCTGCACCAGTAACATCAACTTCTGAAGCTCCAGCTGAAGCTGAAGTCTCAACTAGGGAAGTACCTACTAGAAAGCCAGTTGAGTCAGCACCAGCTGTTGATACCTCAGCACTTAAGGGCTGGGATAAAATGACTCAAGCTGAAAAAGATAATGTCAAATTTGCAGATGAAACTCGAATAGACTATTTTGAGGGTAATTCACCCGCAGCCTGTCCAGTTTGTGGAGCTATTTCTGATATTGAGCTAAACTTTGTTTGTCCCAGATGTGGCCAAGAGTTTTAAAAATTAGACTCCTGTTTTTGGGTGCCGGATTAAGCCAAAGCTTATTCGGCACCATTTTACGCAAATGTTATATAGAAGGAGATAGCAAAATGGTAGCTTTTAGAAGTTGTAACAAATGCAACAATGGAATTATTAAAATAGATGAGAATACAGTTAAAGAATGTGTATGTAAAAAGAAATGGCGTGAATCACAACTGCTAGAAATAAAAATGAGGAAATCAAATATACCATATTCTAATTTTATACCTCAGTTTGATTTAGAAAAATCCTATAAAGGCTTAGATACAAATAAGAATATACCTAAACTACTTGAGTTTACAGATAACTATAAGAGGTTTAAGTCAGAAACATTATACTTTTATGGTGGGAATGGTACCCAGAAAACAACTATTGCTGCATGGGTTGCCCACAAACTTTTAAAACAAAAATATACTGTGGAGTATATAACAATGAAACGACTAGTTGATTTGCTTCTCCCAGATTTTATAAACAATAACTCAGATAGAATAAACATACTAAAAAAAGCAGACTTACTTATTATAGATGAGTCATTTGATAAAAATAAACTAGCAATTTATAAGTCTGGTTACCAGCTATCTTTCTTAGACGATTTTGTTAGAGAGAGAATCCAGGCCTATGGAAAAAGTAATATTTTTATTTCAAATGTAGCAATAAGTGGAATACATCAAAATAATTTTAGTGTTTCGCTACAGGACTTAATGCATAGAAACTGTGCTTTGAATGGCTGTTATCTTAAATTTGAGGATAACTATTTAGAGCACTGCAAACAGTTTGATATAAAGTCAATCTTTGGCTAAAAGGAGAAAATACTATGAGTTTGAGACAGAGGTTTTTAGACCAAGAAGCAATGAAAGAGTCAAGTTTATCACGAGCTTTTGAAGCTATGGAAAAGCATGCTTGCGGAGCAATAACTGCTTGGAGAGATGAAAGAACTTATGCAGCTAACCGACAGAAACAGGAGGAGCTTAAAGGACTATTATTAAAGTTAGGCTTTGGGGTTACTAAAGTATCTGGTTTTTATATTGAAAACTACAAGCCCCCAGACTATGAATGGGGGAAAAATCTTAAATCTGATGCTCTGGAAGAAATTCCTGTTAAGGAACCTGCTTTTTGGGTTGTTAATACTACTGTTGATGGCGATGACAATAACGAATTAGAAAAAGTGCTAAAGCAATTGGGTGAAGAGTATGACCAAGATGCAATATTATCTATTCCTTTTGGAAATAGCGGAAAACTAATTGGTACCAAAGAAGGTGCTTGGCCATTCAAAGATGTTGAAATACCTTATTCTAAAAGAGAGTTTGGAGTGAAAGCTAAGTATGCAACTTTAATAAATAACAGGCCTTTTTCTTTAGTAGAAGGTAAAGCAGAGGTTCAGTTTGCGCCTAATAATGTTTATGGCCGTATGGCTTGGAGTGAAGCAGCTAATAGAAAATTAAGGGAATTAAATTTAATATAAAAAGTAAGAAATCCGGTAAATCTCCTTATTATAATAATATAAGGAGATTTACAAATTGAGCAGTGAACAAATACGAGATAATACAGACTACATTATAGTAGCAGAGATGAGGCTTCTTCATCTTATTTATAATAATCCAAAACTAATATACACAGCAGATAGTGGCATTGATAAAGAACTATTAATTCATAAATTACCTAAAGATGTTTATGAAGCGATAGCTCAATTACACCACGAAAATATACCAATTACAGCATCATCGTTATTACAAAGAGCTAATGAGATAAACTTTGAGGTGGAAGCTTCTTTAATAGACCGAATAGTATCTTTGGACAATGATGGTACTAAATATCAAGATGTAGTTAGCACATTGAAAGCTGCTAGAATTAAAGAGAACTTAAAAGCTCAGGCACAAGTTTTCTTAAAGGAACTATCCAAAAAAAATGGTACTATTGACCAGACTGCTATTGGAAAAGTTTTATCAGATAGCACTAAAATAATGAATGGAGACTCATCTGAATACTTAAAATCAATTCAAGACTGGGGTACTGAATATAAGAAAGTATTAGAGGATAGACAACTAGGAAAAAGGTATACTTTTGGTAATAAGCAGCTGGACAAAGAGGTTTTTAAAGGCGCATACCCAGGAGCTATTACTATTTTATCTGGCTCATCCGGTTCTGGTAAATCAACCTATACTCTAAACCTAGTCAATGCTCTTATAAATATGAATCAGCCTTGTATTTATGTAACATTAGAAATGAGCTCAGAAGATACATATGATAGATTAATGGCGATGCGTACTGAAATACCAATCAGTGAGTTCTACAAAACTGGAATGGACTTAGCACCTATCCTTAAAAAAGTTGAGCAGCAAAGAAAAGAGCTGGAAGATAATGAAAACTTTTATGTAATTGATAATCCTAAGTTAGACCTAATAAAGTTAGAACAGCTAATCCGTGAGTATAAACAAAGAACTGGTAATGACTATGTGCTAGTATTTATTGACTTATTAACACAAGTTAAAGATTTCATGTCAGGACAAAATGCTGGTAGTTCGGTACCAGTCCAGATGGAAATTGCGGTTAATGATTTAAATGCTTTAGCAAAATCTGAAAATTGCCATATTTTTGGGGTTGTGCAGTTTAACAGAAATGCTGATAGCTCAGAGATTACTTCCCTTGAGGATATTGACAAGCTGAGAGGTGGGTTTAATGATATTAAAAATGCTGCTGCTTTAGGAGAAAGGGCAAGACTAGTATTATCTGTTTTTAGACCGAAGTTCTATGCAGATAGGTACCTTGGCGATTTAGAAGAGACTGACCTCCTTGACGATATTATGGAAATATCAGTGCTTAAAAACTCATCTGGCAAAATTGGTACCAGAATGGATTATATGTTCAACGGCCCAATATTTAAAGTATATGATATAGAAAAAGACGATTAACTTTCTAATGCAAGTTAAAAAGCAATAAAGACTTATTTAATATAAGGGGATTGCTTACAATGTATTACTTAGTTGAAAATCTTCCAGGTAAAAAGTTTATTACAGAACCATTTGCTAGGAAACATTTAAGGGATAATATCTGGGCCATAATTGTAAATGACCAAAAAGCTTGGACTATATGGTTGTCTGAAAATAGGAATGTAATAAAGTGGAAGAAAGCAGTATAGGCCAATTTGAAATAGACCATACACAAGAGGTTGAAAAGCGAGCTCGTTTTACTGTTAAGGTAAACGACTGGCTTTTCGTCTTTTTAGAAGACAGTGGGAAATATACCTTAATACTTATAAAAAATAAAAGGTATAAAAGAGCTCTTAAAAAAATAGAAAAAGTAAGAAAGGATAGGCCTGTGCAAGTTTTAACAGGTGGCTATGATATGACAGACTATGAGCTGTACCACTATACTGAAATACTTGACTATGACATGTGCAAGGTTAAGCCCGTAGACTTTTGTGATGTGGAACTTTTGAATTTTGAAAATATTTATAAAAATAATTTAAAAATGTTACTTTTGACCTTATTATAATAATATGAAGAGAGTAAAAATAAATAGCATTAAAATGCTAGAAAACAAAGAGTCAGTTCATAGCTTGAATGTAGAAGACCACGAGTTAATAATACGACAGAATTCCACTAAAGCTGGTTATCTAACACATAATTGTAATTTTGGTTTGTTGTTCGGTGCACAACCTGCAACCTTTGTTAAGATTGCTCTGGCCAATACCTGGAGCATGGAAGACTGTAACAAATACATAGAAGAAAATGACCTTGAAAACATATTAGATATGTTAACCCAGAATCAAAGAGGCTCTGAAACACTGCTGTACTTAAAACAAAAAGCTGTTGCTATTGACATGAAGAATAAGTTTTTTGCTGCATATCCGGGCTTTGGTAGGAGGTTACGAGAGAGTGTAAACAACGCTTCACGTGACGGCTTCATACGAAGCTACCACGGAGCTTTCAGGCATTTTCCTGAAATGATACTAAAAGGTGAAGATGATGATAGGCTGAATAGTAGAATATTTGCTGGAATCAATAATACAGCAGCTAATACTGATGTTCAAAACTTTGAGTCTGTGCTTGTAATGCGAGCAATAGTTGCTATTGACAATTATTTGCAAGAAAATGAAATTGATGGTTACTTAGTTGGGTCAGTACATGATTCTATGAGTTGGGCTTTACCTAAAAATACAGCTGAGTCAGTAATACAAGAAATATGTGCTATTGCCGAAAAACCTTTTCCAGAGTATGGTACCACTAACATAACAGTTGATGGAGTTGTTACAGATATTAGAGGATATAATGGACCTAAAGAAATGTATGGTACCGGAAAAGAAATAGAGTTTGGAGATTAGATGTTAGAAGTTAAGCCAGAAAATGGACAGATTAGAATATATTTTAGAAACACGCCTGATTTTGGAGCAGCTGTTGAAAAACTGAAGTCTTTTAAATGTATATACCAACCAGATACAAAATCTTGGTATATCTCTCCTGCAAAATACTATTCTGTTATTGATGGTCTAAGCGAGCTAGACATTATAAATGTTGAAGATGAGCAAGAAGTCCAAGAAATATTGAAGGGTAAAGTTGAACTGATAAAATCAAGAGAAAGAATAATGTTTAATCAAGACCTTCTGAAATTTCCTCCAATTAAAGGGGTTAGTCCTAACGAGAGATTTCAAAAAGTTGATATAGTAAGAGGCTTAATGCAAAATAGATTTTTTTATAATTGGGAGTGCGGTCTTGGAAAAAGCTATGCAACTGTTGCACTAATGGAACACTTGAGCTATTTAAACAAAGCTAAAAAGTTTTTGTTAGTAACAACCCCATCAGGCCTTTATAACTTGAAACATGAGATTTTGAAGTTTTCTAAAAACTTTACTGCTAAAGATATTGTAATTGGAAATGCAAAGACTAGAGAGCCTTTTAATACTAAAGCCAAAATCATTATAGCAACTTATGGCTCAATGCGGTTAATTAGTGACCATTACTATTTTAAAAAAGAAAAGAGCAAATCGAAGCAGTATACTAAAACTAGAATTCCAATAAAATCATGGCTAGATGGTAATGTTGGGTGTATGTTCTTAGACGAGTCTCATAAGATAGGTAATGCTCAGTCAAGACAGACCAAGGTTTTCATGCAGATAAAAGATTTCTTTGAATACAGATATTTATTTTCTGCTACTCCTGCAGATGTTATAGAAAAGTATTATCCACAGTTAAATGTTCTGGATAGTAGTTTAGTGTCTAATTCCACCTATAGTGTATGGCTTGAAGATATTGCTGTTTTAGGTAATAAATGGAGTGCTTATGCAATCAATTACTTTAAGCCTGAAAAAGTAAAAGCTCTTATGGACAAATTAAATCAAAACTATATGAAAAAGAGAGAGGCTAAAACTCATTTGGACTTACCAGAAAACTATACCAAAAAGAGGTATGTTGAGCTGTCAGGTAAGCACAAAAAACTGTACGAGTCATTTGTTGTTCACACTTTGAACGGAATACAAAAGAAGTATGGAAAGCTAGAGGCAAAAAGAGTCAAAAACTCATTTGCTTATATGATGTTAGCGTTAGATGCTCCAGAGCTATTGGTGCCAAACCCTAAAGTACCTGATGATATTAAGGCCTTAGCTAGGCGATTAAAAATTACTGATAATAATAAGATGGAGGTCTTAGACGATTTAATTAAGCAACATACTATTGATAGTAAAGAAGACACTATTGTATGGGTAACACACCCAAGCCAAGCATATTTAATAGCTGATAAGTACAAAAAATTAAATCCATTAGTACTAGTTGGTGGTACAAAAGGCTCCAAAAAGGGTATGACAAAAGATGAAATAAAGCAAGAGGTTGTTGATAGTTTTAAAGCATCTAAAAAGCATAAGCTATTAATAGCTAATATCTCAGTATTAAACACTAGTATCACTGTTACTAATGCGACCTGCCAGATTTATTTCCAGAGAAGTTTTAATTTTATTGAATATGAACAATCTCAAAAAAGAATATATAGATATGGGCAGAACAAGGATGTTAACACTTACGTTCTCCTTTTTGATGGTTCCCTAGATATTTATAAAGATGAAACTCTGGGAAATAAAAATACCATACATACCAAACTTCTTGATAAAGACTTTTTATCCAAAGAAGAATGGAATTCAATTTTTAAGATGAGCAATGGGATGATTTGAGCATAGTATTCAGTAGTACTAATTATAAATAATATTAGAGGAGATTGTTTATAATTATGGTCAAAATAAATTATACTGATATACTAGTAGTACATAGAGCTACCAATTTAATTCTTAATGCACTTAGTGAAGGTAATAAGCTGAGCCCAAGTATTTTAACTTTTTTAAAGCTGAAGAAAAAACTAGATGATGCAAATACAATTATTATAGAAGGTTTTGAAGCAAGTTCTGATAGTTCAGATGAAATCAATATTGAATGGGCTGAATACTTAAAAAGTAATTCAATTGAACTTAAGCTTCCAAAATTAGCTACTAAAGAGTTCAATGAGTTTGAGGCATTGTTCGTTGAAAAGCTAGAAATAAAAGCTCTTGACTATTATGTCTTTATGGGCTTATTTCTTGAGGATACAAAGTAAAATATTATGGAAAACAATAAGCCCAAAAGCATGTTCCAAAAAGGACTAGAAAACATAGAAACAATTGACAGCAATAAACTTAAAGAGGTTAATACCATTCTTGAGCTAATCTTATTTAAAAATAAAAAAATGCGGAAAAGTAAATCAGCAGAAAAGATTCTAGGGTTATATAACATATTGCCCACTGAGCATTTTTTGACTGTTATTGATTATTTATCTGGAGAAGACATTTATTTTCCAGAGTCTCAAGACTTCAAATCAGACTTAGATTTAGCTATTTGCTTCTATTTAAAAGAGCATAAGGGCAAAAGCTGGAAAGAAATAAAAGCTATATTAAAAAATACAGACCTTGATACAATTGCGCTAGGAATTAAAATATTTCAATTGAAGAAGTTTATGATTGAAAAATTGGAGGAGTAAACATGACAACTAACGAGCAGCCAGATATGCGACAAAGTCTTTCTAACTTCTATTTGAAACGTCTGGAAAAAGTAACAGAAAGCGAGACAAATGAGAAGATAGTACTAGAGGCAATGCTTGCTAGAATACCAGAATTTAGCACTGAAGAACTTCTTGAGTTTTGGTCCAGAATGAAAGATTTTAATATACAAGAGTCCGAGACTTTAATTCGACCTCTAATGCCTCAACCTTCTGCTGAGGGTGGTGGAACTAATGTTTTTGTTGGTACCAATACCACTGAGATTAAAGACTTAGACGCTGAAATATTTCAGAATATAACTGAGAGCAAGAATCGTAAGCTAATTGAGAGCTTGAGAGCATTGTCTGAAATAAGATAATATGGGACCCATAGTATATCAGTCTAATTAAATCATATTCTTACTGGATATGATTTTTTCTTTTCACCCCTCAATATTATAATGAAGTACTTTTATAGATAAGTAGTTTGTATTCAGAGCTCCCTAAAACATAATTATATAATATTTGCAGCTTTTATTTTTATTTTTTTACGCAGACTTGTAGAACTTCGTTATATTATATATGTAATCAGCGAGTAAGACACTCAAGTTAAACTGGTTACTATGGAGAATGAAAATGAAAATTGAAACTTATGAAAAGATTATTAAGAGTAAAGCTGGTGTATTATTCATAACTGGAGTTCCGGGTTCAGGAAAATCTGCAATAGTTAGAGAGATTGCAGATAGAAATAGCTGGAACTTTATAGACCTACGCCTTGGACAACTAGCTTCAGAAGATTTAGCTGGTATACCTCGACCTATCGATTATAAAGGAACCACGGTAGTAGAATGGGCTTTACCTAAAATGTTGGTAAAAGCAAATGACCAACCAACTCTTATATTCTTTGACGAGATTGATAGAGCATCTGTAGCTACTCTAAATGCTAGTCTTCAGATTTTGAACGAGAGAACTATTGGAACTGAGTTTGCATTCAATGATGAGGTTTACTTCTGTTGCGCTGGAAATGGTTCTTCAGATGAAGGAAGTACTGAAGAACTTGGTACTGCACTAATGAATCGTCTAGTTCCAGTCAGGCATGTTTTAGAGTTTAATGATTGGAAAAAATGGGCTGATGGAAAAGTCCTAAGTCAAGTAGTTGATTTTCTTGAGGCTCGTCCCGGTAAAATCTTTGAAAGCTCTGAAAACTCAGATGCAACAGCTTCATATAGAAGTTGGACTAATTTATCAAATTATCTTAAGTCAGTATTAGGAGATAGCCCTAGTACTAATGATTTAATGAATGAGGTTATTGAAGCTGGTTTTAATTATGTTGGTACTGGAGCAATGGCTTTCAAGACTTATCTTGAAGAAACTGCTATGGTTACGGTTGAGGACATTGTTGAGAACTGGGCTGATGTTAAAAAGCTAGTTAAGTCGGTTCCTGCTTCCAAGAAATCATCACTAATTCATGATTTTGCTGAGTATAAAGTCGATGAAACTACTATGACTCAAAAGAATAACATTGTTAAGTTCTTGAAAGTTTGTCGGGCTGATGAAGTAGTATTTCTAATTATCAAGTGGCTAGAGTCTTCTGATGATATTAAATATCTTGGACATGTTAAGACAATCATCAAAGCTTATGATCCTACTGATGAGTTCAGAAAATCAATCTTAGCATCAATGGAATAAGAAGCTAAGAAGCTAAGAGTTCATTCTCCGGCTGATTGATAATAAAAGTGAATGGCGATATAAACTGTTGGGCGTTGCTTTTATTTTTAGTCAGCCGTTTTTATCTGGTACCATAGTACCAAGGAAGTTAAGTGTTATGACTAAAAACAGAATTGGAGAAAATATAAATGAGTATTGAAAGGAACCATCCAACTTTAATAAAAGGCTTAGTATACAAGATTGCAAAAGCTGTCAATGGTAAATATTATTATCAATATCCTATGCTGGAAGTAATGATTGAGTTTAAAACAGCAGAAGAGCTCCAAGCCTTGAATCGGCTAATAGGCCCAGAACTTCCTGTTTTTGTACTTTCAAAAAAGACTATACATCGGTTGACTTTCATGTTTTGCAATACTAAAAATAGCTCACTAACTACAGAGGTCTTTGAAGCTTTATATCAAAACCTTAAAACAATAAATAGTATACTTAAACTCAAGGGGTTAGCATGAAAAGTATAGAAGATAATCTTAGGTTTATAGCATCTAGTCTTGATGCTGATTTTGTAGACCAAAAAGTACTATCCATAATTGTACTAACATTCAACTCGAAAAGTGAATTTGACTTTATTTCTAGTAAGTTAAGTGGTGATTTACCCTTTTGGTCTTCAGGAGTTCTTAAATGCAAAGCCTACTTTCACTATAAGCAGCTAGTATTATCACCTAACGGCTTACAGTCTTCCAAAGCTTGATATAGAGCTTAATAGAATCGTAGCTATGCTAAAACTTAAAAGTTTTTAATAGCATAGGAATAAAACTAACCTACTTTGAGGTTAAAACCTATAAAAGTGAATGGCGATATAAACTGTTGGGCGTTGCTTTTATTTTTAGTCAGCCGTTTTTATCTGGTACTATGGTACCAGATAAGTGTTATGACTAAAAACAGAATTGGAGAAAATATAAATGGGGAGTTACTTCTAAGTATAGTATGAGCCTAATAAAAAAGGTTTATTTAGAAGTTCCTTCATCTCATAAGAGAGTAACAAAGTTTTTAAAAAGTTGTTTAGCTACTGTTTCAAGAGGACTTACTAATACAGGCTATGACTTGATGGTTTATATATCTTCTGGAGATGATACTAAAGAGACCTTTGAAACTTTATATCAAAACCTTAAAACTATAAATGCTCTGCTTAAGCTTAAGGACTTAGTCTAAGTCCAAGTTATCCTTCAGAAAAGCTAAAACTTTTTCAGGGTTATTTCCAAGAGATAAAGTATTCTTATATATATTAGGCCTTTTTGGAACATAAATACCTGCTTTCCAAGCAGCTGAAGTTAGATAAGCTTTTGAGTAATTGTCTAAATCACTCCATAAAACAGTATCACCTACAATTTTTAAATTTTCATCTGTCTCATTATTGCAAATTCTACTTATTTCATCCCAAGTAGAAGCAGCCTCTCTAATATGGATTACATCACCAGATTCAATTAAAATATTGGTACCTGGTACCCTAAAATCTCTTTTAACTCTAATATTCATTACTACCTACCTTTAATATTTAATTAGTTATTTTTACTCAGTAAGCTTAAAGTTCGTTATATTATAGTTGTACTTAAACAGGAGGATAAGCAAATGTTGGACACTAACCTAGCTAAAGAATACTTTGATAAACTGGACAAAGACAGCCAGTCTAATTTTGATGGGAGTACTCTGACTTTAGTATTGGATGCTGATGAGAACATGAAAAATTTTATTCATAATTTTGTTATTAGCTCAAGAGAGTTCAGAGAGTCCATAGCCAAGGGTCAGACAGATAAACATTTTTATTTATCTCCAAGATTAAGCCTATACTACAAAGAAGATACTAGCTTTGCTGGAAGTTTTCAATGTTTAAAAACAGGAATATCTAGTGCTGAGTTTTTAAAAAAGTTATATGTTTATCAGCAGTTGAGAACTATGGTATAATTTCTTGGCACTAAACTTTTTAAAAGATTAGTAGAAATATTTTACGCAGATTAGTAAGAGTCCGTTATATTATATGAGTAAGGAGCACTTAAATGGAGTATAGAAAAGATTTAGAAAATAGAAGAGATTTAGAAGATGATGTTATTATGATTACCGGGTTGGTAAGACAAACAAACATGGACCTACCTGATTATAAAAATCATTCAACTGTTTTTTATTCAGCTTATTCCTGTTGCGAAAAAGCAGTTGTTTATCTACCTGGTTATGACAGAGGGCTAAGAAACTTTATTGAAAAGTACATGGTCTCTGACCGAGTACTCAGGAAAAACCCAAGTCTATATGACAATGTTGAGGAGTCTCCGCAGTTAGTAGTTACCCTTGCGACCAAACGAGAGCTTAACTATTGCAATTTTAAAAAAGGATTAGGACTAACAACTAGAGATATGCTAGAGGCCATTAGAACTTATCTAGTAAAGGCAGTAAAGGCTTGCTAAAGATGACAAATAAAGAATTGATTAAAAAAATAAATGAGGTTAAGCCTCAGTTTGAACGCGATAGCTCAGGAGCTTATCATAACTCCAGTAATTTACAGACCATAGTTTTTAGATATGACTCTGACCTTGAAAAGTTCTTGAATGGGTTTGCTACTGACTTTGAAGGCTATATTAAATATCCTGATGAGTTCAAAAAGATTTCAAGCTATTATATCAGGTGGGAAACTACAGACTTAGTTGCAAAAGTGGATTATGGTTATTTACTTAAGGGCTTTAGCCCAAAGGATTTACTAGAGCTTTTACTAGACTATCTTATCAAAAGGGAGTTATAAAATTGGATAAGAAACTAAGTATAGCTCCTTCTAATAGGTTAGAAACAATAGGAGAATAAAATATGAGAATTAAGCTAAAACATGAAGTAGAGTATAATGCAGCATTAGAACTAGTGGAAGACATGCTGGATGCTAACATAGCTGGGGATTCTGATAAAGCTGATATAAGATTTCTTAGAAAATTAGCCCGAGCTATAGCTAGATATGAGGACAAAAAGTATGGTAAGATTAAAAGTGTCTCTTGAGGAGGAGAAAGCTTTTTTTAAGATTAAAGAACTATTACCACCTGAGTCCTACAAAAGAAGTTATATTAGTAGAACTGGTCATAAAGATGAGATGCAGTTGCATTTTGGACCAAATGTTTATGAAAAAATGATGCTATCTAAATTTATCTTTAAATATATGAGGCCAGGACTTTTTCCTAATTTTAGCGCCTTATTTGAGCCAATCAATATTTTTAGTATCACTGCTACAACATCTACGGGTGAGAGTTGTCGTAGGCTAACCTACATAAAAAAGGACATTACTTTATTGGAGTTATTAAATAAGATTTATGCTTATTTAGCTCTGAAAAATATTTAGTACTATGGTACCAAAATTTTATTTATTATTTTGCGCAGAAAAGTAAAAGCCTGTTATATTATATAGGTAAGGGGTTATAATGAGTGTTTATACAGATTTAAATGAGATTATGAAAACAAGTGGTAAAAATGCAAAAGTTGCATTACTAAAAAGCTTTGATTATCAAGAAATAAATGAGGTTCTAAAGTTTGCCTTTGGTCGGACCCCTAGTGGTATTTCAAATAAAAGCTATGATAACTATAAAGCTTCTACTCAAAACTCCATGGTGGAGACTGAGGAAGTTCTGAGCTATGTTCTTAAAAACAATACTGGAAAACAAGAAGTAGTAAGTATAGTAAAAGCTTTTGAAAGCACTTTAAAAGATGATTTAGAAAAAGATTTATTTAAAAAAATTATTACTAAAAGTTTGAGCTTAGGCTGCGGAGTTGCTTCTATAAATAAAGCAAGAGGCTTTAAGATGATTCCAACTTTTGAGACTATGAAAGCTCAAAAGTACCTTGACAATATTAAGTTTGTTGAAGGAAAAGAGTTTATCCTGTCAAACAAGAGAGACGGAGTTAGAAATTTATCATATGTTCAGAATGGAGTTGTTACCTGCTATGCTAGAAGTGGCAAAGTAATTGGAGGTTTGGTTGATATTAAAGCTGAGCTTTCCAATTGCCCTAATGGCATTTATGATGGTGAGCTAGTACTTGAAAATCCAAATGGTCTTAATAGTGCTGATTTATATAGAAAATCAGTAAAAGTTATTAACTCTAAATCTGAAAATAAAAAAGGTTTACTATTCCATGTTTTTGATTATATCAATGATATTGATAAGTACTTAAGCACTAATAAATGTTTGGTACCATATTCTAAGAGGCAAGCTCAGAGTAGAAAAAATCTTAATGGTTGCAGATTCTGCAGACCAATTGATTTTGTTTATTCTGGAAAAGATACTTCAGTAATCGATGGTTTGCTTCAGGAAGCTGTTAATAGTGGAGAAGAAGGACTTATGCTTGCAATAGCTGATGCCCCTTATGAAGGTAAAAGGACTAAAAATTTACTTAAGCTAAAGAAGTTTTATACTGCTGATTTAAGAGTTACTGGATTTGAAGAAGGCAAAGGAAAATATGCTGGAAAATGCGGAAATATCATAGTTGAGCTAGAAGTTAATGGCTCTCTCTATGAGGTTGGAGTTGGTACTGGTTTATCTGATGCTGAAAGAACTAAATACTGGTCTGATGAGGGTCAGAAAGAGTTACTAGGACAGCTAGTTGAAATTAAATATTTCGAGGTATCTAAAAATGCTCGAGGTAGTTATTCACTAAGATTTCCATCTTGGCTAGCTATCATCAGAACCGATAAAGATGAGGCTACTGTTTTTACTGTCTAAGACTAGATAATAGTAATGGTACCAAAGTACACTGGGCATAAATGGAGTTAGAGCCTTATGCTTCAGTTGCCTAGCTTTCATCCGAGAAATAGAAATAAAGAAATTATGGAGCAAAGAGCTAGATATGGACAAAGAAATAAATGATGTTATCAGCAGATTGGTAAAGCTTGACCGGTTTAAGTATACTCCAGCTTATAGTGGAGATGGCACTCCATTGCACTTAGCTATAGACTGCAGAATTGGAGGGCCAATATATAAAGTGGTTATTAAACATGACAGATTATCTTTTAGTTTTCTTCCTATTATTTTACCGTTTAGTTTATTACAAATTAACTTAACAGAATACCAAGAGGAGGCATTATCTTGTCTGAAAGACATCTTACTATTAAGCAAGTTAGCAGAGTTAATGCCAGCTCAAAAGAGTTTGGAGTCTTTAAAATGAAAGATTATACTCTTGAACTTGAACTTGTTGATTTAGCAGATTACATCTATCAAACGGTACCCATTGTACTTGTTGATTTAGCAGATAACATCTATCAAACGGTACCCGGTGCCGAATCCACTACTCTACCAAAAGTACATAGTGGAACATCAAATAATATTCATGTTGAGTTTATATTTGATAAAGAGCATAGCTTAAAAAATACAGCCTTATCATACCTCATACAAGAAGCACAAAAAGGCCAGTTTAGAGTCAGACAATTCTATAAGAATGATGGATTAACGGAACAACCAACTAATACCTACATTTATGAAATTGGTACAATCAATCCAAGGTCCAATTATAGAGACCTCAGGGATTTATTTATAAAAGCTAAAGTAAGGTATAAACTAGCTAGTCTAGTCTAATATTGACTCGAGTGCTGGGAAATTCCAAACACTCCAGTCTCAAAAAGATAGTCACCAACATAAAGGTCTTCCCAATTTGCTAGTTCAGAAGAGAGCATTGATGTTTAGTCTAGCTTAGGAGGAGCTATAGCACACTCTGTTGTTAAAACTAAAGAAGCAATTGAGGCAGCATTTTCAAGAGCACATCGTGTGACTTTAGCTGGGTCTATTATTCCTGCTTTTATCATATCAACCCAATTACCAGTCAAGGCATTATAGCCAATTCCATTTTTTTCCTCAAGCCCTGTAGCGATTATACTCTCACCATTTCTACCAGCATTACTAGCTATTTGTTTCATAGGCTCAAGTAATGCTTTTTTTATAATTCTAAAACCAGCCTCTTCTTCCGAGGTTAACTCTCCATCAATATCTAAATTAGCACTAGCCCTGAGTAAAGTTAAACCCCCACCGGATACAATTCCCTCTTCAATGGCAGCTCTAGTAGCAGAGAGAGCATCTTCAACTCGATGTTTTTTCTCAACAAGTTCTGTCTCGGTGTTGGCACCAACTTTTATAACAGCTATACCCCCAGTTAATTTTGCTAGTCTACTTTGGAGCTGTTCAGTATCATGATTTGAAGTACAGTCCCCCATTTCTTTTTTGATAGAATCAATCCTAGTTGCTAAAACCTCTGGTATATTAAAACCATCTACAATAGTTGTGGAGTTTGCTTCAACCTTTACTTTACTTGCTTTTCCAAGCAAGTCTAGGTTTGCTTCTTTTAGTTTTAATCCATACCTTTCAGATATAACTTGTGCTCCTGTCAAAATAGCAATATCCTCAAGTATAGCTGCTTGATAATCCCCAAAGCTAGGAGCTTTTATAGCGACTGCGTTTATAGTACCTCTCAGGGAGTTCATAACTAAAGTAGCTAAAGCCTCTCCTTCAATGTCTTCTGCTATGATTAAAACTGATTTTCCTTCTTGAGCAATTTGTCCAAGTACTGGTAATAACTCTTCCATATGGGTTATTTTCTGGTCGCATAATAAAATATAAGAATTTTCCATTTCGACCTTAGTACTATCACCAGCAAAATATGGAGATAAATACCCTTTATCAATCTCCATACCTTCAGTTACATCAATTGATGTTTTAGCTGTATTACTATTCTCTATTGTAATGACTCCATCTTTTCCGACAGATTCCATAGCATCTGCAATTAACTCACCTATTGAGCTATCATTGTTTGCTGAGATGGTTGCTACTTGTTTAATTTCTTCTTTGCTGTCTATACTTTTGGCTAAATCTTTTATATAATTAGTCGCTTTAATAACAGCTAAATCAATACCTTTTTTAATACCAATTGGGTTTAAACCTTTTTCTACTTCTTTCATTCCATCTCTAGCAATAGCATAAGCCAGTACCGTTGAAGTTGTGGTACCATCTCCAGTATCATCATTTGTTTTTGATGCAACTTCCTGCAATAGCTGAACACCCATATTTTGGAAAGGACAATCCAACTCAATTTCTTTTGCAACTGAGACTCCATCTTTGGTTACCATAGGTGCTCCAGCAACAGAGCCCAATAATACATTTCTACCTTTTGGGCCCAATGTTACTTTAACCGCATTTGATACTATTTCAATACCCTTTAGTAAATCTTTTCTAATATCTTCACTAAACTTATAATCTCTACCCATATCTAAAACCTACCTTTATAGCTAATTATTATTACTATTAAATAAGTAATAATTGAAATAACCCAGAATATTACACAGCTTGGAAAAAGTTTGTTATATTATATGTGTAAGAGTGACTAGGCTATAAAATTAGTTAATTTTGGCACTACAAAGAATAAGAATCAGCCTGGAGGTTTAAGAAGCTTCTCAACTAGTAGTATATTCTTGCTATAAGTGTTACTGAGAATAATAAAAATATAGTTTTAAACTTATTAAACAGACTTAAAGTGGGAACTATGCTCAAGTAAATTGGAGGAAATAATGAATGATGTATTTTTAGGTGGTACTTGCAATAACAGCAAGTGGCGAGATGATTTGATTAAAAAGTTGCACAAAGATGTAAAATATTTTAATCCCGTTGTAGATGACTGGACAGAAGAAGCTCAGAAGGAAGAGATAAAACAGAGAGAAAGTTGTAATAAGGTATTGTATGTTATTACGCCTAAAATGACTGGAGTTTATTCTATTGCTGAGTTGGTAGAGGATTCTATCAAGTCTCCAGACCGAACTATTTTTTGTTATCTTGATAAAGACGGAAATAATAAGTTTGATGAGCACCAGATTAAATCTTTAGAGATGGTTAAAGAAATGGTATATGAAAATGGTGCTACTACTTGTGATGATTTAGTAGATGTAGCTGAGTTTTTAAATGTTGGAATAGACCTTGTTTCTGATGAGGTTTAAAATATAATTTATCATAAGGAGATAAATATGGGAAAAGAAAGATTTGTTATTACTGAGACAATCAACTTGAAAAATGGAAAGAAATTTATTGGTACCGCGGTTCTGTCTGGAGCAGAGGGCGAAGTACTAGAGATTTCAGGTAGTGGTACTTACTGGGAAAATGCTCTTAAAAAGTATGGAAAAGAAGCTTTTAGAATTAAAGAAATCGAAGTTTGTGATTCCATGCAAGAAATGCTAAATCGAGAAGAGGCTTTGTTAACTGATGGAGTTCTTAAAAACCCAGAATATTATAATATTCATAGAGCTTTTATTGAGGAGAAGTAGGACAGAATAAAGCTAATCAAGCCAAACTAGAGCTAAAGAGGTTAGAATTTCAGGATAGAACTGAGAGTTTGTATGGTAATGAAATAAAAGTAGTAACTATTGTTGGTGGAGATAATCCCTCCTTTGGAGTAAGGATAGAGGGACTTAATGAAGTTGTTATTATCAAAAATAATGATTTAGGATTTGCTATATATACTCTTATGTTCCTAAAAACCCAGTTTAACAAAGAGGTTTCTTAATGGAACTTTTAGATAAGAAATTACTCCTTAAACTAAAACTAAAGGCTTTAGAATGAAAAATAAGGTACTGACCAGTTTAGAACATTTAGCTAAAACTCTTGATAAAAAATGCTATACAGTTAATGGTTTGATTGTTATGGAGCTGGGTTATTATAACGAAGATTTTAGTTCTAAATTAGATGACTCTCTGAGAAAGATTAGTATAACAAGTGATTTAGTAAACTACTATAGGGGCTATGAGGGAACTTATATGTTTAAGGTAGCCTATGGTAAAAATTACCCTGAGTTATATGAGGTAGCTACTGAAATTAGGAAAATAGATACAGGTCTAAAACTGGAGAGATTAAAATGGATTTAGGGATTAACTCAACTACTACTAAGTTATTACGATATTGTTATCCCTTTGCAAGATTACATAGTGCTTCTGTTGATATTACTCGTAAAGAGCGTAACTATGATTTTATGGATATATAGGGTTTAAAGGAAAGTTTTATAAAGAGGTTATACTTAAACATATTCGACTAGGAAAAAGAGGGTGGAGACCTTGCTTTGAAGCTTTGGAAGTCTCATATAATGAAAATTATCATGAGTATGTAGAATTATCCATAAAACTAAACATATCAAATGAAATCAGTAAAGACTGTCTTAAACTTATGGAAGAGATTAATCTTAAACTAAAATTGGAGGTAATGAAATGAAACTAAAAGAGTCTGAACAAAGGGCTAGTCTAAAAAACAGTCTTAAAAGTTTAGCTAATACTCTTGGTAGTGAGTACACTATAATTGGTAATGTAAGATTTGTTATTTCTACAACTATGAAATATGAAGGATTCATTCAACAGATAATACATAGATATTCAATTCATAGATGGGTGATGTCTGAATCTCAGTTTATATTTAGTAAGACTTATGGTGAACTATTAGAGTTTCATGTAATCTTGCAACTGAGTAAAGAGACTAGCTCTTTTCTAAAAAAAGAGATAGACAAGGTTACTCTTAAAATAAAGATGGAGAAGTTGAAATGAATAAAAACATCAGTATTAAGCTCTATCAAGAAGTGGTTAAAAAGCTAAAGCATTTTAAAGGAGTTGAAATAGATTTCATGAAGTATGAGGGAGTACTATACATTCTTATTGAACCTTCAAATACTAGTTTTGTTCAGATGTTTGACTCATTATTAGATATAGCTTATAAGGCACTCGGTGTCTGGTGTAACCCAGATAAAACTGTATATCGACTTAATCTTTATACTTATGACGGAGACTTTTTAGAAGCTTTTGAAAGAGCTAACCTTTCTCGTAAATTGGAGGAGTTAAAATGATATACATAGAGCAATTTACAAACACAATTAGCTCAGTAGAGGAAACAGTTTTCCTTGATAATTCATTAGAAATAATGTTCAAAGAAAGTTTAATTGGATATGTTAGATATACAAAGTCAGCTATTATAAGAAAGATACATGAGCATGAATACGTGGATTTTCAAGGGGAATACGACTTCTCAGTTTATACTTACAAGAGTAAAAAATTATGTGTACTAAGAATAAGCTGGGACTTTTTACCAGTAGGACTTCCTGATGAGGTAAAACAAATAATTATGGAAGAGTTAAAGAGATTAAAAATTAGACTGGCATTGGAGAAAATGAAATGACAAATATAGACTA